TTATTCACTCCATATAGCAAAAGCCTATATGGAATAGTGGTACTGAAACGCTTATGAGGCAATCAAATGCTTGAAGAAAAGCTTTTTGAACCTCGGAACCCAACGACTTTAGTCGTTGGTTATTCAGCAATGTTCGCTCTGTATTAACGCAGAAACAATGGGATGCAGTAAAATCTCAAGTATATGGCAAAGCGTGGCATACTTGTGAAATTTGTGGTGAAGTCGGTCCAAAGCATCCGGTAGAATGTCATGAAATTTGGAATTATGACGACAAGAATTTAATTCAAAAATTGGAAGGTATGATTGCCTTGTGTCCCGACTGTCACATGGTTAAACATATAGGTCTCGCCCAAACCCGAGGTAAAGGCGAAGCGGCTCTTCAGCATTTGATGAAAGTCAATAAAATGAAGCGCCCAGAAGCTGATGTTTATGTTAAAGGCTCTTTTTGGACTTGGGTTATGCGCAGCCGTAAACAATGGACTTTGGATATATCTTGCCTGGAAGAGTATGGGATTGACGTCAATAAAATTAAAAAATGAAGATCCTCGTAAAACTGGATTAAAAAATGGATTACGACAATTGACTATTGCACAATTGCAAAGAGTGATTACTTATCCAGAAGAGATGGTACTAGATACCTATAATTATGAGGATGGGAAGTTTTGTCCCCTAGCAGTAGCCTTAGAGCTGGACAAAACCATGGTAGACCCTTCTCATGACAAAGTTTTTACCGAACTAACCAAACAAGGTTACAAGGTTTACAATACCCGAGGTATAGAGGGACAATTCTATACTACAAATCGTAAAGAAGATTTGCTAGAAGCTGCCATTGAAGTTCTTAAAGAAAAACAAGAGGAAACTGAGTGAGTAACGCACAAACAACTAATCAAAGAATTCGTATTAACAATCAAATCCGCATCCCACAAATTCGTGTGGTTTTAAGCGATGGAACCAATGCTGGCGTCATGGCAACACGTGATGCACTTAAGATGGCTCAAGATCAAGTCCTAGATTTGGTAGAAATTAATCCAAGAGCTGTTCCGCCTGTCTGTAAGATTATGGATTACGGTAAGTATAAGTACGAAGAAAAAAAGAAAATGGCTGAAGCCAAGAAAAATCAAAGGCTTCAGGAATTGAAAGAACTCACTTTCCGTCCCAATACTGATGAGAATGACTTGAACCACAAGCTTCAGCAAGCCAAAGAATTTTTGGCAGAGGGACATAAAGTTAAGTTTACTATTCGCTTCCGTGGTCGTGAGATTACCCATCCTCAAGTAGGCAGGGATAAGATGGACTGGATTTTGCAGCAGTTAGCTGGCTTGATTGCCCCTGCGCCCTCAACTTCCTTGGAAGGTAAATTTATGAGTATGATAGTTATGCCTACTAAACAAAAGGCATAATTGGTATCTCCCCGTAGTTCAGCGGACAGAACGTCAGTTTCCTAAACTGAATGCCGCAGGTTCGAATCCTGCCGGGGAGACCACAAATCTGCCAATAATTGATCATTCTTATTATGAAGAACGGAACAATTTGCTCCAAACATGGTTGCGAAAAAAACTGAATACAAGAATGCCAATGGCACCTCTCAATTCACTTCTGAATAACCAACGACTAAAGTCGTTGGGTTCTGAGGTTTCAAAAGTCTTGCTTCAGACATTGAATTGCCTCATAGGCGCTTCAGTAGCACCATTTCCAAACAACTCTGTCTGTTTGGAAGTGATCAAGGCAGATGACTTTGCGATATTGAAAGCCGCATTAACATCCGCATGATCGCTGTGTTTGCAATGACAACAGCTAAACCTCTTACCATTTCGTTTTCCAAGTTCGCCACATTTACTACAGTTTTGGCTGGTGTATGCTGGACGAATATGCAATACTGGAATACCTGCAAGTAGAGCTTTGTAGGCGATCATTGTGCCTAATTGATAGTAGCTCCAAGAGTTCAGAATATAACGGAATGATTTACTATTCTTTTTACTATTGAGAATACCTGTTAGTTGTTCTAACTTGATACCACAATTGTTGTCTTTAGCAAACTGAACAATCTGTTTGCTAATCTTATGATTAAGATACTTTACTTTTCTGGTTTCTTTACCTTTTGTTTCTTTCAACTTCTTATATAATTTTTGCTTATGCAAACTACTTCTTAATGCCTTATACTTCTTATGTATATGAGGTGCTTGCTTACCAAGCTTAATAACTTTACCACTAATAGGTTCGGCAGCTACCGCACAATGAGATGTTGCATTCAGATCAACTCCAATAAAATTTTCCAATTGTTGCATAGGCTGATCTTGTTGCTCGAATGCAACATAAGCATAAGTAGCATCTAATTCAATCTGCTTGACCTTTACGATCTGATATTTACTCTCATTGTTTAGCGTTAATTTTAGAGGTACTACTCTTATTTTAGAGCTTTCTACCTTGATCGACTGTGCCGGTGCTACTAACTTGATCTTCGTTGGATTGATGCGCTTGCACTTCTTGTTCTTGCCATACTTGCGGAGAATTTGATTGCTAATTGCTGAAGGCAGACCAATATTAGAGACATTAACTGATGATAATTTCATGCGATTTTTGATCGCATAGTTAGCTACCAACGCCGCCTTCCGCAAATGTTCTGTTAGATCGGCATTATGTTTGATTTTGATAACTAATATACTCATCGTGCCTTCTGTTCCAAGATATATTTTTCAACTGTGGCAGCAGAGATATGTCCCACGCTTTCGCAATAATAACTTCTTGTCCAAAGAGTTGGCAATCTAGTTTTCAATAATGGAAACTCTTCTCTCAATATATGAGATGATTTGCCTTTCAATTGCTGAACTACATAGTGCGGAGAATGAACTGGAGAGCATTTAATGAAGATATGAACATGATCAGGCATAATTTCCATAGTTTCAATCTGACAATCAATTGAAGAACTAATCTCAATAAGAAGTTCTTTTAGCCTAACTTCAATCTGATCTACTAAGACTTTACGACGATACTTTGGACACCAAATAATATGGTATCCAATGTTATAGATTGCCTTATTGCTATGTGTCCATCGTGCGCTCATACATTACCTTCTGACATGTATATATCAGAAGCTGTATATATTCAAATAAAAATAATATCTATCTGACAAATAACTGCTAACGCATTCATCCAACCACTGAAGTGGTTGGCTTTCTGCTTTGGAGATCGTAAAGAGTGTAAGAGAGAATATTACCAAGCTAATAAAGCATCAATCTTACGCTTGAAAAAAGAGTATAGACAGGATAACCTACCTCTCTTGAGAGAAAGAGATAAACAATTTTATTCTTCTCATAAAGAAGAAAAATTAGAATATCGACGCAGTTACTACGAAGAAAATAAAGAGCAGATCAAGAAAAATTCTGTTGAACGCCAGTATACTAAAAAGTATAGAGAAAAGAACCCAGAAAAAGTTAAACTTTATAATCAAGAGTATGGTAAAAATTATAGGGCAAACAATAAAGAGAAAATCAGAAAGAAAGATCGTAAATACGAAACTGACCGCAGGCAAAATGATCCATCTTACAGATTGAGAAAGAATATCTCCAGATCAATCAATTTTTATCTATCTAAAGTCGGATTGAATAAAATGAATAGCTGTATGGATTATATTTCTTTTTCTATTCAAGAGCTTATTACTCATATTGAAAAACAATTTGAACCTTGGATGAGTTGGAACAACCAAGGAAAGTATCAGGTAGAAATTTGGAAAGATGATGACATTTCTACTTGGACTTGGCAGTTAGATCATATCATTCCACAGAGTTCTTTTGATTTTTCTAAACCTGAAGAAATTAAGAAGTGCTGGGAATTATCTAACCTTCGACCTTACTCCGCAAAACTCAATGTTATAGAAGGAGATAGGAAGGTTGTTGGATGGCAAAAAATGGTATAATTCTCGCAGGCGGAACTGGCTCTCGTCTAGCCCCACTCACTAGTGTAGTTAATAAACATCTATTAGATCTTAATGGAAAGTTCATTATAGATTATCCTATTGATACCCTGAAACAATTGGGTTGTCAAGACGTTACCGTTATTTTGGGTGGCAATCACTTCTCCCAAGTAGTGGGTTATCTTGGCGATGGTAGTCGTTATGGAATGAATTTTAATTACGTTTACCAGCCTGAGCCCAAGGGAATCGCTCACGCAATCAGCTTGTGCGAAAGATTCGTTAGAGATGATGTTGATTTTTCCGTCATCTTGGGAGACAATGTGTTTGAGAAGGCTCCACGTTGGAATAATCCTAACTGGAAAACTCATCCGCGTGCCCAAATTATGCTGGCAAATCATCCCTCTTTAACGCGCTTTGGTGTTGCCTCCATAGATGATAATAATAAAATTGTCAAAATTGAAGAAAAGCCTAAGTCATTAGACCCGCAATTTACTAACATGGCAATCTCTGGATGTTATTTGTTTACTCCAGTTTTCTTTGAGTACTTCAAAGAACTAAAGCCTAGTGCACGTGGTGAATATGAAATTACAGATATTATTAGAAAATATCTAGAGGCTGATAATCTTCATTACAGTATGGTTAATGGTTTATGGAGCGATGCTGGAACTCATGAATCTATAAGCTATGTCAATCATTTTTTCTATCAAAAGGAACACGGAATCACTCAGATGTGATATAATAGTTGTTGATTGTTATTTCCTATTTGAGGTATCATGAAAGTATTGACGATTGGTAATGGATTTGTAGCCGAACATCTACCACATGAAATTTTGGGCGGCAATGAAAGAGTTGTTGCTAATAGTATTGGGCAGATGCAAAGTATTATTGAGCAATACAAACCAGATGTGATAGTTAATTGCATTGGCAAGACTGGTCGTCCTAATGTGGACTGGTGCGAAACCCACAAAGAAGAAACTGCATCTGCGAACGTAGTTCTACCAATCGTGTTGGCTGAAGTTTGTGCCAAGCATTCTGTTCGTCTTGTGCAGATTGGTTCCGGCTGCATTTACTTTGGCGAGTCTCCTAATTTTCATTATGTGCAAGCTGATGGTAAGCCTATGCCAGATGTTAGCTGGAATATGCCACACACCGTGACATTGCCAGCTAAAAAAATAGATGATGGCTGGATGGAAACGGACTTTGCTAATCCAAAGTCATTTTACTCAAAGAGTAAGTATGCTTGCGATTTAATGATTGGTAGCATGAGCCATGTAACCACTTTGCGCATTCGCATGCCAATCTCCACCCGAAACACCTCACGCAACTTGATTAACAAATTGCGAGGCTATAAACAAGTGATTGATATTCCTAACTCAGTTACTTTTATGGATGACTTGGCTCGATGTGTAGATTGGGCGATTCAAAATGAAAAAACTGGAATATTCCACGTGACCAATCCAGAGCCTTTAACGGCAGCTCAAGTTATGAGAGAGTATCAAAAATATGTGCCATCGCATTCTTTCGAAATAATTAGCGAACAGCAACTAGATGGATTAACAACTGCTAAGCGTTCTAACTGTATTATTAACAGTGATAAATTGGCAGCAGCAGGATTCACTATGACACCAGCTAAACAAGCTCTAGCAGATTGTATGGCTAAATACGTTAAGAATTTATAATTGGAGATTTTATGTCTAACAAGAATATTACTATTGATTTGAAGGCTCGTACTGACAAAGACGGAATGATTTTTTATGTCGGTAAGGTCAAGGCTCCGGTTTTGATTGATTGTGAGAAGGGCGCTGTCTTTTTGGTGTTCATTTCTGACAAAGGTGATGAACAACTTCAAATCGCTTTGATGGATAACAAAGACGTCGAGGATTAACATGCCAATGCACTTTGAAGAGCTATGGGAAAGATGCGAAAAGCTGCATCAAGAAACCCAAGGCGAAGCGTCACTTATGGACGAGCTAATGATGAAGGTCAATCTTTACAAAGTGATTGATCAAAAGACAGAAGTTCCCGAAGACGAACGCCAAAAGCTAAAATCTCGCGCAATGGGCGAGATTTTATTGACGTTAACCGGATTGTCTTTAAAAGACAACATTAACGTATTCGAAGCTTTGAGCATCGCTTTACAATACCGTAGCGTTGAACACTACAGCCAAAAGTATTCAACTACTTAACTTAGACTGCTTTGACAGTGTAAGCGAATGGTAGTAGAGGTGGTTTTGCGTTAAGTAGCTTCTGTACAGTTTGGGTAACTGCGTCAAGAGCTGCTTGGCTTGGTTGATTGAAGCTCACTTCTAATACATTGCCCTTAGCTTGAATGTCCTTGACAGCAGGCTTTGCTGTTGGTGGTAACGCATTCATAACCACTTTGCCTGGCTGAAGCTCTGGATGAGCTGGAGCTGGTAGGCTTTGTGGAGGTGGGGCAGATGGATCACCCAAGTGTTGCTGAGCAAGCTTGTTGATGATCTTTTGTTGATTGGAAGCAATCTTTAGTAACAATTCATTAACCTTCTTCTGATCCATAAGTATCTCCTAGTTTCTTCTTACTTGAGTTTTTGTTGTAGTAAATAGACTGACGTTTCGCGGGAACTTGCAATTGCAGGCATCATATCTTCTAATCCCTGAGAAGCGCGACCCTCTTCCTCAAAGCAATCGTAGGCGCTCCTAGAGAATTTAAGAAATTCTTTCTCGATTGCCAAGGACATTTCCGTGGGTGAACCCTCCAAGCCGCTATACTTCAAAAGAACTTTATGTAGCAGGTCAGCCTGAAGATCATAATTTAACACTTCACTACCAAATAGCCCCACAAATTTCTCAGCCGCAACGTCTAGGTCTTCTAATGCAGAATTATACAGTCTTTCAAATAACAAATGATCCCCATAAAATGGTTCGCCTTTGGTAGTCCAGTGACTATTCTGATGAATTAGAGCGATGGCTTTAAGAGTAGCTATATATAAAGCCGCGACTTTGCTGCACTTATCCATTGATTACCTGTTTATAACGGTGGAGGGAATTCCACAAAGATATGCTTTTATTAGTATCTTTATAAGGGAAAAGTGCGACCCAAACCACCAGGTCCCGCTTCTTGCGCATAAACTTCTACCTTTTCATGGTAAACATTTCCAATTTGGGCGGAAAAGTTGTAAAATTGGGGCGGACTAAAGGTCAATGGCATATTGGAAATTACGTAGCCATGTCCTCCACCGTACCATCGATGCCATGGAGCATCTTTGACCTTTGATACAAAACTCGTTTCTAGCCCATTCACAATGTCTTCTTTGGTCATTTCAGGAGTAATTCCACCCGAAGTAATTATGTATGTTGGTTGAGCGTGGTAATGGGCAATTACTACATTGTTGTGTTCTTTAAGCCATTTCTGTATTTTGGGATATTCTCCCGATTCTTCTAATTTACTTAATAGTTTTAAATCAAAATTACCCAAATTGTAAATAACTCCCCTGCTGCAAAGTACTGACATAATGTCAATTCTTTTTTGAACCTCATCTAAATTATCATTTGGATAACAAAGATTTCCATTAACGATGATATGTGAGTAATCAGATAATAAACTTTCCAATTTTACTAGCTTGCTTAACTGATCGTAAACAGGTCCGACTACTAGAATTTTATGAGTTAGGTTTTGCAGGATACGAGCTGTCATTTGTGATCTGAATATAACTACTTGGACGACACCGAAAATTAATAAAGTTTGCGAACTCGATCTCGACAAATGAATGGGGGATCTTATAGGGGGAGTAGTTATATATTACGGAACCATGAAGAAGCCTAAGACAGTTAAACCGTTTTTCTTTAAAGATCGATCTCATCAAGAGATGGTAGATCAACTCAATTCAGATAGTCCTATCAATCTTCAATACAATGAAGATTTAGTTAATCGTGTTTATGCTAGATATCCTTTAATTTCCAAAGCAGAAGTAGCTCAGGTAATTACGGCAGTTTTTCAAAGCATGAGGGATTTGTTGATTCTGGGAAAAGTTCTGAATTTCAATAACTTATTTTTTGATACGAAATTACATTTCTTTGACTATCGCAAGGGCGGTCATATATTACCGTCTTTAAAAGTGAAAGTTTCTACACCGCCCCCGATGAGGCACCATGAGTGATAAAGATTTATTTGAATTTCCAACTGAAGAAATTGAGGCGACTACTTTAGATTTAGAATTAGTCCGCAAGAACGTACCATCTTATTCTTCAGAAAAATTATGTGAAATGATTGTATGTGACAGATATTTTGGTTGTTACCGAGAAATTGCAGTCATGTGTATGGAAGAGTTAGCAAAACGACGCTTGGCTGGTGATGTTTTTAATTATGAAACATACATTGATAATTCATACAATGATCTGCCTAAGCTCAACTTCGGAGTATTTGACATCCGAGAAGCGTTACAACAAGCTATCGGTAGAAAGTTGAACAAATGAATCGTGTTCTATTGGAAGAAATAGTTAAACATATCTTTTCTAATTTTGCAGTATATCCTTCTCTTTACGTAGATTTTAATAAAAGCAAATCTTTAATGAGAAATGAGTATCTTTTGTCTGACAAATTAACATTTGAATCAGAAGGTGAAGATTCTCAAAATAGTATTTGGGGATGTCAATTATCGGCTGATACACAAGAACTTAAAGTATTGTTAGGAGATTGTTCCCTTACAAAAAATTTACCAGAGATGGCAATGGTGATTCAGTTGAAAAATTTACCATTCTATGGTTTATACTTGGTTGGACAAGAACAATTTGATCCTGCAACCCAAATTGAGCCACCAGAATTTATTGATCCAGAACCAATGATAGCGTGTTCACTTAATGGAAAAGACTGGATGGAATGCAATACTTTTTTGCAAGCAACCTTCCTAGCAGCCATGGAGCAAGTTAGGGATGTTGGATTGACTTGGAGCAAGTGTTCGAATTATAAAGATCAGCATAGTGCATTACTTTCTTTTATTAGATATCATGATTTAGTTTACAGGGACGACGATGCGCGGTAAGAAAAAAGACCCCGAATTTCTTAGTAAGTTTATTGCTGAGTGTGTTGGAAACAATAAATTCACTGCCGAAGAAATTGTATCCGAAGCTAAGAACAGAATATCTGTAATTGATAATAAAATTAAAGAAGTAGAAAATCTAAAACTAGTTAGATCTAAACTTCTTGATGTAATAAGTACTTTTGATGAATCAGCCAAAGTTATCTCTTCCAAAGAGATTAAGGCATTAGAATTTTTTAAGATACAATACCCTAATATCTGCAAAGAAATTTGCAACAATCTTAAAACGACAAATATGGATATAAGCTGGTTACATAGTAAGTTTTCTAATCAAGATATCGTATTTTGTATTAAACAACTACTCGAACTTAAAATTATTACTAAAATGGGTAGTTGTTTATTGCGTGGGGAAGCATTTGACGATTATTTGAATTTTGTATTTCAGGAGAAGTAATGATTCCTGACAGCATTAATCGTCGAGTATTTTGGCGTTACATTAATAAAAAGATAAATAGATTTGTTCATCATTATCACGTGGCTAGTATAATCGACATTTTGTTTGAAGAGATAGTTAAAGATTTAAAAAGTGGTAAGCCAATTAAGATATTTAATTTTGGAATTCTAGAACTTAAGAATACAAAACCTCGTTTATATCATGACGTGGTTCGTAAAGAGATGGTACTATCTAAAGGTTATAGAATTTTAAGATTCAAATTGACGCCGCCTCTTCGCAAAAAGCTGTGTGAATATCTAGACATTGACAAAACTTTGAGGAATGATTATGAGTAGAAAAGGCGCCCGCCCCACCGTGTTCGTTTGTGCAGGTCTCGGAAGCGTCGGAGAATTATTAACTAAAGTAATTCCTGCTGCGTCGCCCGAGGAAGCATCAAACATATTTACTGAAACTTTTCTAATGCAACCCAAAGAAGTGATGGGTCCGTTTTACAAAAAGAGGGCTCAAGTAATTGAGAACACGAGGAATCTTAAATTTTCTAACGAGACTAAAAAGGCTATCTATGATGATTGGACGGTTAACGCGTTCATATTGAAAGAGCCGGAAAACCAGGCATATTTAGTCTTTATCAAAAGGGTAGATGACAAAAAGATGCCCGCTCCCAAGGGAACTATTACAGTTCCCGTTTCCGACTTGAGGTTCATATAATGAAAAAAGCTTTCTTGAAGAAAACTAAAGAAAAATTGCTTGCTCAAAGAGACGAGCTAATTGGTCAGTCTACACAGGGTCACGATATAGACACAGATGGAGATGAAACTGACGAAATTCAAGCTCACATTTTAATTGATTTACACAATCAACTTAATACACGTAATAGTGCAAAGTTAACACAAATCGAAGACGCTTTAAAAAGAATCGAAGATTCTTCTTATGGTTTGTGCCAAGATTGCGGAGAACAGATTCCGGAAAAACGATTGCTGATTAATCCACATTTTTTAACCTGTGTTGGTTGCGCTGAAGAGCGTGAGGCAGAGGATAAACAAAGAAAGAGATTCTAAATTTTGAATACCATTCTACTTGAATCGACCGAGCACGGTGAAATGCCCGTGGACATTTATCAGAAGCTATCTAATGATCGAATATTATTCATCTGTAATAATATCGATGATAAATTGGCAACTGATATTGTGGCTACGTTGCTATTAAAAGATGCAGAGGATACTGATAAAAAAATCACATTATTTATTAACTCTGATGGCGGCGATATTCGCAATGTCTTAATGATTTATGATATGATGAAAATGATTGAATCTCCAATAGAGACTGTTTGCATTGGATCCGCTATGGATGAAGCCGCAATTATTTTGGCGGCGGGAACTCCTGGCATGAGACTAGCTACGAAAAATTCTGTCATTGCAGTAAGTCAGCTAGTAACTAATTGGGCATCATTTTCTGACATGACCGACGCGAAAAAAGCTTTAGAAAAAGTAACCGCTGACAACAAAAAAATGATGGATATTTTTGCTAAGAGCACTAAGAAAACCTATAAGCAAGTTTCGGAAGATTTTGATAGAAGAGTGTTTATGAATGCTTCTGAAGCTGTGAAATATGGGTTAATTGATCATGTTGTAGGATCGGCTAAGTAAGGTAAACTCATGAACAAGAAAAGCAATCACGATCATGAACATGCTATGCGTCCGATGATGGGATATGAGGAAACTTATATTAGACTAGCTAAGGATCGCGTTATTTTTATGTCGGAGATAGTTACTAAAGAATCTGCTGCCCAACTATCAGCCCTCCTATTGTATTATGATCACGAAGATCATGAATCCATGATTGAGTTGTATATTCATTCGGATGGTGGCGATGCTGCAGGTTTAGCAAACATCATCGATGTAATGCAAATGATTAGGGCGCCCGTTAAAACTATTTGCATTGGCAAATGTTACTCTGCTGGAGCTGTTATATTGGCTGCTGGCACCAAAGGACAGCGCTATGCTTTCCGAAACGCCAATATTATGATTCATGGAATTCAATGCGGCTTCCCATTACCTGGGCATGACGTTATAAATACCAAGAACTATTACGATTTTCTTAAAGAAAACAACGATAACATAATGAAAATCCTGGCACAACATACGGGACAGTCCTTGGAAAAAATCAAGGCAGATTGCCTCCATGATGTCTGGTTAGACGCCAAACAGGCGCTAGAATACGGAATCGTTGACCATATTGTACCTTAACTTGCAGTTTTGTTGTGGAGTCGATAATGCCCTGGTAAAACAGGGCATTATTGTTTCTACTTCCTAAAGAGAAGGAATATCAATAAAACTTCATCTATGATATGGAAAAGACTGCCAGAAAGCCGTCTGCTGACCCAGCTCAGGAGAAACTCAGACAAAACAAAGCGCTATGGAACAAGGATGTATCCGCCTTTGTTAATGATTTGATCCATTTAAAGAAGCTAATGAATGGTTGGCCATCTAAGTTTTTCAAAGAAAGATCTCGTATTGGTGAAGCAATGCCTGCAGATCCAGGAACTATTATTGGATCATTAGCAGCGGATTTTCAAGATATTGCTCAGCGTGGTAATTCATTAGTTGCTGAACAATTAGAGTATTCTAAAACTCGTCGCAAGAAGCAACCTAAAGCTCCTGCAGCTCTTGCTCCTGAAGCTGGTCCTGCAACCCCTGCTCCAACACCCCCAGCCCCTGGTACGCCTGATTTAACTAAACAATTAGCAGCCTGGGAAACTAAATATCAATTGGTGGCACAGGGCTCTAATCCCGTTTCCAGATTTTTCACTAAACTATTAACCCCTACTATGGGAACTAGTGAGGCAGCAAGAGTTCGTCGTGCAAGAATGGCTATGCTTAATGCCTGTGCTCGTACCTATAAAGATTTGGGGAAACTTCAAGTGGAAGTTGTAAAATCTTCTAAGTCTAGTATTCCAGCCGCTTTCAAAAAACTAAATGAGGCTTGGAATAGTTGGGTTCTAGTTGCAAGAGGATTTACTATCTACAAGAGCAGCATGCCAGCACAAGTTGCAGATCCTGGTGGAGAGATTGCATTACCTCCTGAATTAGAAGCTGAGTTGGATGATGAAAAGGCAAAAGAAAAAAGAGAAGAGCGTGAGCATTACTCTAATCCATTAGCTGAGCCTTCTGATGAGCTTAAGGATCCAGGCTCGCCAAGAGATGAAGAACCATCAGCGCCACCTGAGCCATCATCTACTATTCCTAATGTTTTATTAGAAAGCCTGGATGCCGACAGCGCAAAAAGAATAATATCTGATTATAAAGCCTATGCTCCATTATATTTTGGAATAGGTCCACCCGAGCTAATGGAGCTTGGAAATTTGATTGATTCATTTAAAACATCTCCAAAACAAAATAAGAGTAACATAGTCAATCAGATGAGTACAACGTATGGTCATTTGGTTTCCCAATTAAATTCGGAACTTGGTACCTCTGGTCTTTCTTTAAAAGAAATTGCTACTCAACAAAAAGCTAAAGCAAAAGTGAAAGCAGTTCCACCTAAGGTAGCACCAGTTCCATCCACTCCACCAGCAGTGGTGACACCACCTGTAGCAACACCAGAACCACCTAAGACAGCTTCAGCTGAATTAAACAAAGTAGCTCAAGACTTCTTGAAAAAGTGGTATGGTAAAACTATGCACCAACTTAGCTTGTTTGATTCAACTTCTTCTTACCGCCTAGACATTTATAAGATGGCTGGCGAGATAAGAAAGAGTTTAGATCAAATTATGGATTTGCTTGAGAAGGGCATGGATGTTGATCAGTTAGATCCACTAATTAAAAGCGTTAATAAAGAAATAACTTCCCTTAGAGGAATGACCCGCGCCTTGCAGCATTCTGGAGTTTAAATGGAAGAAGGATACATATATATTCATAACAATGTGTTTCCAACTCTTCTTGCGATTTCAGAGGATGAACAAACACAAGGATTAATGGAACAGGATTGGCCACCTCCAGTTATGTCATTTATTTATTCACATGCTCGCATTAATAAATTTTGGATGAAAAATACTCCGAGTCCATTGGATATTGTTTTCTGTTTGAAGGGTATTGTCAAGCAAATTTGCAAAGGTGAACCTTATTCTACTGCCGCAATTGGTGATAATAATTTCAGTGATTTGGTTATTGAGCTTCCTTATGGAACAGCCAATTCTTCTGGAATAAAATTAGGACATAGAGTCGGTTTGGTAAAGCCTACGGAAGAAGAATTAAAAAAGATTATTGCCGAAAAATACCACAGAATTGTAAAAATTTGAGCCCCTTGCCCCTCAAATTTTCGTGATTACAATAGAGTCATCAAGATGGAACTCATTCAAGAATTTAATAACATTCTCCAGTCTTTTAATATCAAAGCTTCTTGCGTCAATCATAGCAAAGTTGACAGCTATTTCTACTACGATTTGAAGTTGAATCCTCACGCCCGAGTGAAGGACATTCAAAAGTATAGCGACGAGATTTCGCTGGCATTGAAAACGCCATGCAAACCGAGTGTAAAAGTGCTGCATAATGAGGGCGTGGTTCGTTTGGAATTCGCGTCGCCACGCACAGAGGCACTCAAATTATTGGATGGTTTTACCAACAAGCATCTTCCCAAGGGAGAGATAAACTGTTTGTTAGGTCAAACTGTTGATGGACGTTGCATGTGGATGGATTTGGCACAGAATCCGCATATGTTGGTAGCTGGCACAACTGGCTCCGGTAAGAGCACACTACTCCACAATATAATTGCTAACTTGTTTAATTATAATGATGTTGATCTTCATTTAGTGGACCCAAAGAGAATCGAATTTGCAGAGTACGAAACTAAACTTGGTGTTCCAGTACTTTATACGTATGATGACGCTTTGCACCTACTTAACAATCTTCTAGAAGTAATGGAAGATCGATATGACAGGCTTCGTGCAGGTGCGCCAGCTACTAGCCTCAAGCCAATAGTCGTGATGATCGATGAATTTGCCGATCTCATCATGCAAGATAAAGAGGATGAGTTTTACATTGCGCTATGTCGTTTAGCACAGAAGTGTCGCGCCGCTCGCATTCATTTGGTGCTTGCAACTCAAAGACCATCCGTAAATATTATCAACGGCACTATTAAAGCCAATTTCCCGGCACGTATTGCGTGTCGTGTGGCAAGTCACGTCGATTCGAAAGTAATTTTAGACTCCAGCGGAGCAGAAAATTTGCTAGGAAAAGGCGATGCACTGATCCGAGATAATTCAAGATATCTAGAGCGATTCCAGGTGGCATATATTACTCCACAAGAAGTGTGTTCATACTTCGGAAAATAATGTCTTTAGAATCACGTCCCAACAATTTGTTAGAGGTGGATGCTCTTGTCGATGCTTTTTTACGGGAGCACGCTAGTGGCATTGCCACTGTACATCGTGTGTTCTTCCATAACAGCGATCCGCTATCTGTTCGTGCTTTGGTTGCAGAATTGATGGATGTGTTGAGAACTGGGAGCGTGACCTTCATCAATAAGAATGATGATTTAGAGGGTCTTAACTCATATCTTTTCTACATCGTCAACGACTACTGTAAAAAGAAGGCAGTCCCTCAGCTCAAGAAAAAGACAGAATATCTATGTCCCGGCTGTTTATTTTTGAAGAAGGAAAATTTGGTTACTATCATTAACAAAGTTTTCAAGTGCGAAGAGTGCGAGGATGAGTTAAGGCAAACAATAGATCCAAAAAAGATTGCTTTTTTCAGGACCTTTTTTAAACACAATAAGAACGGTTATCACTGTGAAGATTGCGATAGATTTATTCCGCATCCTTTGGATGACTCTCCAATAGTAGCATGTCCCTATTTCGATTGTTGTTTCGTTGGACAATGGTCTAGTCTTGGAAGAATGCATCATCCAAGCTCACAGAGCAACGTAGAACTTCTTACACTGGACGCGCCCATCAAGAATGGTTCGGGTTTGAAGGGTGACGTGCCAGATGCTGTTATGAACGCCCAAGATCAGTTAGAGATTCGTGAAGCGCTAGAAAATAAAGTTGCATTAGTACGAGAGGTCATAGACTATCAAAGCAACAATGTTCCCTACAGTAGCTCGGATTTTACTGTCAAGCACAAGTGTTTAGCCTACCAAGCTTTTGACAATTTGCTGACAAAATATCCAACTGAGATGGTAGATTATCTTTTGAATAAAAGTCGCTCTGGCGGATTTCAACATAAAATATTTCAAGAATATATTAGGTTGCTCGAAGAGTCTCTTCCCTTCACATTTAAGAAACATAACAAACTTCACAAAGTGGAATCTCTGTTAGATGAGAATCTTTCTTTATTTGGAGGAATTAGTGTATTTGATGGAGTAGTTAATGAAAGATTAACTATCAAAAATAATACTCAAGAATTTTATATTGGTGGCAGAAAAGCTAAGGTAACCAAACCATATTATATTGGTAAGCTTCTGAGTGTTGTTAGAAAAGACAATAAAGAACCAATTATTGATCTTGTATCAGAATATACTTTCTCTCTTATTAAGATAAAAGACATAACTCCTGGAACTAAAGTAATAGTTACTCATTTAAGAGTACCCCCTCATTACCAAATGGGAGGTATGGTTTACATTAATCGAGTTCGTAAGAAAATTGTAGATCGTGCAATTTTGTTGGAAAACAGTAAAGATGAGTAAAGCTAAAAAAATCTCTACGTACACCCCTGAAATTATCTACATTAATTTATCATCCTCTTTCATGGCTAGAGCCAGATGTAAATATTGTCAATCTGGTCCAACAGAATATTCTGTTGAAAAAGGTCCTAATCCCATTAGAGATCATTCCATAGTTCGTAAGCATTTTAATATTGTTAAGAAGGTCTATAAAAAGATATGCTATGATTTCTATTTAGATACTAATCCATCTGCATTTAATAGTTTAGCTATGTTTAAACACTCTCCAAGCTATAAAAGTTTAAGCTCTCATGCTTTTAGAAGTAGATTGTACGAAAAGAGCGAATGCAAGGAAACATTATGGTGTCCGTGTGGTTTGACTGCCTGGGCTTTCAATAATAAAGGTAGTAGGCGCCGTCCCGAGATTAGTCAAAGAAAGGCTCGATATAGATACCCTCACAAGTTTGATTACTGAGGTGTATTGCGCTTAATTTGCGTTTGACTTGTGACTCTAGAGTCAAAAAGTTATCAGATAACTCTTCAAATAGTTTCCATTGTTTATTGATTAATTTGTAGCAAGAATAATAGGACAACCTGGCTACTGTATCGTAATAATCTTTGCTAGCAAATTTAAGATGCTCAGGCGCGAGAGTATTGGAGAAAAATATCCAATCTCCTAAATTTTGATAGGTTAAAAAATCTTGATTGTATCGGGCTTGCGCAAATAGTAAAGTGACACTATCTTTAGATAGATCGAACTCCGCCGATTTATATTTTCCATAAATACTAACAATGTATGCTTTGGTGTCGCATTGGCAATCCAAATCCGTTAGAAGTTCTTCAAAAAAATTTGTGATGTTTCCGTGAAGAGTATCCATTTATAAATACAGAAATATTGAAAGACATTGGTGACTGAATGAAAACATTAGTGATAGTCGAATCCCCTGCTAAGGGTCAAAAGATTCAAGAGTATTTGGGTAAAGATTTTATCGTGATGGCAAGTAAAGGTCACATCACAGATTTGGCTAAGGGCGGTCCCTTTGGTTTGGGAGTAGATATCGACAATAATTTCAAACCACGATATGTTTTGATGGACGATAGACTTGACATAATGGATAGTTTGTTGGCAGCTGCTAAGAAGGTTGATCAAATCTTTGTAGCAAGCGACCCTGATAGAGAAGGCGAGGCTATTGCTTGGCACCTAGCAGAACGCCTAGCAGATACCGGCAAACCAATCAAAAGAATGGTGTTCAACGAAATCAAAAAGGCTAAACTACAAAAAGCCGCTAAAGAGGTTCGCGATATCGACATGAATCTCTTTCACTCGCAGGAAGCAAGAAGAATTTTGGATCGTCTCGTCGGATTTACTGCCTCCCCTTTCCTAATGAATTTTTTCGGACCCAAGCTATCAGCTGGGCGTGTTCAGTCAGTAGTTACTCGTATGGTCATTGATCGCGAAAGGGAAATTGAAGCATTTGTTCCGGAAGATTATTGGACTATTCACGTAGAACTATCTAATGGCGCCGACAGTTTTGAAGCTAAATATCCAGGGAAAGTTACAGACCAAAAAAGAGCCAATTATGTAACAACCTCTCTTAACCATAAAGATTATGTTGTTTCAGAGGTTTTGGCAGAGGAAGAGAAGAGGGCTCCGCAAGCCCCTCTAGTAACTTCTACTTTGCAACGCCTTATGTCTAAGCAACATGGATTTAGTGCTGATCGTACGATGAAGGCAGCTCAGGCTCTTTATGAATCTGGTTATTGTACTTATATTAGAACCGATTCTGTTCGAGTTGGTGATGAGGCATTATCAGAAGTCAGACAATGGCTTGTTGCAAATAATCATGCAGTTCCAAAGAAAGCAAATTCTTACAAGAACAAAGATGCGGCACAAGATGCACATGAGTGTATTCGTCCATCTGACCTAACATTGTTGCCCAATGCCAACTATGCCATCATCGACCCAGATGAGAAACTGGTTTATGAAACTATTTGGAAATGTTTTGTTGCCAGTCAAATGATGCCTGCAGTATATGATACATTAAAGGTAACTGCTCATGTTAAGGACGATAAATCAGCTGAAGTTAAAGCCTCTGGCAAAGCTCTTAGAAGCCTTGGATTCATGGAGATTTTAGGCAGCGTGGAAGAAAGTAAGATTGAAATTCCATCTCTCAATGTGGGTGATGCGCTTACTGTACTTGGAAAGCCGCCTGTTAGAGTGGAAAAGAAACAAACTCAACCACCTGCACGTTACTCCGAAGACAAACTCATCAAAGAGCTGGTTAATAAAAACATTGGTCGTCCAGCAACCTATGCTGAGTTATTGAGCAAAATTACTGCTCGCAATTATGTTGAGAAGAAGGGTAATGTTTTTCATGCCACCGATTTGGGCAAAAAGATTACTGATGTGCTGGCTCAATATTTTACATTCATGGACTATAATTACACAGCCAAAATGGAACAGCAATTAGATGAAATAGAGGCTGGAAAAGTTAATCATGTCGATATGCTAAAAAAGTTTTATCCAGAATTCAAACAGGAATTAAACAAGGCATATGTAGGTTATGGTGGAACGCTTTGTGATAAATGTGGAAGCCCGATGGCAGTCAGAGAAGCCAAGGAAAGCAAAGAGAAATTTTTAGCTTGTTCTGCATATCCCAAATGTCGTAATACTAAACCAGTGACAAAAGCCGCATAACTATTTTTAGAAAGAACGAGTATATCGTTTCATGGTAGATAAAAACAAAGACTATTTGACCCCGGTTGATATGGAGAGACAAGAGCATTTATCTTTATCGCGTTTAAAGGCGCTTACTCCATCATGTAGTCCTGCTAGTTTAATTACTGCAAGACCGCCAGCAAATTTCATAGACTTGATGAATTGGACAAAAGACAATTTTGCTAATGGCGTTCTGAAAGAACCGGTTTTGAAGTTAGTTCATAACAGAATTATCATAGATGGACAATTCCTAGAGTTCTGTGAAGAAAACTCTGTGAAGATAGAGTGTCTTTGGAAAGACTCTATTATTTCTTGGAAGTCTGAGAACAATTATGAAAAGTTTTTTGTTCAGGGAATTTTCCATATCACATCAAAAAATGTGAATTTTATTCATGCAGCCTTATTTCATAAGGGCAATCAGAATGAAGATGAGATTAGCTTTTTTGTTCTTGTGTCCGAAAAAGACTATGAGAACTATATCGTTTTTCGCAATAAGTTCGATGAGTGGGTTCAACAAAGAGACAGAAGCAATCTTAACATTCATGTAGTAGATGGAGATGATATTCCGTATACTAAAGATGTTACTTGGGATCAAATGTTCTTGCCCGACGATATCAAAAATGATTTGAAGAGTTTAGTTGAGAATTTCTTGGCATCCAAGGATTTTTATCTGGAAAAGAAGATTCCATGGAAGCGTGGCGTGCTATTGTATGGTAAGCCAGGTAATGGTAAGACCTCTATTATTCGCACCATTATCTCTGAGTATAATTTCAAGCCAGTTACAATTGAACCTGGTGCCGATGACAACTCGGTTCGTGAGGCGTTTTCATATGCCGAAGAACAAAGTCCGTCTTTATTGTACTTTGAAGACCTAGATTCTCTGTTTGAGAGGGGAGTGGATAAATCAACCTTCTTAAATTTGATGGACGGCATTTCGACAAAAAACGGTCTATTGGTGATTGCTACGGCAAATGAAGTTAAAAAGCTAACCGCCAATATTACCCAACGACCATCCCGATTTGATAGAAAATTTGAAATTCCCTTACCAAATCAAAAAATGGCTTATATATATCTAAAGAGATGGTTTGGCAATCTCATTGACAACAAGAAATGTAAAGAGCTTGCTAAGTATGCAGAGATGTATGAGTTTTCTTATGCCTATTTGAAAGAGCTGTATATCTCATCTATGTTCGAGGCTTTGGCTCATAATCGCAAGGCACCGACATTAAAAGATATAGATAATGCACTTAATCGCTTAGTAAAAGATAAAAATATATTAAATAGCGGTAACGCTATTAACACGGACAAATACTTTAACAAAGGTTAAAACGGGTTATTGAGAAATGAAAGATAATTATAAGAAATCGAGAAAGAACTTTAAAAAGGCACCGAGGGGAGGTGAATCGAGCCAAGTCGAAGTCAACGACAAATTTGCACATATCCAACCAGTGCAAGCACAACCACTAGAAGTCAAAGTTTACCACGGTAATTTTGACAAAGCCCTCCGCGCCTTTAGAGCCCTCGTTCAAAAAGAACGCATTCTCTCTACCTATAAAGAGAAGCAGTCTTACGAGAAGCCATCTGATAAACACAGGAGAAAACGTAACGAGATGAAGAGAAAGCGTTTGGAAATTGATTCAACCGGTCAAAATCAATTCTACGAAAGAAAGAATAAGCCTTCTTTCAAGCGCCACCCCAAGTCTAGCGTATCTCCAGAATAACTGGAAATAATATGTCTGGAAAAGTAAAACTTTACAAAAATCCTGAAAGAAATAGACCGACCAACTTAAAGCCCTACATCCCTCAGTATCAACTGAGGGGCGTAGAGCCTGAGGAATACAATAGTCCGCTATCCGCAAGCTATCGTATTGAGGCGGCTACTAAGCCACAACCTCTTCCTAAAACTAATCCCCGTGCCCCACGACCTATGATGCGTCAGCCTTATGCAGAAGCCGTGCCATCACCAGTGGGCAGAGGTAAAGGACCATTACCAAATGTTGGTAACAACATGGAACAAACTTGGTCCAGTGTAGATGGAGAGATTATTGATGATCTTTCCGAAGATATTGATATTGACCAAGAGATGCTCGATAACAATGATTTTGTTAGCGACGCAGCTTTAGGCATTTCTAGCGAGTCCGATTCTGAAGAGCCCTTGGAGGTTGAAGATGCTCCGGTGCAACCACCTGCCAAGACTTTCTTAACAGAAAATGAACTTCAAGATGCATTGCATGAAGAGTACTTATCTGCCGTTCTAAAGAACTTAAATGAAGGTGAGTTTGTACTTCTAGTAGATGGCAAAGCCATCTGTTCCGGTGATTTAGATGCAGTTCAGGAACAGACTAGGGCGCTCGTGTTTGGAGAGCATCCGTTGTGTGGTGGAGACCCGATGCCAATTGAGGACATTACTGTCCTACGAAGAGTTAAATTTAAAATTGGACTCTTTTTGGAATAATAGGAGTTTCTATGACCGACGAAAAAAGAAAAGCTTCTGATGTGTTGCTAGAACTAGAATCTGATATTAAGGTTCTAATTGGTATTGTTCGCTCTCAAGATTTAAGTCTTAAGATCGTTTCTAATAAGTTAAATGAAGTAATGCAGATTGTGGAAAAACTATCAGCTGGTCCACCAAAAATTACGGTAGAGGCTGTACAGGTTCCGCCGCAAACTTGGCGCTATCAAAACCAGAGCGTTCCACTTGATTCTGAAAAGCAAGGTTCTAACATACCATTTGATCCTGAAAGACGAGTTCCCATTTCTGCAGATAATAAACTGCCACTAGAGAATTCTCCAAAAGGATTTAGGAGAACTTCTAGGCCAGAAACTTTTGAGGGCGATAATGCTTATTTACCAAAATCCGAACCAGAAGAAACTCACAAATATCCAGTTCAACTTCCTAAGGCACCACCAGGAAGAGGTCCACAAGCGGAAGCTTTTGTTCCACCCGAAGCTACCAACAAAACAGCGCCAACTAAAACTAAATTAGCACATCCAGCTTTAGCGCAAAATGCTATTCCAGTTCAACAACGTGTAGTTAATAAAAGTGGTAACTCCGTGTTTTTGGCGGATGTAGAGATTGTTTCTCACTCAAGTGGAGAGACGGTTTCTAAAACTAGAACCAATGGAACTGGTAAATGGCAAGCTGCTTTACCTATTGGCGGATATAGAGTCACTGTTCGCAAACGAGAGTCTTTAACCAAAGAAAAGATTGAAGCAGTTCAAGATGTTGAAGTTGATGGCAGCGTATCTCCATTGGAGTTACAAGTCATGATTATTAAGTCATAATTTAGGTTTACATATGAGTAAGAAATTTGGGGTTATAGTTGCAGACCCGCCGTGGTCGTTTTCTGATTCTTTAAAGATGTCAGATGTTAAACGTGGTGCCAAGGCTAACTACAGCACCATGTCAATTTCTGATATTAAGCAGTTGCCAGTAAAAGACTTTATCTCGCCTTCTGGTAGCATCTTGGCTTTATGGGTTCCATCCTCGCTATTGCAAGAAGGTTTAGATACCATGAGTGCTTGGGGTTTCCATCATAAACAAACTTATATTTGGGTTAAGAATAAAAAAGAATCGTTTAAATCTTTTTTGCCAGGACTCCTAAAAGATATAATATCAACTGGTTATTTACTTGAAAAGCGACCAGGTGTTTCTAATAGTGATAAATATAAGTTAAAGGTTTGGCAAAATTATTTTATTAACTCTTTTAAAGAATTATCACTTGATAATGTATTAGCTTTTGGAATGGGTCGTTTATTTAGACAGACTCATGAAATTTGTTTAATAGGAACCAGCAATAACAAGATATACAAGCAACTAGCCAACAAATCTCAGCGCTCTGTATGTTTCGCTGAAAATTTGAAACATTCAGCTAAGCCCGAGACATTGCAGGATTCATTGGAGATTATGTTTCCAAAGAGTGATAAGCTTGAATTATTTGCTCGTCGTGTTCGTCCAGACTGGACTTGCTTAGGCAATGAGGTTTGTTACGGCGAGGATATCAGGGACTCACTCGCTAATTTATAATATTAGTATCCCTTGACCGTTCAATTTCCAAGGATTATTGTGTCGTCATGTCAAGGCAAATTATTTTTAATTTGACATATCAATAAAGCGATATACAATATATATCGGAGAAAAAATGTTGATTCCAAAATTATTGAGAATTGATAAGGCGACAATTCAAGAAATTGAAGAGTTAGCTCGCAAATTATCAGAAAAAGAACATACCTCATTTTCTGCTCTGGTTAGAACTCTAATTAGAAAAGGACTAGATAATATGCCTAAATCAATAATTAATTCAGAGCAAGTTAAGAAAGCGGTACATGATGTCGTAGATAAGGCATTGGAAGCATGTGCTTATCAACAAGAGGCAAATGGTATACCATATGAAGGTTTTGATTATGAAAATCTTAATGAAAATGGACTACCAACATCAATGGGTTTGGTAGAGCCTAGTGTAGAAATGAAAAAATTCTCAGATACAAAGCCAACACAAGCTAAAATAACAATTGAATTTTATTTTGGCGAAGAAAGCCACAGAGATAAGCATGGCAAATTGTTTTGTATGCCGGTAATTGATCTAACAAATATCAAATGAAGATTTGTTCTAAATGCGGGCTACCAAAAGATGAAAGTTGTTTTAGTAAGGGCGGTAAAGGCTATCTAAAATCGCAATGTAAAGATTGTGATAAACAATATCGTTATGACCATAAAGCAGAACAACAAGAATATGATAGACAGTATTATCAGGACAATAAAAAACCGATTTATGAAGCTAATAAGCCGCTCTTCAAAGAAAAGAATGCCAAGTATTACCAAGAAAACAAAGAAGAAATAAAGAGTCGAGTTCGTGAGTATGCTACTGAAAATGCGGATAAACTGAAGGAAAATAGAAAACAGTATTACGAAGAGAACAAAGAAGTCATTCTTGAAAATCAGAAAGAGTATTACGAAAATAATTTTGAGATGTGTAGGGCTACAAGAGAACAGTATCGACTCTCTCACAAAGAAGAAAGAAATAAAAATCAAAAGCTACGATATGATACCGATCCTTTCTTTAGATTAAGGATGAACTTATCTACCGCCATATTTGGTTTCTTGAAAAAGAAAAACAGTTTGAGCCGTGGATGACATGGGATAATCAAGGGAAGTATGATCGTAAAAATTGGGACGATAATGCTCCTACAACATGGACTTGGAATATAGATCATATAATTCCACATTCCTCATTGCCATATTCAAGTATGGAAGACGACAATTTCAAAAAGTGTTGGGCGTTGAATAATTTACGCCCGCTATCAGCAAAGCAAAATCTAATCGATGGCAATAGAAGATGAATAAGAAAACGTTATTACTTAATGCGTCTTATGAAGTGATCGCATTTATACCTGAGCGCAAGGTCTTCAAACTTTTGTTCAAAGACAAGGTTGAAGTCATTTCCAATTGGGATGACAAGATCGTTTGGGGTCAAGGAAAGATTAAGCACCCATCTGTTTTGAGATTGAAGAATCACGTTAAAAGAAATTACTTCAATTCTAATTTCAGCCGTAAAGCTTTGGTTAAAAGAGACAGAAGCACTTGCCAATACTGTGGTAAGAAGCTAACTGCGTCCCAAATTACCATCGACCATGTTCTGCCAAGAGCACAGGGAGGCATCACGTCCTTCACTAACTGTGTAGTTTGTTGCCAGATTTGTAACAACAAAAAGGCAGATAGAACGCCAGAACAAGCTAGCATGGTATTGCTAAAGAGACCTACCCATCCATCTTTTTCTGCACAGCATTATGTTGCTGACCCACAAGAGCATTGGCATCCAGATTGGGATGATTTCTTGGGTAATTCCTAATAAAATTCACCATTTCTAATGGAATAGTGATTAAAGCATCAAAAATGAAGGAGTTAATGTAACTTACATTAACTCCTTCAATCATGCAATATTACCGAATACTATATAGTCTCCCGATATATAGGATGGACCATGACCTCGGTAAGCTGTAACTGCATAATTTGTGCCAATGAATTTGACCCAGACGAGCTGGAAAGCGTCGCTTTGTCTAAAATCAACGTCACCTCTTTTAAGGTTTGCCAAGCATGCCTTGAGAGTTCTGATCCAGCCGAAGACTATCGTCAGGTTCGTGAGATCGTAAATGGCTATTTGAAAGCTTCTGGTACTCGTCAATTATTTGGTGAAGTACAAGATATTCTTGATTCTAGAAAGAAATAAGGTTAATGGTTGTTGATTTTGAATTGACACTGAATCGTTTCGGATTCAAGTGGATAGGTGTAAACAAAATCCAATTTGCATTCTTTAGAGTTGCATGGTGGAAAGTGCCCGGCAAGTATGCGGTTAGTTTTGAGATAAACTGGCGCACATCATAATATTTCTATGATAATGACGCGAGGCGTTTCCTCTTCGTCTTTCTTTTTCTCTACTGGTGGCGGCGGTCCCAGTTCGATGTATAGAGGTTCAGGTTCCCACTCTTTCTTTTGTTGGATCTTAGGATCATACAAAGGGTCAAAGATATCCATGCTAACCTCCATAGTTAATATGCCTGCATAGTAATAAGGATCACTATGTTATGCGAAAATTGTTCTAAGCTCGCTTCTGTCAATACTAAGAAGGCTTGTGTCCGCTGTCAACAGACTGTTTTTATATCAATAGCTGTGCTATGCGAAGTTTGTTCTGCAAACAACAAGCAATGCGCCGCCTGCCTCAAAAGAATAATAAGTGCTGCGGAGAGGAACCGACACAGAGGTTGTGGGTGTGGCGGTAGAAAATAGGCAACTGATATATAGGTAAGTGATGATTATTACGAATAATGAAGAGGCGCTCCGCGTCAAATGTGAGGATGTTTCACTTGATGAAGTGGGTTCCTTAATTGCTACTCTAGAAAATGAGCTTAATCAAGCCAACCGATTGGGTAAGGGTGGCATTGGGTTAGCGGCGCCACAAATAGGTATTGCTAAAAATATTGCAATTATCAGGCTGGGTAAAGGATTGGACCTAAATTTAGTGAATGCTAAAATCCAAAATGGATATGATCCCCTGATGTTTAGACAGGAGGGATGTTTATCTTTTCCTGGTCGCACAGAAGACACCACCCGTTTTCAAGAAGTACATGTTACTAACAATTTAGTAGAGCCGTACAGTTTCGTAGCAACTGGCTTATTGGCAGTGGTATGCCAGCACGAAATTGATCATCTTAGTTCCACTTTGTTTATGGATCGTGCCATTCCTAAAATCGCGCCCGTTATCAATAAAACCAAGGTGGGACCTAATCAGCCATGCATTTGTGGCTCTGGGAAGAAATATAAAAAGTGTTGCGGGAAGGTATTATAATGGAAAAAGAAAAAGAATTACCAAGTGAAATGTTGGTTGCTGAGGCTTTGATTAGACTTAAAGCGCTTGAAAATGTATTAATTGCTGCCGGTGTAGTTACACAAGACGCCCTTAATCAAGAAATAAAGAAATTGAATGATCAGCTTTCTAGAGTTATTTTAGAAAAGGCACAAGTTTCCGGTAATATTGATGAAATTATCAAAAATCTTAACAAGAAAAGCACCGATAACTGATGTTGTTTTTAACTCAAGAAGTCGATTTAACTTTTAATAAAAAAGTGCAATCCATCTATTTTTATGCATCCTGGATGCCTTTTCATAAGAAAATGCTTAATATAATTGAAAAGATAGAAGAAAAACATAAAGACATTGGATTCTTTGCCATAGATGTAGACCATTTTAAAGGATTATGTCGTCGCTTCAATATAGAATCAATTCCTAGTGTTTTGATTTTAGTAGATGGAGCAGAAGTTAAAAGGATTAATGGTTTGGTTATGACGAGCGCATTGAGGAGCGCATTTGCTGATATATAATAACTGAATGCCCATAAATTTGGAGAATATCATGAGTAAGAAGAAGACTGGAAAAGAACCAACCTTAGCGCAACAAGCACAAGCCGCACATCAAACTAAAGCGGAGCAAGTTGCAACATCTTTAGCTGGAACTGAAGCAGGTACTATTTGGAATGAGATTAAGGATAAGAGCATCGAAATGTTTGCCCTTCCAGATCAGAAAGTCCATATGCATGCTACTCCAGTAAACATTGAGCCTAGCAAGTTGTATTTAACTGCTACTTCTACTGCAGTTCTTCCCTCATTGGAAGTTGCTGTTGGTAAAGCTTATGTGGTGGAGCTAGCAGATAGATTTCTAATTGTCTCGCGCGCTGTTACTCCGCTCACTAAGAAATAATTGAGGTCACATGCCATTTGACGAAGAAGATACTGAGCAGCCTTCTGTACAATCGCAGAAGCTTGGTCTAAAAAATGTTAGCAGCCAGAAGTCTATCTTCGATTCTATGCCAAAGAAGCCTACTCAAGAGGATTTGGATCGTAAAGTTAAAAACAGTGAAGAGCGTAAATCTGGATACAGAGTCCGCGCCGCAGACTTGGCAACACAGTTTAACAAATGCTTAGCAGATAAAACTCTGCCAGAAAATAAGAATATTTTCCAAAATGAAATGGAAAAAGAAATCATGACCAAGATGGTCCAGCTTGCAATTGATATCAATAATGATCCAGCAGAGCAGGAAGGCATGGGATCATTGGGCTGGATTACTTTATTGATGAGAACTGTTTTTAAACAGCGAGACAAAATTAATAAGTTAGAATATGCAGTATTGCAATTGGAAAAAAGAACAAATCCAGCCACATTATCCGAAACGATTTCAAAAGAAATTTCTAAGGCACTTGACGCCAATAAAAAGAGTGAATAACTTGGCTATGATAACCAAAGAACTACTATTGTCATTAATTTCCGAAGAGAAAGATAATTTTAGTAAATATTCACAATTATGTGCCCATTACCAAATACAACCGGATCCTTTAGCTCGGGCGAGACACCAGGGGAAGCTGGAGATTTTGCAATGCCTTCTTCAGGAAAAGCCTTCTACCAAGATTTAATCCGTCGCGCTAACTCGGTTCCTATTACCCGTTTATTTAAGTATTATAGATTGCGTGTAGACGAAATCAATCGCAAAATTATTTGTCCCATTCCATCTCATTCAGGAGGACGTGAAAATTCTGCCTCTTTCCATTACTATCCTCAAACCAATACCTTCTGGTGTTTTGGTTGCAAGACAGGTGTAGGCTGTTGCGAGCTAGTAGCTGCCATGGAAGGTATTTCTAAAGCAAAAGCTGCCTTCAAAATAATAGATCTGTTTAATGGAGATGTCAGTGATGAAGGATTCATTAGCAGAGAGGATTTCTCTGAAAAATTGGAAGTTATGTTGGATTTTTCTGCCTGTGTCAGAGAATTTCGACTCGATCATATTGATGAAGAATCGCAGTCATTTATTGATCATATCTGCTCGGTATATGATGACTTGAATCTCAAACACAAGACTCTAAATAACGAGGCGCTCCGTCGCATCGTTGAAGAACTGAAAGAAGAGATTAATTCTTACAAACCATGTCGCACACTATAATTCTGGGTGATGTACATTTAGGTAAAGGACTAAATATCGGTAAAGCTGGTATTGGTTCCAATCTAAATAGTCGCATCGTAGACCAACTTAATTTATTGGACTGGACGCTTGATCAGGCGATAGAATGTCATGCCGATTACATTATTATTACCGGTGATGTTTTTGAAGATCCAAAGCCTCATCCCGCACTTATTACACTGTTCATTTCCTGGCTGAAAAAGTGCGAGGCGTATGGTGTCAATGTGGTTGTGATTATGGGAAACCACGATGTGGTTCGTGCCGGAAATGTAATGACCTCTCCGCTTGATATCATCAGTGAAGTAGAGTTGAGCAACGTAAGTGTTTACAAAGACATCGACAGTATCTTGATAGATTCTGTCGCTTTTACTTTGGTTCCATTCCGTGATAGAAAATCGTTTGGAACCAGCTCTGCTGCTGAAGCCATTTCACTTATCCGTGACAGCTTGGTGTATGAATTGGCTGGATTACCAGTGACGTATAAGAAGGTGTTAATCGGACACCTTGCCATCGAAGGATCAATCCCGGTAGGCGATGAAATCGATGACTTAGCAAACGAGTTGTTTTGTCCGTTGGATATGTTCCAAGGATACGATTATGTTTGGATGGGGCACGTTCATAAGCCGCAGATAATGAAGAAAAAGAATCCATACATTGCCCATATTGGCAGTATGGATATTTCCAATTTTTCTGAAACAGATCACAAAAAGTTCATTGTGATAATGAATTGTGTAACTGGAGAGTGGGTTACTAGTGAACTACCAACTAGACCTCTCAAAAAAGTTAGCATCACCGTTCCAAAGGATACCGAAGATCCTACTGAATATGTTCTAGAAGAACTAAAGAAGGTTGATTCTTGGGACAAGTCCATTGTCAAAGTTGAGGTATCGCTCGCTGCCCCTGAACTAAAATCAGTTAGCAAATCGTCGTTGGAGAAGTTTTTATCTTCTCAAGGCGCCTACAATGTTACTAGCATAACAGAATCTAAAAAAGTTGGATTGGTTAAGAAGGATGCCAACAATACAATTGATACAAAAATGGATGTAACTTCCGCTATTAAAACATACTCAGACACGTATGTGGATGTGAATTTGCGCTCGTCTTTTATTGAGGTAGCCATGGATATCTACGCGACTTATAAGGCGGAGGCTAAAGAATGAAGCCAGTTAGACTGTACATTGACAACTTCATGTGCTATGATAAGGCGTTTATCGATTTTACACAATTTAGCGCCGCCCTTCTTGTGGGCAAAGCTGAGAACAATGAACTAATCGCAAACGGTGTAGGTAAGACTACAATCTTTAAAGCTATTGAATATGTACTATTCAATCATGCAGACATCAACTTAGAAAAAATTATTAGAGACGATTCTGCCTCTTGTAAAATTGTGTTTGACTTCCTGATTGGAGATCAAGAGTATCGTATCGCGCGAACCAGAACCAAGAAGGGCAGTACCAATTTAGTATTATTGGAGAGAAATGGTACGCCAGGCACAGAGGAAGAAGTATATTACTCTGCAACCGAGGAACCTTGGATTGACAAGAAGGTAACAGAAAAATTCTGGAAGAACCTATCTGGCAGTCGCTCAGGTGATACCGAAAAAGATTTGGCTAAGTTAGTCAAGATTAATTATAAGTCATTTCGTAGCACATATCATTTCGTACAAAATGATCTGTCTGGTCTATCCACAGTTACTGCTGAGAAGCGAAAGGGCATTTTAAAAGAACCCCTCAACCTTATCATTTACACTAAGCTATGTCAAATGGCTAAAGATAAGGCTAATGTCATTTCTAAAGAAATCGAAAGACATAAAACTCTGCTTGAAACTTTGGGAGATCCAGACAAAGAGTTGCTCGAACTGGCAAAGCAGCTGGTATCAGTAGAGCAGAGCTTGAATGAAAAGGGTGCAGTCCTTGCAGACTGTCAATCTGAAATAGAAGGCTACACCCAGAAGGTGAATGAACTAACAACCGCCCATGCAAATATAGAGAGTAAATTTGCTTCTTTATTGGCAAACGAGCGCCAGTTGACTGCTGACCGCTCCAAACTAGAAACATCCGTCAAAGAGTATCAGTCAAAAAAGTCCAACGTTATCAAGTCGGCTAATGAGTTAGTTGGAGAAATCAAGTCTCTCAAAGACAATCAAGTTAAACTGGCTACGATAGACTATTCTCAAATCGATATTTTGAACGAAGAAGTTGAAAAGAAAAAAGAGATTGTCACCCAGCACAATGTCAATATTAGGACTAATTTGGCAGACACTGAAAAGCTCAAGGTACCTTTCCCCGATGAGAGTTATTGTGATCGTTGTCGTCAACCAATGACAGATAAACATCGCAAAGAAGAGAAAACGCGCATTGCTAATGAGATGAAAGTTTGTCAAGCAAATATTCAAGAAGCCAAGAAAAATATTGCAGCCCTCAATGCAGAAATTACTACTCATTTACAAACCATTAACAGTCTCAAGCTATCCAAAAAGCAATTGGAAGATGTTAACACGCAAATTACTGCTAAGACCAAAGAGTTGCAAGACAAGGGCGCGCTTCATGACGAGTACAAAGAGTTGCATGCTAAATTCACTGCTGAATTAACAGATAAGATTAAGGAACTGGAAGAGGTTTCTAATTTATTGAAGGACTCTTCTTTAGATGAGGCAAAGTTGCTCAAGGAACAGATTCAGGTTGAAAAGCAAAAAATTGCTGCCGTAATGACAACTGTCACTACTCTTAATAAGGAAATCAACCACTTTAATAATAACAAAGCGGTTATTCAAAATAATATCGATCAGAAAACTAAGAACAAGGCAAAGAAGAATGAGTTAACTAAATCTTTGGTAGATTTGGAAGAAAAGTTCGTAGTGTACCCGTCAGTTGTACAAGCCTTCTCTACAACTGGTATCCCTAATCTCATCATCCAAAATGTTCTGGATGACTTGCAGGTAGAAGCTAATAACCTATTATCTCAGTTAAAGCCAGGGCTTCAATTATCTTTCTCGGTGGAAAAGACCGTAGAAAAAACTGGCGACCAAGCAGATACTCTAGACATTAATTATACCGTCAATGGTAGAGAGAGGTACTATGAGCAATTGTCAGGAGCTATGAAACTTGCCGTTTCTTTCGCTCTCAAGCTTGGACTATCTTTCTTGCTACAGAAAATGCTAGATGTAAATGTTCAATTGCTTTTATTGGATGAAATAGATCAATCTTTAGATAAAGCTAGCATAGATGCTTTTGCTGATATCATTAAGTTTTTCCAAAAAGATTACAACATTCTAGTCATCACCCACAATGATCGTTTAAAAGATAAATTCTCGCACGCTATATTGGTTGAGCAAGACACTAACATGGTATCCAAGGCGAGAGTAGTCTCCTCTTGGTGAGGAGAGTAAATGTATAAGATAGCGATTTGTGGCAAGGCAAATACTGGGAAAAACACCGTTAGTAAATTAATAGTAGACGAGCCTAGATTGAAATTAGATAGTTACAAATTAATTGCTTTTGCCGACCCCATAAAAGAAATAGCTAAGCTCATGTTTCCTGAAATCAAAAGGAAATGGCTTTATGGCTCATCAAAATATCGAGCCCAAGCTATCCCTAATGCTTTCAAGGATGGCAATCCGTTGACCATCCGACAGCTACTGATTGATCTGGGAACTGGTGTGGGTCGAGCCTATCGAGAGACAACTTGGTTGGATGCTTTTGACTATACCTTCGAGAAATCTAAGAAAAACAACATAGACATAGTAATTGTAACTGATGTGCGCTTCCGTAATGAATTTGATCATTTAAAGAAAATGGGGTTCTTTCAAATTAGACTTTTGAGAGATGCCCACTTGAAAATCAATCATTCTAGTGAAACTAATCAAGACTCTATTCATGACCAAGAATTTGATTATGTATTGTCTAATAATGGTACGTTAGATGACTTGAAATTGGAAGTAACTAAAATTGTAACAAAGCTCGTGTCCTAAGTATATTATGGCATATGCTTATCATGAGCATGGAGAGTTTGAAGCAAGAGTATGTACCAAAATATTTGGCGGGCGGGGAACAAAAGTTCTATCGTTTTTTACTACTTTTAGCCTTAAATAAGATAGTTTTGATGGAAAAGGGAGTAGCCCGAGGGTCTCTTCCTGAGTTGGAATTTTTAGACTATCATGATTGTTTTTTGATCCTGTATAGACGAGAGGGCGAAGCAGACTATTTGCAAATGGCAAAGCTTTTCCGCCGAGCAGCTCATAAGATTTATCGAGTGATGCTCAGAAAGAATATGACTGTTTCCAACGCAAAGTTTCTAAATTTGGTATAATATGGTTGTAATTAGCGTTTCCGTTACAGAATCAATTGAACAGATTATGTCGGGCATTCCGAAGTCTGTTACAATTACCACAAATGTCCCTGCCACCATTTTCTATACGTTGGATGGCAGCGTCCCCAACTTGTTCTCTACCATGTACACGGGACCTGTATTTTTGCCCACCAACAAGCTCACCGTAATTTTAAACATTCTTGCCACCAATGGAACGGATTCCTCCCCCATTGTCTCTGAAACTTATCAGACGGACGTAGTAGATAGCAATGCACGCCTGCCACATGCACCTACGGATGTGCCACCAGGCACCAATTTACAAGAATTATATCCTTTTGGTGACAATGGCATCCAACCAGAGGGTATTTATGGAAACCCTGGTGATGCAGGTGTTACAGTAGATAACCCTGCCCAACCTCAAATTGCTAGCGGTTTTGATGGTGCTGGTAATGAAACAGGGTTCACCAATCAACCTTATGATTTAGTAAATTACAATATTAAATACTCCACTACCAATGCCGAGGGTGAAACTGGACCTGGTGTTGGCAATCTTCCTGCCAATGTTAAGATTCAGCCTGTGATTGCTCCGCCTGAAGAGTCTCAACAGTTTTCTAATATGTTTGATCCCAGAGCTTTCGTTATTTTCCAAGACACCACCCAAGAGAATCCAAACGATCCGCCAGCCATCAACAGAATGCATTTCACTCTAGAAGACAACGAAAAAGCTAGAGATGGAAATGCTTATTTTAATACTGGATTAGATGCTCCACCTGTTAGTGGAACTTTTTTGCGTTCACATTATAATCCAAGAACTAATATGATGACGTATTATTATTTTGACTCTTGGACTAATAAGTGGATCATTAGCACAACTCCATTTAATCCTAATGGACCATTCGATGGAAATATGTCCAGCATGGCTCAAGCAGGTGGTGGCTCAGGTGGAAGATTTGTATTTGAGTGGTTAGAATTTACTAGAAGAGTTCTGTTCTAATTAGAATTAACTATTTCTTCATAAAAATTAAATACGACAGCATTTCTGACGATATATAGATTTGCACATATTAATCGAAAGAAAAATTAATGTCAGAAGATTTGCGCCTGTCGGTCAGCAAAACCAAAACTTTTAAGGATTGCAAAGCTAAATTCAAATTCTGCTACGTGGAAAAGCTCCCACGCAAGGATTGGGATTTCCACACCTTTGGTAAGTTTTGCCACAAAGTATTAGAAGAGTTTCACAATGCGTATATTGCACGAGACTCTCAGCTTGCATTCAATGTAGAAATGGGTAATTCTTATAAGCTTGCTATTAAGGAGTTTGGCGATAAGATGACTCCTGAAATGAAAAAAGATTGCTGGGCAATTATAGATAAATATCTTCGCATTGTTACCCATGACAAGAAAAATAATTTATCAGCCAATGTGATTGCCTGTGAGAAAAATTTTGAATTACCAGTTGGTGAAAATATTATATTAAACGGGATGATTGACAGGATTCAAATCGATGACGATAATGTTGTGCATGTTTGTGACTATAAAACAGTCAAAAATAAAAAATATCTGAAGGATGATTTCTTTCAATTATTGACGTATGCTTACGTTATAATTTCAGAGAATCCAAGCATAACTAAAGTTAGAGCATCCTATATTTTATTGAGACATGATTTCGAGTATATTACTACTGAGTTCTCAGTCCCTGAGATTTTGACTATTAAAGATCAGTATGTTGAGTATGCTCGTCAAATGCTTACGGAAAAGGAATTTACTCCCAATCCAACTGTGTTATGTAATTTCTGTGATTTTCTACAAAACTGCCCAGAAGGCAAAACTAAAGCATTCAACCAAAATGTTTATGGTGAAGTGAGCTGGTAAGAGGAACAAATGCAAATTGAAGTAACTGAATTAGAACCATGTAAGCTGTCCGTTAAATATGAAGCGGGAGCTTTTGAAATCCTCAATAAAAGAGGAGAGATTTTAAATGCTTTCAAGAAAGCTCCGGTACCAGGCTTTAGAGAGGGCAAGGCAACTATCGATGTGATTAAGGTGCATTACCGCCAACAAATCGAGGAGTCCCTGAAGCGCGCTCTAGCAGAAGATGCTTATCACAATACTCTGTTCGAAAAGAAGATTCGTCCCCATGGTGCACCAAAGTTCAATACTTTGTTGTTAGCCGATGGCAAGTTCACTTGTGATTTTGAACTGTACACCAAACCAGATTTTGAGTTGGCTCCTTTCAAGGAAATGGAAGTGCCAAAGCCTCATGCATCGCACACGGCAGTAGAGGTTGGAGAGCAAATGCTCCAAGAGCTACGTGTACGTTTTGGTGATGTGGTTCCATATTCGGAAACTGATTTCGTTCAAATGGGCGACAACGTTATTGTGGACTACGAAGGTTCCGTGGATGGCACCGTTGAACCAAATCTATCAGCTACTGGAGAAATGATTACCATGGGTCGTAGTTCTGTGCCACAGTTTGATAGTAACTTGTTGGGCATGACTCTTGGAGAAGTTAGAGAGTTTGATATGGTAGTTCCAGAAAATGGATTACCATCTTTGTCTGGTAAGACAGTTCATATGAAGGCTACTCTGGTTATGGGATCCAAGACTACGCCTTGTGCCCTAGATGATGAGCTTGCTAAAAAGTTAGGTAAGAAAGACTATCCAGAACTGCGTGATTTTGTATTTTCAACGGCAGGAGCCAGACTTGAGAATGAAAGCAAAATGATGCTAACTGAAGCGGTTGCTGTCAAAATGGTAGATGACAATAAGTTCTCAGTTCCTAACTGGATGTCTTTGTCAGAAGCACAATATTTGGCACACCAATCCAAATTAGATTGGGCAACCTTACCAGATTCAGATAAAGAAAAGTATATGGAGCTGGCTGAAAAGAATGTTAAACTATCGCTTATCTTAGACAAGATCAGAGAAGTAGAGCCAGAAGCTCAGCTGTCTGATCAAGAAGTATTTGAAGTTATTAAACAGAACCTGGCTCATACCCAAGTTCAGAAACCAATTGATGATATTATCAAAGAGATGAATAGAACAGGATATCTACAAATTTTATTCTCTCGTATCAGAGATGAAAACACACTAGATTTTGTAGTTAAAAAAGCAAAAGTAATCGAGTAAGAGGATTAATATGAGTAAGACCAAAGATCAAGCACCGTCCGCATTTCCAGAGAAATGGCTCAAGATAATTAACAAGAGCCCAGAGTTCAAGGACACTGCAGATGCTGCAAGCGAAGAAGATTTGAAAAAGATCATCGTAGAATGTGAAGGTAACATTTATACTGTAGAAGCTGAAATGGCTGCCGACACTAAACTCAATAGCGCCAAGGAATTAGTTAAAGAGTATTCTGCTGCACATAAAGATGCCCTAAAATACCAGATGGCAAAGATTAAGTATGCCTTATTTTTGTTAGAAGGTAAAGGCGTTGAATTAGACAATAAAGATTAATTGTATTTCATCATCTACTGTTATAGTAAGATGATGAAAGTTGAACGATTTACCATTCAAGCCTGTTGTGGAAGAACTTCATTGATCTTCAAAACGGACCAACCTTTAACTACAGGGCACCTAGCATCGCTAGTTGCCCTTGGTTTTAAAGAGGCTCCCCACTTTACTAAAGCCGGAATTCTATATGTGGATAATCCGGACTTGATAGTAACGGGTCCAATTGGGTCCGACCGCCTACAAGTTAAGTGCAAAGTCGCTGATTGTCAGCAAAAGATCAATGATTTTGAGGTGTTACTACAGCAATTAGGGTGAGAACATGTCCAATAAGGGTGTCGGGTCGATTGACTATTTCCGTAAGAAAGTAACAAAAACTTACGAATTTATCTCGACCTCATACCATGAGGCTGGGCATACTGTGTATGGATTGCTTAATTATATGAATATTGAGTCTATTATTGTCTACGAAGACAAAAAACTCAAAAGAATTTGCGGCTTTACATACTATGATTCTCCCAAATTAGATAGTATTGAGTGCGATGAGCTACTTTCTAATCGAGTTCATGCAGAAATAGGTCTGTCCTATGCTGGGTTGGTTGCGGAAAAGCGCCAATTTGCATTAGCTTCGGGTTCTAATAAATTTCCACTATTCTTAAAAGATGGCTCCTCAGATGACACTATTGAGGCTTCTAACATAATGAGAAAGTATCAAGTTGCCCCTCCTGGAAGAAAAAGATATGAGTTCAAAAAGAAAATGATTAGGGAAGTGGGCACCCAATTACAAGAACATTGGGATGCTGTTACAATAATAGCACATGCTTTGTTCCGTAAGAAACAACTCAGCACCGCCGAAGTTAAAGATTTACTGATAAAAAAGAGCAAAAATAAGAAATTCTGGAAAAATCAATTCAAAATGATTGAGTCTATTTATTTAGAAGATGGCTCTTCAGTTTTTCCTCAATCGATTATCAATTAACCGTATTCCCTGGCAAGACATACTTGATCTACTTTATTAGATCAGAAACGCTCGTGAGTGAGTTAGATATGTTCATGTCATAATACAAACCCAAGGAAGTGTATCATGATGGATTTTGTTTCATTACATAATCAAACCGATTTTTCTATTCTCGATTCTTTAGTATCGCCTAAGGCTCTGTTTCAACGAGCCAAAGAACTTGGGCAGACAGCATTAGCCATAACAGACCACGGAACACTTGCTGGCGCATGGGATGCCATGAAAGCCGCAAAAGATACTGGTGTCAAATTGATTATGGGTTGTGAATGCTACTTCGTGGATGACGCTACCCACGTAGAAGAAAAGTTTAGACATGTAGTGTTGCTTGCTAAAAATGCTACAGGCTACCGTAATCTGCTCACGCTAAACAAAAAGGGATTTGACCAGGGTTCGTTTTTAGGTAAGCGAGTCTATCCAATCATAGACTGGAAATTATTAGAACAATACTCTGAAGGTCTCATTTGCTTAACTGCATGCGGCAATGGTATTGTTAGCCAATTGCTAATGAATAAAAAGTTCGATGAGGCAGAAAAAACTATACTGAAACTCAAATCATTGTTTGGAGATAATTTGGGGCTAGAGATTCAGCCAAACAATATGAAGCGTGGTTCCAATATTTTCAATGATGAAATTGATCAGCAGTTTTTGAACAGGCGTTTAATTGATCTTGGAAAGATTCATGGTGTCAAAGTAGTGCCAGCATGCAATGCTCACTATGCGAAGAAAGAAGATTCAGACGTTCATAACGTATTTTTGGCAATTGGTTCACATCAGCCAGTGTTCTCCAACTATCGTTTGCGTTATCCAGTTCCTGAATTTTATTTGAAGACGGGCGACGAGGTAAAAGCATTCTTTACTAGAAACTATGGCGAGGCTTATGCAGAAGAGCTGTGCGCTAACACTTTGTACTTTGCGGACATGTGTGAGAAACCAGATTGGATTGATCCAAAGTTCTCCAATCCAAGCGGCAAAGAGCTGCCAATTTTCCCGGTAAAGGACGAGCCAGACTATGCAGAATTTCTAAAGTGGGCGATTCATCAGGATGATGCTGTAAAGAAACTAGAGGAAGATAAACAGTTTCTAAGATTTCATTGTCAAAAGTTTTTTGAGTCTCGTATCAAAGACTTGAATGATGAGAAGCGTATTCAATATAATCTTCGATTAGAAGAAGAGTTGGACGTTATCGAATTTCATGGCTTCTCAAGCTACATGTTGATTGTGGCTGACTACATTGACTGGGCTCGCAAAAATGATATTGCTGTGGGCGATGGTCGAGGCTCTGTAGGAGGTTCGCTAATTGCATTCCTTCTAGGAATTCACCAAGCAGACCCTATTAAGTATGATTTGATTTTTGCTCGTTTTCACAACAAGGAAAAGTCCAGTTTCCCAGATATTGATACTGACTTTGCTCCGTCTGGACGCGTGCGCGTGCAGGAGTACTTACGTAAAAAATATGGTGAAGATCATGTAGCTCACGTATCTAACGTAAACACTATCACACCAAAAGTTTATGTCCGAGATATTTCTAGAGCCTGCGAACTTGGTGGGTCCCGTGAACGAGCCATTGAAATTGGCAATGAAGTAGCAGATTGTATTCCATCAGATATCCATTCCATCGATGACGCTTTTACTAAGGTTCCACTATTTTCAGAGTACTGCAAAAGATATCCAGAGTTCATAAAGTACAAGGATATTTGTGGCAAGTATCGAGCTTGGTCCACTCACGCTGGTGGTATTATCATTTCTGCCCGTCCCCTGACTGGTTTGGTTCCGTTACGAAAAGATAAGGACGGCGCCCTAGCTATCGAGTACGATAAAGAAAAAGCGGAAGAAAATGGTTTGGTCAAGATGGATACCTTAGGATTAGCTACTCTAGACATTATTGGTGAGACTTACAAAATCATCCGCGAACGCGGAAAGGTGCCACCTCCCTTCATCATCGATTATGATGTTTATGATAAGCCATCTTATGATCTAATTACGAGCGGTGATACTTTCTGTGTTTTCCAGCTAGGTACCAGTGGAGGTACCATTGATTTGTGCCGTCGCATCAAACCAGCCAACATCAATGACCTGGCAAACATCAACGCTTTGGCGAGACCATCCGCCCGCGACATGCGCAACGACTTCATCAAAACCAGGGATGGAGAGAAGAAGATGACTCTGCTACATCCAAAGCTAGGCAGAGCTTTCAATAGCACTTATGGCTTCGGTTTATATGAAGAGTGCTTGATGTATTTGGCTCAGGACGTCGCAGGATGGAGCCTTCACTCTGCAGATCGCTTGCGCAAACTGACTAAGGAAAAGGGCAAGAATCCAAAAAAAGCACAGCAATGGAGATCGGAATTCATTGCAGATGCCGTTAAGAATGGTGTACAAGAAGCTATCGCTCAGCGTATTTGGGATGAAGTAGTTGACAAGTTTCAAGGCTACGGATTCAACGTCTCTCATGCTGTGTTGTATTCTATGACTGGATACAAGACCGCTTTCTTGAAAGCCAACTTCCCAATAGAGTTTTTATTGGCAAACTTAATGGCAGAAGTCAGATCTAATGCTCCCGACTCCAAGAGCAACATTGAGAAGATCAAGAAGGAGCTTCGAGGTCATCGCGTCAAGTTATTGCCACCGGATATCAATACCTCACAATTAACTTATACTATTTCGGACGGCAATAAGCTGTTGACCGGTTTGGACGCCCTAAAGTTCGTAGGAGAAGACGCTATCAAAGACATTATCCAGAAGCGCCCCTTCAAGAGCTTCTTCGATTTCATGGCGCGTGTAGATTCTAAGAAAGTGCGTGCGAACAGCATTCAAGCATTGGCAGCTGCAGGAGCTATGGATTCTTTTAAGATTCCAAGAAAGCTTCTGTTCTTGTACTGCTCCGATTATAGGAAGAAATTACAAGTATGGTTGAAGAAGCATAATCCAAATCTTGAAGAGTTTGTTTATCCTTGGCCAAGTGAGCCAGATTGGAAAATCTCTGAACTATATGCACTTGAACAATTTTATCTTGCTGAATCATTTGTTTGTAAACCAGCTGATGCATATGGTAAATTTTTCAAAGATACACATAAGACAGTTTATGATATCAAGAAGTCTAAAGATAAGACTAAGTTAGCTCCAATCAAAGCAATTATTAGAAGTTATTTTGAATTCAAGGTAAAGAAAGAGACCAGTAAATATTATGGTCAATCTATGATCAAAGCGGTTATAGAAGACGCCAATGGTGACCAATGCGGATGTACTATCTTTCCAGATCGCTGGAAGACAGTCCAAGATCGTATCAAAGAAGTCAATAGTAAAGCCGAATTCGATGTTGGTGTAGCTTTGAGCTTCGCTGGAAACACCAATAATTATGAAGATGATATGGGCGTGATTTTAGACGATTTGTTTGATGTAGCTTGCATTCCAGCGCTTCCGGCTGACTTGAAAGCTAAAAAGATAAATTTGAAAGAAGCTAAAGCTAAAATCACGCAAGAAAAGAGCAAAAAGTCTAAGGATCCCAAAGACTTATTGGAACGCATTGAAGACTCTTTATATGATGAGGGACTGATTGATTTAGAGGAAGAAAACCCTGACGACTGATATTATAATTAACTTTTTGAAATAAAAGTAGATTTGATCTATCAATACTTTCATATTTTGATATGAAAGAAACAAAACGATGCATAACTTGCGGCTTTCTAAATGTCCCCAGCGCTTTTCGTGGTGACAGCGATATATGTAGGGAGTGTACAAGGGAAATAAGACGATTTAAAAGTAAAATTCATAATTTAATTCGTTTTTCTGTTAAATATGATACAATATCATATATTTGGAAGTATTTGCCTTTTGATGCTCGAACATTAAAAAATCATTTGGAAAGTCAATTTGAATTTTGGATGCATTGGAAAAATCAAGGAAAGTATAAAATAAGTGATTGGAATGACAATGATGCTTCTACTTGGTTTTGGCAAATAGATCATATAATTCCGCAAGGGGCTTTTTTATTTACTTCTGTTGAAGATGAGGCTTTTCGTCTTTGTTGGTCATTAGATAATTTGAGACCAATTTCTGCAAAAGCCAATGCCCTTAAAAATAGAAAGTTAGTACTATGAAATTGAAAGAATGGGCTGAAAAAACTGGTGTTAAATACTTAACCGCCTATCGATGGTTTAAGGCTGGCACTTTACCAGTCAAAGCTTACCAAACTGAGTCTGGTACCATCATTGTTGAAGGTGAGCGCGAAGCGGAGCGCGAGGAAAAACAAATGATGAATAATAGTGCAATTTCTCTTGTTGTCAAAAAAACTGTTGAATTGAGTGGAACTGATGCTTCTATTGAAGATTTTGCTTCTTGGATTTTATCAAATTTTTCCCTTAAACTTAACAGCGTTTCAGAAGAGCCAATTTACTCTAGAAATAAACCAAAAACTGAAGATGTTCAAAACCACTTCAAGCAATTCATAAAGCCAAATGGTGAAAAGCCAAAGCCAAATATGTTTGTTGCTCCAGAAGAAGCAATAGATGCTCTAGTAGCTAAGGCAGACGATCTTACCCAAAAAGAACTAGTGGAAGAAATACAAAAGATTGGAGCAGAGTCAATTGAAATTGGTGAAGTTCCCGAAGTACAAGATTTAATGAAAGACCTGTCAGTTGCATTGCAACCACAGACAAATACAGTGTTTCAATCTGGTCTAGAGAGCCATGTAAGACTTTATGACCAAGTTGCCGATGGCGTCGTTACAAGAAGTGTTGACTTAACTCCACAACTCAACTATACCGGCTCTACTAACGCCGCCCTCGGCAACAACTTATCTATAAACTCAGCAGATCCAAGTTTGTATGTACAACCTCAATCTGTTATGTTTAATTCTTCTGTCATGTTTAACTCTTCCGTACCTGTTGCTACTGGTGCCTTTAAGCCTACGCAAAAAGAATTGGAAGCTGTTAAAACTTTTGAAAAGCCAAGAAGAGGCAGAAAGTCTCATAAAAAATTAGGAACACAATGAATTCATTCGTCACATTTATCAAAAAGAATCCTGTCCTTTTGACCCGTTATGTGGGTTTGGGAGTTGCATTGGTTGACAAAGCAGTAAGTCCTTTGAACAGGTTAATGTCGCGCTTGCTGGAAGTTCAAGGAATTGACCCGTCTACTAAACCAGGTGATCGTGAAAGAAAAGCTTTAATTGATGCTATGGATAGAATTCCTGATCCGCACGATTTCGATACTGATTTTGATCTTTCTCGTTTTCGCGCTGGGAAACTTAAAAAAGTTAATGCCGAGTTGAAGGATCTCAATCTGACCATGGACAAGTTTCGCGATTTGACTGATTTAACCAATTTGTCAGATAAACCTGCTATACAAGCAGCCGTTGCCCCATCTAAGAGGGAAGATCCAGATCCACTTCAAGAGTTGGCAGATTTTGCAGACAGATACAATGTCAAGGGTTTTGAAGATGCGGTTCTAAAAATTAAAGAATATGCTGAAGATATAACCGCCTCTCCAATACAAGTTACTCGTAGCCGCCAACCAACAGCAGTCGCTGGTGGCAACAAAGCAATCAAAGGCAAGCCTAAGACTGTCAAGACTTTTAAGAAGGTTGTTTTTAGGAGAGTAGACGGCAAATAATTTTGCATATACTATGAGGTCTCATGTCAATTAGAGCGGTCAAACAATATTCTGATAGAGGTTCCATTAAGGATTTGGCTGCCAATGCTAAGGATCCATATGTTCCAGAAGAGGCGCCAAAAGCGTCCGAACTAAGAATGAAAAAATTGTTAGAATATGCTCAGCAGGATAAAAAAATGCAATCAGCGCTGGGTATTATTACGATCGATTACATTGCTGATAAAAATGCGCTCCCCTTGAGTGTATACCGTTTGAGAAAAATAGTTGATGATATAAAATCTAAGTCATCGGAACCAATCGATCAGTTTGGGCAAGAGCTATCCAAAATATTTGGAATTGAACATACTGCTGATTCTGATGCCTACTGGAACAATAGAAAAATGGTTAAAAGTGCGAGTGTTCGCAAACCTCCAGTTTTTAGAAGGGTTAAGTAAATGAAGTGTACATCTTGTGAAATAGAAATAAATCCACAATGGAAACATGCCGTTGAAATTAACGTTTGTCCATTCTGTGGCAAACACATTATGGAAGAGCATTTAAAGAATCTATTTGTTTCTTTACGTGAGACCATGGATTCCTTGGCATCATATCAAGATCAATTAAATGATTGGATGCTATCTAATCATAATTACATCAAAACTGATTCGCCAAATATCGGCATGTACATGCCAAAAGATTTGGTTAAGGAATTGAAAAAGGCTCAAGATGAGCAAGATTTCTTGGCTCGCAAGCAATCTATTGTAAAGGTTAAGACCGAAACTGGCGAAGAGGATGTCTTAGTTGAAAAGATTCAATCTGAGGAAAAAACTAACGAGTTCTTTAAAAGAGCCGAAGTTATCAAAAGCCCAGCTCCCGCCCAAGGCGCCCCAGTTGCAAATGCCAGCTTTCAATCCCCAGCGGAAAAGACTCAGCATTTTAAGAAAGTTGTTCAACAAATCAAGAAAGCAGGAACCACTGCTATAAATCAAGATGGCGCAGCCGACATGATTTCACCAGAGATGATGGAGAACGCAGATCCAGAGGCAGTAGCCGAATTTGAATCTTTGCTTTCTGGCAACGAGATTGCCTCCTCGCTTCCGACTACAGATGACGATGAGATTCCATCTGTAGTTCTAGCTATGGCTAACAAGGGCAAAGGCAATAGTGCTAGCAGCGCCGCCGATTTGCTCAAGTTACAGCAAATGCAAGAAAGAGTTAGAAGCTCCAAAGAGAATTTTGAATCAGGCGTAAATCGTGGTAAAGGCGGCTTCTCCAGAAGTGGTTGATATCAACAAAGGTAAGTTATGAAAGTAGTTGATAATAAAAAAGTGGATATGACTGAAGATGAGTGGTCTTTGTACCAGAAAATCGTCAAGTCTTATACTACTGCCACCAATAAGGGTGAAGATCTATTTAGAGATTTATTTGAAACGGATAATAATGGTATAATCATTTTCTTGAAACCACCATCAAAATTCCGAACGAGCTTTGAAGTATTCTTATTCTTGATGAGTCTAATGCAGCACCAACACCTTCGTTTAATGCATAAACAGTTAGATGAGCTAGCAGCCGAAGTTAAAGAAAAATTAAAGGACAAATGAGCCATTATAGCGAAGCTGAAAAGCAAAGCATAAAAAGGTTCATTATCGATAAAGTGTCTAAAACTTTAGATGATGCCATGGTCAATTTGGAAAAAGCTTATGATTATGACCCATTCCGTGGGAAAGTTTGGATAGATAACTTTCACGGCACTTTTGAGCTACATTTCACTCCAGCTAACGAAATGAATGACGGTAAAAATTATAACTTATTTTTCGATCATAAAAGGTCAGACAAATATTAATTTGTCGAGAAATAGTTCATTACATTATATATTACAGAAGGAAGACAACATGACCCAACAAGTAAGACTGGGTGATCTTTTAGGCACTGATTTAGAGGAAAATTTCTCTGATTTTGACCTAACTGAAATCGAAAAGGTATTAGAGCATCTTAGAGATGTAGACGCAATTGACTTAGCTCACGTAGAGCTTCTGCAACAGCAGGCATTACGAGGCGCGGACGTTATGTCTATCTATCTAGGTAAAATGGTAAAGACAATAGGATATCTAGAAGCTAAAGTAAATAGTATAAAGAATAAAGTAGCGTTGGAGTATCAAGCACCTGATGGCGCTCGTACCACCACCGATATGAAAAAATGGGCATCAGAACAATCGCCCGAAGTCGAAAAAGCACAAATAAAATTAGCAGCAGCCAAAGGCAGCAAACTTCTCCTTGATCGCAAATATGAAATTTTAGTGAAGGCTCACCATCATTTCAAAGATATTGCACAAGGGTTACGCAGGACAATCCTCGGATATAGTCCTGTCACTCCAAGTGAACCTGTCCCCGAAGGCTATGAATGATAGGGAGATAAAATGTCGAATAAATTTGAAGCGTTTTTTAAAAGTTATGCAGACTCGGAAGAGCAATTAGATTTCAAAATGGCTCATGAAACCGTGGGCGAAAAGGTTCCTTGTATTTCCACTGGTTCAGTGGCATTAGATGATGCACTCTCTTCGGGCGGTCTTCCTAAGGGAAGATTGATGCAGTATTATGGTCCTACCGGAAGCGGCAAGACTCTCATGGCTATGATAGCCATGCTAGAAGCCCAACGTCAAGATCCTACTGCACAACAGATGTTTATCGATGCAGAGCAAACTTTCGATCCCAACTGGGCAGAAGTTTTGGGAGTAGATACTTCCCGTGTCATTCACGTTTTCGGCGATGCAGCAGCTAATGGACGCAAGTGCTTTGAAATGTTGCTTGGAGTTCCAAAGGAAGACGCAAAGACTCACGTGCTTAAAGGCAAGTCCAAAGAAGGATTGCTTGATAAGATTGCAAATGGCGAATTCAATATCAATATGATTGTACTAGATTCATTGGGATCTATTGTGCCACCTGGAGAAGATACTTCAGTAGTTGGTAAGATGAACATGGCTCTATTAGCAAGATTCTTAACTACTACCTTCAAAAAGCTTACTCTAGAAGTTAGCAAGGCAAATATTCCGTTCATTATTATCAACCATAAGAAAGATAATATGGATCCATATGGTGCCGACCATACTTATTCCGGTGGAAATACTTATGCGCACACGCTTAGCGCTAACGTTTATTTTGAAGCCGTTCAACGCAAGGATGCTATGATTCTTGACGAGAAGGAAAATAAGGTTGGACACCCACTTAGAGCTACGATTGAAAAATCAAAGTTTGGACCTTGGCCAAGAAAATGCGAATTCAAAGTAAACTTCGGAATCGGTGTTATAGACAGACACGAAGAAATCGCGCAGCTCGCGTTGGATTACAATGTGGTAACTAAACCAACTACTGTTTCCCACGAGTACGGTGACCGTAAATGGGTTGGATTTCCTAAGTTCTGTGAAGCTATCAGAGATGATGCGGCTTTAGCATCTGAGTTGCTGCTAAAAGTCAATGAGGCTCGTGAGACCAAAATGGAACAAAAGAGGAAAGAGCAAGCTGATAAAAGAGCTGCTTTTGAAGCCCAATTGTCCGGTAAAACGGTTTCAGTCTCGGATGATGATTCTGAAAAGAAGAAGAGTAAGAAAGGCAGTAAGTAATGGCTGAAAAAGATTTTGCAATTAGCGTAACGTCAGCCCCTAACATGGGCACCATTTCTAGGAAACCCTCCTATTTGGTGACATTAGAGGACTCTAGCTCCGGAAAAGGTACTAAGCACAGGCGCTTCATTACTATAGACAAACCAGATATGCAAAACGGGTTTGTTTTAGTTAAGGGTACTTATTCCGATTTATCAGAAGATGAAATTGCGGGTTCCTTCATTGAAATTTTGTCTAGCACTCCAAAAGAAGAATTGCTGGATATGATGTTCCCGGCACAAAAAGTTTTCAGCATTAGAAGCTTAGTTTTTAATGCAAACAAACCATCTACCTTGGTAGGAAAGTGAGTAAGTAAATGGCATCTATAAGTAAGACAAATGGACGTAGAAGTTCTGTAACAAACAGCGTTAATGACATTGTTTGTCGCGGTATTTCTTCAATAATGGAAAGACACAATGTTAGCACTTGGACTGGAACGATGACTGAGTTGACAACTGCTCTCAACAGAGTTTTGAGCAAGAGACAGCGAACTCTTCTACCAGGTTCTCCCGGCGCTCTCAGAGTGGTAATTAATAGCGTGGTCAACAGACTTCGCAACAGAGGTATTGGCGTAAGATTCGGTCGTACATCTGATCATACTCGCACTCGTTTCGTTAGATTCGCACGCTAATGTGCTAAGATAAAAAACAGTCGATTCGTTAACAAGAAAAAGTACATTTCGTACAAAAAGAAGAAAAACATTAGGAGATCAACATGACTACATTCGGTGAAGTATCCTGGAACGATGACGTTTTCCCAGGCGGTGAAGGTAAGAAAAACACTAACAGCAAAGACCTATTCCTTAGATTGGAAGAGGGTTCTAATGAGATGAGACTCATTACTCAACCTTTCCAGTATTTGGTTCACAAGGTAAAGAAGGATGCAAGCAATCCAAAGGACTTCGGACAGAAAGTTTCTTGTTCCGCAATCCATGGTAGCTGCCCTTGCTGTGATGCTGGCGACAAAGCTAAGCCACGTTGGCTACTTGGCGTAATCAGCCGCAAGACTGGAACCTATAAGATTCTAGACATCTCTTTCGCAGTTTTCTCTCAGATTAGAAAGCTTGCAAGAAACACCCAACGTTGGGGAGATCCAACCAAGTATGACGTCGATATTGTTGTCGATAAGAACGGTGGAGCAACTGGTTACTACTCTGTACAACCAATCTCCAAGGAGCCACTATCTGCTGCCGATCAAGTCCTAAAGGACAAGGCTGATCTAGACGATCTAAAGCGCAGAGTTACTCCTCCAACCGCAGAAACTGTCCAAAAGAGATTGGACAGAATCAATGGCGTAGCTAGTGACGCTCCTGTTGCAGGTAAAACTGCTACAGCAGCAGCTCCTAAGGCTGCCCCAGCCGTCAGCATGACTGACGACGAAGAGTTGGCTGAGACTTTCCCATCTTATGATGGTCAGTCATAATTAGCCCATAATTCAAAAGGGATTCGGGTTAACTCTCGAATCCCTTTCTATTTTGTTCGATATATTACCTAATATGAAAAAGGTATTAGGTTTCGATGTATCGAGTACTACCATTGGTTGGTGCTTATTAGAATTTGATGAATCAAATAATAAGATAGAGTATGTTACCGCTGGTTATGTAAAGCCCCTTAAAAAGGGAAGTATTATTGAACGTATTGTAGATACTCGAAATAAAATTCAAGATATTATTGATCAAGTTAAACCAGATTATATTGGAATTGAAGATATCATTCAATTTATGAAAGGTCATAGTACTGCTAAAACCATCATTATGTTAACAACATTTAATAGAATGATTGGTTTATGTGCTTATGATTATTTGAAAAAGTCTCCAGAACTATTTAGTGTAATGTCTATTAGACACGGATTAAAAACTGATAAAGATTTACCTAAAAAAGAAGATATGCCAGAATTGGTAGCAAAGCATTTAGAGATTAGTTTCCCATATGAGTATAATAAAAAGGGTAAGGTCAGGGTTGAAAGCTTTGACATGGCTGATGGTATCGCTGTAGCTTTGTATTATGCTTTTGTGTTGACTGGCAGAGTGAAGCGCAAGGTTAAGAAAAAATGAATTTGAAGGACGCATACTCAATCTTAGAAATTCCGCAAACCTCTACACCAGAGGAAGCTAAGAAAAAGTATCGTGACCTCACCAAGAAGTTTCATCCCGACATTAACAAAGAGCCGGGAGCTGAGGATAAATTCAAGAAAATTAATGAAGCCTACCAAGTGGTCTCTACTGGTAAGAGTACAGACCGACAACAATTTCGTCAAACCAATACTTATAATCCATTTGGCAGACAGAATGTTATTTATGCTGATCACATTAATATTTCAACCACTATTTCTTTCAAAGAGTCAATAGAAGGCTGTAATAAAGAAATAACATTTAATAGAAATGTCAAATGCAAGCCTTGCGGTGGTCAAGGAGAATCAACTATAAATAATGGTTGTGCCAAGTGTGGCGGGCGAGGTCAAGTAGTAATGAGGCAGGGCAACATGGTTATGGTTCAGACATGTGATAAATGTTTTGGCAGAGCTGATGTTGAGTCTTGTTCTGCTTGCAATGGAGAAGGTTTTGTGCAAGCAGAAACATCTATTACAGTGAATATTCAAGGTGGAAGAAATAATGGAGATACTTTGAGATTAGCTGGAATGGGAAATTATGTTGGTAATTTTGGACCTATAGAACAGTACACTGATGCTCATCTAAATGTTCAAGTTATTCCAGAATCTGGTTTGTCACTGGATGGTACCAGTGTAGTGTGTCAATTACAGCTTTCTTTGCTAGAGGCTTTGAAAGGTTGCCAAAAGAGTGTTAAAACGATTGATGGAGAAACGACTATCGATATTAAGCCGTTATCTAGACATAAAGAAGAGGTTGTTCTTCCTAAGCTTGGAGTTAATCGACAGGGAGATCAAAGAGTTATTTTGGATATAAAATATCCAGATAATATAGATAATTTGATTAATGGACTTTCAAAGGAAATATAATGCCATTTTCTATGCCATGTGCAACTAAAGGTTGTGGTAAAATTATGGAGCCCTATCTAGATCCAAAGACTGATAAAGTATATTGTTCTTTGTGCGATGGAGAGCTGCCTAACATTACGCATTTCGTCAAAATACAGATGAAGAGCTTAAAACAATTTCGACAAAAATCTCCCAAGCCGTTTGCAATCAAATGTCAAAAGTGCGAAAAAGAAGATCAGCCAGTGATATCTGGTGACGATATAGTGTGTCCAGGGTGCAACAAGCCACACTCTCATTTGAGCGAGCCCTTCAAGATCATGTTGAGAGATAAATTAAGAACAGTAAATAAAGACGTGTAAGAGGCATATGCTAGATAAAATTGTGGAGTCGTGCAGATTCCTACTCAACAATTTTCCAGAAGCACAAGAGAGCCTATCCTATTTAGATTCTCGTATTAATAAAGAAAGTCAAGAACTGTTTCAGTTTGGTTACTTTCCTGGAATTCATAATTTGCAAGCCCTGACCTCCCTGGTTGGTGAGGAAGAGCTGCAAAAAAATGGTCTCTTATATCATAAGACCATTGAGGATTCCCTTTGTCCAAGAACAATAAGCTTTTGCTATTTTGAAGACCATCATTTAGTAATGCCCTTCCGTAACATCTATGGCAAGATTGTTGCTATGGTAGGCAGAAATTTACTGACGGATGAAGAAAGAAAAGTTGGTAAAATATCCAAATATAAGAATACAGCTGAATCTACTGAATTTAAGAAAGGTAATTTATTATTTGGTCTTTATGAAAATAAACAACATATTTTAGACCAAAACTGCGTCTATGTCGTAGAAGGTCAATTCGACGTCATTAAAGCTGTTGAAAAGGGATTTAGAAATGTGGTCGCATTAGGAACTTCTAATATGACTGCCTATCAATTTTCTGTCATCAGCAGATACACCAATAACATATTTTTATTATTGGATAACGATGTTTCTGGTGAAAAGGGGAGGAAAAAGATAATAGAAAACTTTGGCAAATTTGTCAATATTCGTAATTTTTACATACCTGAAAGCTATAATGACATTGATGAATACATTACCAAGGGTAAGATTGGTAGTTATGAAGATATGTCTTTCGTTGTAAAGGACTAAGAATTTACTTTAATTCCAAACCCTTATCATTGATATATTCTGATTCAGTCTCTACTTTATAGGGGTTCAATATGACCAAAAGACAAAATCGTTCAGATCGTTACCAGTGGGTGTTGTTAGAAACAGTTTGCTCAAATGACATGATGGAAGCGTTTTGTAACGAAGATAGTATCTACAATAGGTTAAATCCGTTTGAGTATAACGAAAACCTCATTGAACTGGAAGAACAACTAAAGAAAGAGTTTTGGAGAGTGGTAGATACACTACTTACCCCAAGACAAAGAGAAGTAATCCGTCTTTATGCGGATGGCTATACCCAAATGGAAATAGCTAAGATGTTAAATGTTAATCAAAGTTCCATTACCAAGTCTTTGAATGGTAACGTGGACTATAAAAACGGTAAGAAGATTTACGGCGGAGCCCGTAAGAAAATTCGCAAGATCATCGAAAATGATGAGAAAATCAAGGAAATTCTCGCCAAAATGGCTGAGACTAGAGAAGAGAAATGGTAAAATTACCAGCATAGAATGTGTAAAGTGCCCAGTTTATTCGTAAGCTGGGCATTTTCTTTTGTCCATAATACTACCAATAATTCTCTATGTATGGTAAGGCATATTCTGTTCAACGGGAGACGTGATGTCAAAAAATTCGATAGATTACTCTGGTTTAGCACACAAAATCTACAAGAAAGCCTTTAAACTCAGCGAGGTTAAGGACCAGCTTGAGTCTGTGGCTTGGGATGTAGTTAGATTTAAGGACGGGGATAAGGGTGCTGATTTATGGCAAGTCCAAAGCGCAGAAGATGGTGAATACATCGTTGCCCTATACCAACCTGAAGAAGAAGAAAAGACTGCTTGGGAAGTAACCGTTAGTAAGACTGCAAGCGACTTGCAAGTCTCTTACAAAGGCGATCCAATTGTCAGATTGGCTGCTGAAAAACTAGGAATCCCACGCGCAGAGTTGCATGCGGTTCCAGGATACTTACCTTCTAAATTAGCTGCTAACAAGAAATTGGTCAAGGCTTTATTAAATGAGCTTTCCGAATCAGCTAAAAAAGAGGTATTAAATAAATACCCTGAGTTGGTTTAACATTATAGAATAGGTGTGTAAATGAGCCTCGACAAAATTCAACAACTAGTAGGTTCTCTAGCAAAGTCCGTAGAAGATAACGAGAGAATAGCTACCCCAATTCTTGCCGCTAAGTTAGCCAAGGCAGTAGATGCTTACCCAAGTGACCACACTATCGGCGCAATGTCCAGAGTGGTTCACAAAATGGCATCCAATAACACCATGTTCATCCGCAAAGCGGAATTGAGAACGCTTTACAACAAACTGTATACTCGTAATACTAAGTTTGCTGAGTTGTTCCAAAATGAAATGGGTCAAGTAGAAGAGCTAAAAGGAGCTACTACTTATCAGAGAGACGAAGCAGTTCAAGTGAATCCATACGAAGTTGGTGACACTGTACTAGCCAACGCACTGCAAAGTGTATTCGACAAGCACCTACCAGTCAAGATGTACTCTCAACCACTAGCTGATAAGGCTATGGCATCTGTTGCTTCCACTTTGGATGCTTGGAATTTGAAGCCAAGTGCCATTGCAGTAAGTGATGGTAACGACAAGTTCATTGTAATTAAGGCTGATTACGAAACTCCAAAGGGAGTCACTAGCTTTTATGTTCCAGTAGAAGTCCAAAATAACAAGGTAGTTGAAGCCGAAGTTTTCATGGGAAATACTGGTCCACAAGAGTTGAACTATACCGCACTAAAGGCTTATCTAACTACTTTTGCTGGTAACAAGTTGTCAATCAGTGGCACCAGCATTTTGAGCGTACTAACCACCGCAGCTTCTGAGAATCGCGAAGTTAGTGATGCAGAAATTGCTTTGACTAAGCTAAATGCTACCAGACAAGGTAAAGCTGAATTCTTCCAGAATCAGATTGTTGGACAGAAAATTGCCGAGGCATCTAAGAAGGATGTTGAACTTCCAAAATACGATGAATTCGTTTCTTTTGAAAAGCAATTTACTTCCGCATATGGACAAGCAGCGTTCCAATTTGGTGCTGACAAGGTTAAAGTTGCCAGAGACCACATTGTTAGAGAGCTAACTGGTTATGGTCACAAGAACCCTCAAGTTAATGTTGCTAAGAGTGATGACCATACTATTTTCTACAACGTCGCCTTAGACGCTGGCAGAGTTGGTTTCGTTGTTCCAGTCAAGCTAGCTGATGGTAAGATTACTAAGCCTAGCGTTATGTTGTGCAACGGCACCGTATCCTCATTCAACCAAGAAGGTATTAACGAGTTGTATGTCAGCAATGCCAGCGATTTCAAAGCTGCAGCAGCTGCATCTCCACAATTCGAATTGAAGCCAAGTGATTTGTTAGCAAACATCAGAAAAGCACTTGCCGAAGGCAACCATGCTAGTGCAGAAGATGCTTTGAATGTGCTATCAAGCGCTGGAGATGAGAAGGCTTATGCCACTGGATTCCAGCTATTCATGCAATGTCTAGCTAATAAGAAGGAAGCAACTGCTCCATCTCAATGTTCTAAGATGGTTAGAAACGCAAGCAGCGAGCACCCAATTTGCAGCCATACCGGCTTGCCAGTTCACAAAGTATATCAAGACAAAGATGGTAACTGCCGTCCTCTTTACAGAAGAGGAATGGAAGAAACCTATGAGGGCGCGGTTTTCAATAACTCTAAGATCTTCGGGTGATCTATGAGATTGGCAAGGCTCGCTAAACTCTACGCTTGGAAATACAAGATCGCTGCCTCCCCAGCTGATTTAGAGAACGACTTGCGCCGTAAAATCATTGTGTTGTGGACTTATCCAAACAAGAATTTCGGAATTCTTAAGGCATGCGCTGAATCTGGTGCGGCAAAACCACAAACACCAAATGAACGTAAAGCAGTAGCTGGATATCAATTCTGTAAACAATTATTGTCAATTATTGATTATTTGAAAGTTAATTATCTAAATATTAGTTTGCCAGAAATTAGAGAAGTATTAACCGACTTAATTCAATTAATCAATTCTAATAAAGATATGAAATTTAGTTCTGATGGTGCGCCGTCTGAAGATGGAGAACCATCTGCAGTTCAATTTCCACATGTTTCTGAATTAATTTTTCAAATGGTACCTATTTCTAAGAAGCATGATATGAAGCTTAGAAATGAACAGTTTGGCAAAGCTAAAACTGGTTTGGCTAGAATTATGAGTGTGGCTATTGGGATGATGGATGATATCCATGAACTAGAAAGAGTTGCTCCAGAAAAATTCCAAGGTTATCAACCACAAACAGAGGTTGATATTGACCAGCCAATGCCTGGAAGATTTGCTCCTCAAAGGGCACCACTGTCTGAATATGATATCATTGACTTTATTAGGCAGCATGGCAGTGAATATGGCATCTCCTCTCAAGAGGATTGGGGCACTGTTTTCCGTGATGACCCTCAATTAAAACAAGATATGACAACGGTTATTAATGCATTGAATAGAGGACATTATCCAAAGGATTCTGCAGATGTCAAGATGCAAATCGCTGAGATCATTAAGAATCACGAACAAAGAAAGTCTTCCAATGCCCCTCTTTTTGAGGACGTAGAATAAACAGAGGCACTTATGAGAATCGCAGAAATGTTACAAGCTATCGCATCTTGGCTGGAAAGTCCAGACAATGAGGCTTTGCTATTAGCCGAATATCACGACGACAGCATGAAAGTTGTTGCCGAGAATTGTGTTCTTGCTGCCGCTCTTTTAAAGAGTGCCGCTGAACAAGTATCCGAAATGGAACCACCTCCAGAATCCAATTTAACTCCTGAAAACATCCAGGAAATTGCTAATCTTGCCAATGCTTTCGACGCTTCCGGTGATCCAGGTCTAAAGAAGCAAGCTTCTGTACTTGACGAACTACTACTATCTATTGCAGCTCCGCCAAATGCTTATGCTGAGAGAAAAGATCTACAAGAGCAAAGATTAGTCGAACTAAAGAAAAAGTACGAGCAACCTCGTGAAGATTTGGCTGAAGCTAACTTGATTAACAAGTCAGAAAAGGCAATTGATAAAAGTGAGATGACCAAGAGATACAATATTTTGGAAGCTCCACTTAGCTCCAGATATTGTCCAGATCATCCAGGCGTTCAAATTGCTCGTGTGGGTGAACACATGTGGCAATGCGAGATGGATAAGAAAACCTATAACTTTGAGACCGGTTTCGAATTGAACAATGGTGCCAAGGTTCCAGGTGGTGACGTTGCTCAACAAACTCAGAACTCTCTTAACGTTCCATATCACGCTATCTTCGATACCCGTGAAGGCAGACTTGGTTACAACAAGCCATGAAGGATTTTAATGAACAAACCAGCTTACAAAAAAATTCTGGAGCATCCAGATAAGGATGAAATTATTGCTAAGTTGGTGACTGGTCAATCGCCTGCCGAGATACATGAATGGTTAAAAGCTAAATATACCAATGTAAGTGAATCGAAGTTTGTCTTAACTGAGAAACTTCTAAAGTCATTTCAAAATACATATTTAGATTTCTATAATGATATTCAAGAAGATTTAGCTAAAACTAAAACGGCTCTGGCAACCAACACCTCTGATCAGCTAGATTTAGCAGTCAAGGGCAATCCAGCATATAAAGATGCTATGCTCAAGCTTGCCAATGGAGAGCTAGATGTTGATAGAATTTTAGCTAATTTAGCTATTAATATAGAGACTCGTTTGTCTCAAATTTTTGATTATATTCAGGAAAATCCTAGGGATGTTAATACTAGAATAGACCGCTTGATCACAGAATATGCTGATACCTTGGGTAATTTATTAGATAAATACCATAAGTGGAAGGAAGTTCGCCCTGATCAAATCATCCAGCACAACGTGACTTTGCAGGTCGTAGACCAGCATATTTCGGTATTTCATGATGTAATCAAAGAGGTTTTATCTCAAATGGATTTGGAAACTTCCCTATATTTCATGGAAGTATTCAATGAGAAAATGGCTAAGCTAAAGATGCCAACTCCAGAAGCTCCGCCATCAACTGAGATGAAACTTGCTGAAGCTAAATTGCTTAACGAGACCATCAATAAGAAGATTAACGAGTCATGACCAACAAACACCACTCACCAATTATCGATATGCCATCCAAGGAACAATTGGAAATGGCTACTCGTCCATCTGATGAAGAATTGGTGTTGAATCCAGAAATGAAGACTAAGCTTGAAAAGTTGATGAAGTATTTTGATGAGGTGGGCATCGACTACTCTAAATTTGATCCAGAGTCCATACCTCACCTAGATTTTAGCAAAAAGGACGCATATCCAAATTTCGACCAATACATGCACATCCCTGGGCAGCACAATACCCAAAAGTGGTTGGCAGCAGTTCGTTCTATTTATCAAACGGAGAAAAGTGGCAGTGGTCGTGTAGATGCTATTCGTAAAGCTACTTCAGGTTGGAATATCATGGAGACTTATGACTTCTTGAACTGGCTAAAATATCATGAATCAGGAGATCACTTGAAATACAAATTTGCACAACTATGGTATGAAAACGGTGCTCCCGGTTATTTTTTACATGTGAAACCAGATCCAGTCAAAGAGCCAGAACCACAAGTTACTGGACGTGACATTGATTTCGCCAGAGACTCTGTTACCGAAAAGACTGAGCGTAAACAAATTATCGAGAAGCAAAGAAATAAAATCATTGGACGCTTGGACTCAGCAGAAAAATTGCTAAGATCGCCTGATGGTCAAATCTTCTCTGGAAAAGAATTCGAATCACTACTGGAATCCATCTACGAATTAAAGAAGAGGATTCAGATGGTTAACAAGATTAGCTCTTCAACTAGATTGTATGAAGATATGATTGTGCGTCAAGCTAACGTACTTCAAAGGCAAGGTTTTACTAAGGCAGCATCTGTACTACATTCTTTGGCTCAAAGCCCAGCACAATCTGGAGAAGAGGTAAAAGAGCAAGGTGAAGCAGGCGCTGGAAATGTAATTCCTCCAGCTACGCCACCAGACGATCCAACAGGTGCTGGTCATCCAGGCGCTCCAGGAGGATTGCCATCTATGGGTCCAGGTATGCCTCAAAACGCGCCTTCTGATAGCGTTCCAGAAACTGGTCCTAACGAAAATTTTCCAGGCAATCCACAAGGTGGCGGAGGACAAGCTGCAACCACAACTCAAGCCCCAAACTCTTTGCCAGTAGAGCCACAAAAATCGAAAGGCATTAGTGAGTTTTTGGAAGGCATGGAAACATCCAAGTTCACTACTGATGAGGGTGTAGCAGAAGATGATGGATTAGAAGTTGACGACAACATCAATGTAGCTGACGATGATATGCTATTGGTTACAGAGGCACAAGCAGCTCCACCAGGACCAATTGATGAGCCAATGACTACAGCTCCAGCACCAGCACCATTGGATCCCGCTCCGATCCCAACTCCAAAAGCACCTGTTGCACCAGATGCTCCCGCAACCGAAGAGCCCTTGGAAGTAACTGAAGATGATATTGCTGCTCCACCAGGAGAAGCTGCAGTGCCCGCTGCTAGCGACTTTGATAACAAAGTTGATGCAGTATTTGCAAACATCACTGTTGCTGACGTAGTTGCCAAACTAGAAGACTTAGCCAAAATTTACAAGACCAGAGAAGTTCCAAGACAACTTGGAATTGTAGATATGATGTTAGGCAGTCTTGGACTTGCCTCCTATTTCCCTTCTCTATCCGAAGCAACCAACAAAGCTCTTGAATCAAATAACTATATCTCTACTCGTTTGGAAGACATTTTATCCAAGCTACGTGGTGGTATGGCTGGTAATGAAATTGATTTGAAGGGCGGAGAGACTACTGAAAAACCAGAGGTGGCTGCACTTAAGGGAAAATTGCAACAAGATGAAGATAAAGAAAAGGCTCGTAAGAAGATGAGAAAAGAACAAGAAGCCGCCGAATTAGCTGGTCCTGCCAAGGAAACTCCAGAAGTAGAAATCGCAGAAGATTTAGGCGCCCCTCCAGCAGCTGCACCTCGTCCGCCTGTCGCCCCAACCGTATAATTGAAACAAATGAATGAAACTCCGAGAACTACTCCACACGATGCAGGAAGTACAAAAGAAAATAGGGTCAGCTAAACCCTATATTTGTGGTGGTACGCCCCGCGATAAGTATATGGGGCACTTAGAGAATATTTCAGATTTGGATATTACTACAGGCGATAAGACTGTAGACTATTTGTCTCAAGAATTTGCTATTGAACTAAAAAAGAAGTACAACATCACCAGAAAAACTATGGAAGATGGTCATAGCACTATCTTTGTGGGTACTCTGAAAATGGACTTCTCATCTAATTTTAATGTCCCAGGCATCGAACAAATTTTAGCTGCTCGTGGCATTCCCAATGCTACCGATATGCAAAAAGAGATGTTTAGTCGTGACTTCACATGTAACGCTTTACTACTATCAATGGACCTAAAAAATATTGTAGATCCAACCAATAGAGGGTTTAAAGACATCAAAGAAAGAAAAATCAGAACTTGTTTAGATCCAAAAACCACACTCACTTCCAATAGAAATAGAGTGATTCGAGCCATTTATTTAGCTGCTAAGTTGGATTTTGATTTAGATGATGCTATTGTTGAATTTGTACAAAAGAATCCAGAATCGGTTAAAATTTCCACTGAGAAGTCCATGGTAGAAAAGCTAAATGAAGCCTTCAAGCGTGATGCCGATAAATCTAGCTATTTAATTACTAAATTAGGTCTATGGAATCATATTCCTATTACCGAAGCCGTATATCCTTACTATATGAAAGCAGTTAAAGGGAAAACCAATGTGCCCAAATAAAAAAGCATATTTTCAAGGCGACGGCGGACCTAATGAACCAACACCTGGAAAAAAGAAATACAAATCAGATCCTGCAATCGTGGTGCAACCTCGTTTCGAGGAACCATTTTATCGCAACTACGATTTGTATACAATTCCGGGAATGGAGCACGTCGGTCCAGGAACTGGCTGGCATGGTCTGCAAAATTACAAAAGTGTTAAAGAGTTTTTGGATGCCCGTCGTGAACGTCTAAAACCACGTTATGTTGCCGATGATTCTTGGCAAATGGATAATGGTAATCGTGTAAAGAAAAATCCTGAACGTCAAGCTAGGGCTTCCATTTTTGAAAAAATTATTAAACAAGCCCGTATGCCAGGCATGAGTCTGGTTCATAAGTTAAATGACAAGTTTAAGGGCGATGACAATGATGGTCCAAACTTTGATTATGGTGATGGTGCCTATACTGCGATGAGTGAAGGTAAGAAGATAAAGACTATTACAGATGCTCCACATAAGAGCCCAGGCGCTTTCTTTGCTGACGATAATGAAGATCATATGCTGCCTCCCAAAGAGCATGGAACTTCAATCTATGACTGGAAGAATAGCCCATATCAAGGAGTGCCTAAGGCTCCTAAGAAGAAACATGATGTGCATTCTATAGATTATCCAATTGATGAAAATATTGGGTCAGGTCCTATCTTGGGAGATTCCGAGTCCTACAACAGCCCTATTCAGTTAGGTCCTACTGGCGAACCAGATACCTCAATTTCTCCTGAATCAGTTAATTTAGGAGATTCCGAGAGCTATCCTTACTCTGCCCAGATAGGCGGCTTGCTAGACAAGTACCTGCCTCAAAATGACTCCGAGGATAAAACCCCGGCTGAGCTAGATTTCGGGCGCGATTATACTGGCGATGAGCCTAAGATGGATTCTGAAAAAGTTAAGAATTTAATAGATAAGTATTTGAATCCAGCCCCTACCTCTGGCTTGTTTGGATTGCCAGATGGAGTAGACTTGCCAGATGAAGATTTAGGAAATCCAACGAATATTAACCCAGATTACGGCACAACAGATGTCGGAATCACTATGTATGAAGATAAATGGAATATTTAACCTACGGCTATTATTACATATAAAGGCATACAGATATATGAAAACCCGTTCTAGAGGTATCTAAATGTCACTACAGTCAGAAGCACAATTACTAGTTGTTGACCCATCAGGTGGAATGCCAATGGGCGGAAGTCCTATGGAACTGGTACCATTGGAAGTTTCCGAGGTACATCCAGATCATCCAGCTGAGGCTACCATGTCTCCACTTGAAGTAGGCGAACCGGGCGAAATTTCTATTGTAATTGAAGATCTTCCCGGCGCTCCTCCAGGCACCCATGACCCTGAGCCAGAGCCACACATTGAAGTTCACGAAGACGATAAAGACAATATCGATGACAATGATGCTAAGAAATCCAAAAAGGATCCTAAGTGGGATTGGGAATCTAGAGGCGCCAAAGGTTTTATTGCTTGGGTTAAAGAACGTTGTGATGATGTTCCAAAGCATTCCGGTTATGATACCGCAGGACTTGAGAGAGCAGTCGCTTATCTAGACAGACTAGATAACGAAATTTCCAAGGCAATGAGATTGGATTTGGATGGCGAATTAGATGCAGACCAAATTGAAAAAGTCAGAGCCACCATTGATAATGGTATTGAGAGACTACACGATCGTCTTGACAAAGTAAAGAAACACAAGAAGACCAGCCGCAAGAAGAAGTCCGAGTTCGAGCCTGATGGCATTGTTAAAGAAGCACAAAAGGTAACCGGAGTTCAGGGCATCTACATCGTGGCACCACTATTGACTTCAAGAATTGCCCGAGTCTGTATTAACGGAATGGTTTCTGCAGGTCATGACATTGAGGATTTGTTTGACAGACAAGTCAAGTACTATAATCTAAACAAGCGCGAACAAGCTGAAGTAATGCAACTTTTGATGGACATGGGTTATGCCGTTCGTCAAGACAGAGGCTTCATGCCAGATCAAGATTTGCATGTTGAGGATAGCGACAATATGGATTGGGCAGCTAATTACAACAACGGCGCAAACATTTGGGGCGAGAAGAAATAATGTCCAAGTATACCAGACACCAACCAGTAGTTTCGAGAGAGGCTGATTCCAGCATTGATGAGGATCACTGGCTTCGCCAATTTCAAAGAAAGTTGGAGAAGGGTGCTGTACAACCTCGCACTATTGAGAACTCTTTGTTTGATCAAATTAATTCCATCATGAATGGAAAATCAAAGTATCCTTCTGTAGAGGCAGCAGTAGAAGATATGAAGGAAAGAAGTGGATTGTCTGCTTATCTAGACAAAATCAAGCAATCTGCTGATGAGAATGTATCTGTCAAAACTAAAGTAGCATCGGATCAAAATGATGCTATGGAAAAGAAAGTTGACATGATTCCAATCGTTCTCAAGAAGATGCCACAGATTCACAAAACTTTAGAGAACTATATTAGAGACAGCAAGGGCAATTTACCAGTTCCAGCAATCATTGAGAAAATCAGATCCATTCACAAATCTGACGTCTCTGATGCCAAGGATTGGGACGACGATAATTTAATTAGATTGGTTAGTAAGATGAATTTAGAGGCTAAGAAGAACAACCCAGCAAGTTATGAAAGCTACAGTAACTTAGGCTCTCGTGATACTGGATCTGATACAGAGATTGACCCATCTAATACTGATGCGTTTCACGCTCTGACCCCAGTGAAGGATTAATCTTCTTCCTAGTTACTCTAATAATAACTTCTGGCTTCTTATGTGGACAATATCCAAAGAAACCTTTTGCACAATTGCAATTAAAACAAAGCAATTGGTATTTATCTTTAGGAAAATTATTTTGAATTAGCCAACGATAAAGTTTGCCGCCCGTTTTCTTTCCATTCTTTTTTCTATCTTCCGCCCCATCATTATGAGTGTGATCAATTGTTAAAAATTCTAAAATAGTTTCGCCACAACAAGTGCACATGCTACCATAAGCTTCTATGACCTTTCTTTTATTTTCAAGATCGTATTCTCTTTGCTGCTCTCTAATTAACTCTTTTCTTTCAAAATATCTGCGTTTACCTTTAGCTTTAGTGCAGCTAATACATAAATAATTAGCCTGTTGTATATCACTTGGTCTGGTGTTATCTTTTGTTAAAGGTCTAAGACAATGTATACAGTCTTTTCCTTCATAGGTGTAAGGTCCACGTTTTTTCTTGTCCATGGCAATATTCTGAAATATTGCCATGGACGATAAAGAGCTTTTTGAAAAACTTAAGAAACAACTTCTCAGTCTTGACCCAGTAACATTTTGCCAGCTCAATTTAACATTAGATGGTAAACCATTTAGATTAGAGGGCAATGGCTATCGACCTTTTGCCGACATTTATCGTTACATTGGAATTAAAGCTTTAGAGCCTAACGCCAAGCCAGTTATCATGGTTAAAGGTCGTCAGGTCGGAGCTACTACTATGGCAAGCGCCCTTGAAATGTATTTCATGGGCTCAGGAATTTTTGGTATTGGCGAGAAACCTCCAATTAGAGTTATCCATGCCTTTCCTCAATTAGAATTGGCTGCCGCTTACTCTAAAACTAAACTTAATCAAATCATCGTTACTGCTGTTCCTGCTGTTGGTCAAGAGAAGAAGACTGGTAAAGCCAAGTCTTGTATGCAGGTTCTACTAGATCAATCTACGGCTACTAGCGACTCTTTGCACTTCAAGCAATTTGTTGGCGGCAACCATTTGTGGGTAGAATCGGTTGGACTTGACGGCGACCGCATCATGGGTCGTACTGCTGACGTTATTTTCTTTGACGAAGTTCAGAAGACTACTGGAATGGCAATCGGTAACTCCCTCAAAGTTCTTACCACTGCTAAGTATGGTAAGCCATCTAAGGGTGTGCAGGTGTATTTTGGAACGCCACGTCGTAAGGGTTCCGATTTCTACAAGATGTGGCAAACATCTTCCCAACAGTATTATTACTTAGGCTGTGAGCAATGTAAAGAGCATTTCCCACTTTATACTCCTGGCTCTGATGATTGGCAGAAAATTTGGTTGCATGGCTTCGTCGTCAAATGCACTCACTGTGGACATGAACAAGATAAGCGCGAAGCTGCCGAGCGCGGTAAGTGGGTTGCTCTTAAGAATTCTGACGATGAAGATTGTTTAATGATTGGGTTTCATATAAACCAGCTTTACATGCCTATGTTCAGTAAAGAAGATATCTTGAATGAAATGCCTGGCGTTCATCCAATCAATACTGAACGCGTATTTCAAAACGAAGTGTTGGGTGAGTTCTTTCAGGGAGATTCTAGCCCTATTACTCCAGAAGAAATTAGAGATAAATGTGCTGATGTTGGTAGAAAATTTTCCGCCCGCATTGAGAAGTCTCAAGATAATATCATCGTCGTTGGAATAGACTATGGCGCACGTTCCGACTTGGAACAACTAGCTAATCCAGATAAAGTTAAAGCTGTAGGACAATCTTACAGTACTGCCGTAGTTTTGCAGGTATCTGGTCCTGGACTACTATCTATTGAGTTTGCAACTAAGTTTAGGCGTAATGATTTGGAAAGTAAAAAGGGAATCATCGATCAGATTATGAGGCAGTACAGCATTCAGTTGGCAGTAGGAGATATTGGTTACTCTAATGACTTTTCTGCAATTTTACATAATACCTATGGCGACCGCTATCTAGTTTCTCGCGCTCATAATAGAGTTAATGGTCACGTTAAGTATACTGAAGAGGCATTTCCAAAAGAAATAGTTTTTGAAAGAGATTATTATATTGGTGAATTATATGAACAAATGAAAAAGGGAATGATTAGATTTCCATTTGGAGATTATGAAAAAGTAGCTTGGTTAATTGAGCATTGTACTAGTATGGAGATTAAACCAGCAATTTCAAGGGGCGGAGATCCAAGTGTTCATTATGTTAAAGGAAGTACTCCAAACGATGGTTTTATGGCATTATTGAATGCATACATTGCTTATAAATTCCTAATAACAAACGGATTTAGCAATAATAATCCAATTCTTCAGCAACAAAACTATCAACAAATCAAAAAACCACTTGTAGCTAGCGGGTATATGCCTCGTAAGTTTTAAATAACTCGATATATTATTAGTTGAGTATAGTATAGGGTATAGTGGAAAATGAGGTTCCATGTCTGGTTTAAAAAAGTCCAAGTCAGAACAGTATTTAGAAAACAGATCGACTGTTCCGCAAGTAAGTGCCCTTATGGCTCAAGGCGTATCACAATTTAGAAGAGACGGATTATCTGAAGAAGTAGAGCAAGGTCTATTTAGAGATGGTTCTGGACCTAATGTTAAAGAATTTGGTCAGACTGCTAATTCAGTAGTTGCTGCTTCTGTTGGTATGAAAAAGTACGGTCAAGCTGTCAGCAGTGTCGGCGGCATGTTCCGTGGCATTCATGGCGATTCTATCAAACAAACACCAGAAGTATATTCTCCACTATGGCTTAACAGCAACCTCAATCTTCCTCGTGATAGAGCTACTATCAACGCCTGGTGCCGTAGCTTTTATGCTTTGAATCCATTCGTTCATAACGCTATCAATCTTCACAGCACATACCCAATCAGCAAGCTTAACATAAAGTGCCCTAACAAAGAAATTGAGAAATTCTTCAATGACATGATTGAAGAGATTGACTTGATGAACATTTGCGTTCAAATTGCGCAGGAATATTGGTTGTTAGGTGAAGCATTTGTTTATGCTGAGCTAGATGAAAGCCGTGGCAAGTGGAGCCGTGTTCTTATTCAAAACCCAGACTATATGATTGTAAAACGCACAGTGGTAGCCAATGAGCCAATCATCATGTTGCGTCCCGACGAAAATTTGAAGAAGATCATTTTCTCCAATCGCACAACTGATATTGAACAACGCAAACAACTTAACAATCATATCATTGATTCGGTTAAGCGTGGCGAAAACATTCCACTAGATAATTTCCATGTCAGTCATTTGGCACGTAGAATTAGCCCATATGAAATCAGAGGAACTGGTCTTCCAGTCTGTATTTTCCGCCAATTGATGTTATTCGACAAGCTTAGAGAATCCAAGTATGCTCAAGCTGACAACATGATTAATCCATTGACTTTGGTTAAGATTGGATCAGAAAACTATAAGCCAACCTTTGCTGACATTGAAGCTTGGAGAAATGTTTTCGAAGAAGCTCAATATGACAAGGACTTCAAAATTTTCACCCATGAGGGTGTAGCTGTAGAAAGAGTTGGTTACGGTCAAGGTATTTACGATATTTCTGGTGATATCACTCAAATCATCAAGGAAATCTATGTTGGTTTACAAGTTCCACCAGTATTGATGGATGGTGGAGCTGATACTACCTATGCAAACGGCGGTGTTGCTCTAGACGTTTTGAGACAACGTTACATGCAATTCCGTAACATGATGTCTCAATGGCTAAAGAGAAAAGTCTTTGCGCCAATCTCTAAGATTCAAGGATTCTACGACTACTCTGGTGGCGAAAAGCAATTAATCGTTCCAGATATTGACTGGAATCATATGTCCTTGTTCGATGCAGGAGACTACATCAACACTTTGGTTACTCTAACTCAAGGAGATGAAAAGTCCAAGAGAGCATCTTTGCATACCTTGTATCGCTCTATGGGTCTAGAATTCGAAGATGAAGTAAGGAAGATGCGCAAGGAAGCTATTCAACAAGCTATCACTAACAAGGAAAAAGTGGCTTTGGATGCTATGGATTTGACCTCTCTAAGAGCTTTGGATGAGGAAGATGAAATTCCAGAACCAGAAGGCGGCATTCCAGGACAAGCTCCACCAGGTGAAGGTGGCGTACCAGGAGAAGTTCCAGGTGGCGGCGGAGCCCCACCACCTCCTCCAACAGGCTTACCAGGATTAGATTTAGGCGGACCTCCAGGCGGTGGTGGCGGAGCACCTCCTCCCCCAGCACCTCCTCCAGGCGGCGGAGAGGCAGCACCTCCTCCAGGCGGACCTCCACCAGCAGTCCCACCTCCAGCCTAATTTGAGGCTGCCACTTATGTATAATCCTGTATTTATTTACTGATTCCACATAGTGAAGGGTATACCATGCAGAAAACTGCTCAAAAAAGAAGCATTCTCAATAAATTAAGGGAAATGACCAACGTCAGCGGTATTGCTGCCGAAAAGTTTTTCAACCCTGAATTTAAGCAGGTGATGGAAAGTTTGCGCGAAAAAGACAATTCTATCAGGGCTTTAGTCTCCGGTAAAGAAATTGAAGGCGCAGATCCTGGTCCCGATCCAGTTAGTCTAAAAGACTTATTGAAGTCTGCAAGATCCAATCTTAATAGACGTGAATATATGACTGCCGTAGCTGAGCTTGGCAGATTTCATAAAAAATTATTTGATGTAGCCCAGGCTTTGAAGGCTTTGGAATTCGATGTAGACAAAGTACATCATGAATTTTTATTCAAAGATTTGAGCGAAGAACACAAACAGCAATTAGCTGATTTGAAGACCAGATTTGCAACTGCTAATCGTCAAACTATAGTTAAAGAAGCAAGTATTATGGACTTCTTTTACAATATCGGTACCAAGAGAGGCAGAGCCCTTGCCGCTTGGGAGAAGAGATATCCTAAGCAAGTCAATAAACTAAAGAAAGATACTGCAAGCTTACTAACAAGATCAGAGGCTATCTTAGGTCAATTATTGGGAGCGTTAAAAGAAATGGCAAGCGCCCGTGCTACTCGTAATGTAGATAACTACATGAAGGCTGCTGACAAAGTTACTAAGAGCTATCAAGTTTATGATAAGAGTTTTAAGGACTACTACATCTCTAATATCGAAGGATTTTTGAAGAGACCAGAAGTATTAGGTCCTATTGAGAATGTACCCGATGCAAAGCAGATGGGTAAGGAAGAAATTCCAGTGGCTACTAAGAGTGAATTGCCACCAGTTAGCGTTACTACGCCATCTCCGCCACCTGATATGACTGTCCCTCCTGCAACGCCAGTTCCATCTTTGCCTGCAGGAACTCCAGCAGCGGGTCCATCTGAGACTGTTGCTCCACATTCTCCAACCGCTTTGGCACCAGAAAAAATGCCATCTATCCCTGGCGCTCCAGCTGCCCCAACTGGAATTCCAGCAACAGCACCTAACACAATTCCAGCTGGACCACCATCTATGGCTCCAGAATCAGAATTCCCAAGTGACATGTTAGCCAAACAAATGTGGGGCAAACATAGTCACAAACAATTCCTAGCTTCTTTAGAGGCTTTGGCTGGCGAAGACCCTCGTATATTGGCATCTTACATTAATAAGTATGCTGCCAAAATTCAGGGCGTTGATCCAGAACTTTCTATTAGTCTGTTCAAAATCTCAAAATCTATTAGAGGTTAATCGTGTCTAAAAAAGTAGAACGAACTAAAACCTCAGTATCGATTCCGGAGCTTGTTCATTCATTTGCACGAGCATGGCAGTCTTTACTTGGAAAAGCTCCTACCAAGGAGCAATTGGCTATGTTCGTTGCTCAAAATTCTATTGAAACTGGCAACCGTAAAGCTATGTTTAATTACAACATAGGAAACATCATTCACATCCCAAATGTTGATAATTTCGATTATTTTGAGAATATGGATAGTTCTGGAGGCAAGCCATTCCTATCCAAATTTAGAGCATATAATTCATTGGATGAGGGAACTTTGGATTATCTAAAATTGTTGTACAAAGGATACCCCCAATCATTTCAAGCAGCCAGTGGAGGAAATCCTAAGGAATATGCGCACTCTTTGATCGCAAATCCAAAACATCAGTACTATGATCCTACTGTCGAAAAAAATTATGCATCTGGAATGTCTAATCTGTATACGCAATATATGAAATCTAATGAGTTCAATGAGGCTTATAATAGTGCAGTTGGAGGCGCATCTGCGCCATCGGAACATGATGAGCTTTTAAGAAAATATATTGCTCGCATAAAAGAGAAAGGCGATGATGTGTACAGTCAACTTGGTGGCGAAAAACCTACTGTTACACCAGCCAAAACTACTCAACCATCTGCGGGTTTAGATAGCATTTTAAACAAATACTTGCAACAAGTCTCGGCTTCTGAAAGACATAGCAAGAAATTATACAACAAGCTATTACCAACCAATCATATGGTGATTCGTTTGTCCTCAGATGACTATACTAATACGGTAGAGTTTGCTCGTATTTTATGCGCAGCACTTGATGAAGAGTTGTTAGCCACTGCATTTACTCATACAGACGGTAATGAAGTAGAGGTCGAATGTTCTATTGCAGGTCCAGCAGAGGAATGCACGGCAACAGTTAAACAATTAACTGCTGCTATTTCAGAAACATTTCAGCTAGCCACTGCTAAAGCTGGCGGCATCGTGGTAAAAGCCGACTGTATTACCAATAAAAAGTCATCTTATCAGCAAATGGACCTAAAATCCGCTAGCACACAATACAGGAAGTTCCTGCTCAAATTTATTTAAGGAAAAGCAATGGTAACAGAACAAGACGTTGAATATGTAGTGCGCGAGAGTAATAAAGACAGAAAGAATACGTTTGCTGAATTTATTGCCGAGCTTTTTAAAGGTAAATACATTGAAATTTATCTCGGTGATTCTTATGAAGAAGTGAGCACTGAACAAATTTCGACAGCTTACCCTGCTGTTTTTTGTGGAAAGGTAGTTACTGCTTACCGCGAATGTTTAGTTTTAAACTCAGTTTACATTAATTCCGTTACCAAAAAAATGGAAACTGGAAATCTGGTTTTCATTAGTGAAAGAGCTATTAGAGGACTAAACGAAATCGATGGCAATGGAGTCATCGAAGATATGTTCTTGAGAAGCAAAGAGTCTTTCGATATCTTAGAAAATTTTGTTCGCAGAAATAGATAAATGTACCATGCACGATACCCAACACATCTTACAACTAGCTGACAGTTATCAAAAAACCTGTCTACAAGGCTTGGTCAAGCTTGCCCGTATTAGGAAGCTTCCAGGCGGTAAGTATCGTGTATTGTCTGAAAAGGGCAAAAATCTTGGCACTTCCGATACAAAGGGCGAAGCTGTCAAAAGATTGCGTCAAGTTGAGTGGTTCAAGCATCATGACAAAAATAAAGCGGAAGACAAGGTAATTGATTTGACCGGTGCTCCTGAGTTAGCTTATTCCGCTATCATGCGTGAAATGAGACAAAAAGCTGAGCCACAACAGATTAGAGCTTTCTTAAAAATATACAAACAACATTTTGATAATGCAGTTAAAGATGAGCTGCAAAAGCCAGAAAAGGTAGCTCTTCAAAATGCTTTAGTTCAATTTAATAAAAGATTCAAGATCAAGGTAGATAAGAAGTTGATTAAGAATGCAGCTATTAGTGAATTAGGTGATCCAGCTATAGTTGGTAAATATCTTTCTGATATTGTTAAATTTACTTTGAACAGAATAGAACCAGAAAAAAGAGTTGCTACAATTGATAAATTGAGACAAAAGTTTTACTCTTTTAATGCTGATGAAATTGCAGCAAAGACCATGCCACCTACTTCGGCTATTGGACAGTCTATTACCTTCGTAAAACACGTTTTATTCAATCACGAGCCAACTTATGTTAGAGAGGTTCTCAAGAGCTTGGTAAGGAATTTGTAATGATTCAAAGGCTCAGAGAAATTACTAAGGGTTTGTACCGTGGCAGTGCCCCATCCCCACAAGATGTTGTGCAGTTAAAAGAACAACTAGGTATCAATAAAATTGTTAGCTTAGATAAAGCTGCCGGTGATAGAATTGATCGTACCTGCAAATTATTAGGTATCGAGCATATTAAATTGTATCTTGATGAAAAACCATCTTCACTTCGCAGGCTATTCGAATATAATTTAAAAAAGCTTCTAATAGATGGTGGTCCAACTTATTTACATTGTCATTTTGGTAAAGATAGAACGGGTCTAGTTACGGCTCTTTTCAAATGTAAATATATGGGAGAAAGTCCACAAAGAGCTATCGAAGAAGCCAAGGCTTTAGGTTTTGGTGTTGGAGTAGATCCTCATATAGTCAGATTGTATGAAGAAATAATCAAGGCTTGCAAATCATCCAAAGATGAAAATGCAGCTGATATAGTTTCTAATGAGCGAGAGTATATTGGAGATAATCGAGATACTTATCTAGATGAGAGTCGTCAAGATTCTTTTGCGCCGTATTTAGATCATACTAAGCAAAATCCGGCAGATGCGTTGTATACATATATTAATGATCAGTCTCCGACTCGTCAGAATTACGATCCTGATAGACCAATAACGCCGTATGATCAAGAGAAAACAGATGTTGTCCCAATGGTGGGAGAATTTGATAATGATGCGGGTCAAAGAGGTTTTGGTCCAACAGAAAACTATGGTGGATTCTTTTCAGAAATAGGTCACTAATGATTAAAAGGGCATATAGCGTTCAAATGACTTATGACGTCTCTGATGCTGAAAAAGCAGAGGCAGATAAGGCTTTGATCTATTTTAATCATGCACTTAAACTATTGACAATGGCATCAGAACATTTGAATATTATGAAGACTCCTTTCAAAAATAATCCAGATGTTCCATCTGAAGAAATTATGAAAGCAAGAGCTGCTATCAGAAGATTTAGAGACAAATCTATTGATAATTTCAATGATTTCAAAAAGGTAGCATTTAAGTGTGTTAACATTATGCAAAATTTTGCTTCTGATACGCAGACTGTTAAATTAATGAAATCATTTATTACATCTATTGATGATTTAGAGATTAAAGTAAATGAATTTGCTGATTTATTTGCTGATTTAGAATCAAAAGACTTTGCAAGTAAAGTAGTCACTAATATTGAGGGTATTCAAGCAGAATGTGAAGATATTGAAGAGATTATTGATGAAAGAATTAAGAAACATATTCAAAACAATATCTTGGCTACAAGTTGGGTAGACTCAGTAAGTAACGAATTGCAGATGAAAATTGAACAAAAGACACCATTGATACTAGATTTGTTCAATAAAAGACAAGATCAACTAAATGACACGGTAAAAGAGAGGACCACGTTAGGTAACTAATTTTGGCTATTATAATGGAATAATAGCGTATATGAATGAAGTTACTGCCAGAATTCACAAAATTGTGGCAATATTACATTATAATTTGTAGATCTAATTGTGATTCTCCCACTTGGAGACTAAATGTTTATAAAACATGGTGACGGAAAAATAATGTCAGTTCTTGATGAAGAAGAATTGACCGACGCGCAGAAAAAAGCTGCTAAGGATTTGTCTAAACAAGTCGTTAAGCAATCTGCGGAGAATAATGCTGATACTTCTACAACGAAGCAATCAGGGAGATAATGCATGTTTATCAAACAAGGTGAACTCATAGAGATTAACAGGATTGAAAATACAGCATCCTGTATTCCTGCCGTTAATCCAGAAATTCTAGAGAACTTTAGAAAAGTAGCTGCGAATCTAAAAAAGATTGCCCCTAAAGCTGAAGATTTCCTTTATTTTTCTGCTGTTATGATGCATGCTGCTGAAGCTGCCGCGCTTAATGACGATGGCACTCCTAAGCTAAACGCCAAGGGCGAACACGTTGAAGTGGGCTGGAATAAGCAGGATGGCTCATGGCGCTGGATGAGTAATGATCCAAGCATTAAGCCTTATAAGAATTCTAATGGCGACATATTCCCCGAGGAAGAACTCGTAAAAGCATATAAGAAGTGGGTAGGCAAGCCTCTTTGCATCGATCATAAATCCAGCTCGGTAGATCATGTAAGAGGCTTTATTGTTGATACCTACTACGATCGCGGGCTCAAGAGGGTTATCGCGCTATGTGCATTAGATAAACATAATTACCCAGATTTGGCTCGTAAGGTTGCCACTGGATATTCTAACTGTGTTTCTATGGGTACTGCTGTCGGACGCGCTATTTGCTCTGATTGTGGACGTGTTGCCCGTGCCGAACAAGACTTCTGCACCCATATGAAGACCAAGAGCTGCTACGGCGAAATTAACGTAGACTTAAATCCAATTGAACTATCCATTGTTGTTAATGGTGCCGATCCAAAAGCTAGCATCAAACACATCATTGCAGCCGCTAACACTCTTAATAGCTATGTTGAAACAAAGCAAAAAGAGCTAGAAAAATTGGCTGAAGATACTTATGTAGCCAATCTCTCTTTTGAAAATAAGGGTGGCGACGGGTTTTCTAAAGATCCAGGAAAAGTAACCAATGTAAGCGTTACTGCTAAAGATCTTGAAAGCTTTAAAAAGGATGTTGATAAGGCAATCGAGGACTTCCAAAAACTTCAATCTTCTATTTCAAATGAAGAAAATATGGAAGAACCTGGTAATCAACTGGCATCTGATCAAATGACCGGTCCTGGTTTAACTGGACCTGCAGCCGATTCAGGATTGGCTCCTCCAACTGCAAGATATGCCTCTGCCAATGTTGGAGCAGATACTATCGCCGAGCTTCGCGAGGTCACCAAGACCATTGAAGCTAAATTGAGCCAAATGAAACAAACCTTGGATAAGTTAGCAAACACTTCTACAAAACAAACACAAGAGGAAACTATGTCTGGAACACAAGATCTAAATAAAAAGGGTTACTACCAGGGTGCTGGCGGCGTTAACGAGCCTACTCCAGGTCAACCAAAATATACTAAGGACCCACTAAATGAAGAGCTTCGCGAAAAAGAAGACAAGCAAATGGTTGGTCAATCTCCGTTCCCAGGCGTAGGTCCTGTTGATGGAATGCATCCAAGCCCAGAGTCTGCTGACCCTGCAAACGAGTTAGAGCGTAAAAAGATGCTTGCTCGCGCAGAAGCAGAAGAGAGAGCAATTCGCCGTCAAGCAATTGTTAACTTAGCTAAGGGTGCTTTAGAAAACAAGCAAGCTTATTTCCAGAATGGTTTGGAAAAGGGTAATGTTAACACCCCAACTCCTGGTCAAGTTAAGTATCCAAAAGACAAGCTTAACGAACAACTTCGTGATTACGAAGACAAGCAAATGGTCGGACAAAAGCCATTCCCAGGCGTCGGACCAGTTGATGGAATGCATCCATCTCCAGCTTCCGCAGAAACTCCTGACGAAAAGAAGCGTAAGGAAATGCTACAAAGAGCATCCTTGAGAGCAAGATTCGTCAAGGCAGCAAACGAAGACGGAACTCAGAACCTAGCTAAGAGCGCATGGGAAGTATTCCTAGGCGACAAGCTTCTTCTTACCGCATCTGTTGACGAGCTTTCTGGTGGACGTACTGAACTAATGTACGACCACATTGCAACCAAGGAATTTGGTAGCACTTTGATTGCTAAGGTCAAGAAGGAAGGCGCTGAGAAAGTTGCCAAACTATACAAGACCGCACAAGCTGAGCCTGCTGCTCCAGCACCAGAGGCTGGTCCATCTGGTGAGCCTATGCCCCAAGCAGAAGACACTGGCAAGTCTGGTGATCCAAAGGAAAACGTACTAAGTCTAGCTGAAAAAGTTAGAGACCTATCTTCTGACCTAGTTGAAGGCGTTAGAGCCTTGACTGGTGAGCAAGCAGAAATGGGCGCAATGGAAGGTGGAGAAATTCCAGAAATGGGCGCAACCACAGCTTCTGATAGCTTTAGCACTGCCACTCTAAACACTCTAAGAAAGCAATTGAACGGAGCCCTTACAGACGCTATGAAGGAAGCCGTTGCAGAGCTTAACGATCATCAATCTGAACTTGAAATGATCGCAGGTCTTTACGATAAAGGCGCTGTCAGCCCGTCCAATACGGAATTAGTTGGCACCCTCGTACAAGATGCAATGAACGAAGCCAAGACCGCTGTTGCTGACGGATTCCAGCTTATGACTGCTTTCGTCAAGTATGCTCGTGGTACCCAGGCTATCGTCAAGCGCGCCGAAATGGAAGCAGAACTTGAAGCACTAGCTGAGGGAGAAACTATGACAACCGAACACGATAGTCATTCGGATGATGACTTGATGAATCTAGTCCAAGAGACCAATGCTGACTTGGATGCAGTTAAGGATTTGATGAGCGACGAGCACTCTGTTGATGCAGACCCTGCTCTTGATTTGGATGCTGCATTGCCAACCGACGATGCTAACGAAGTAAACGTTGACATTAAGGATCCAAAGGCTCTAGACATGCTACCAAAGGGAACTGCAGTTGTTACTGCCTCCTACGATAGCAAAGAAGGTCGTGCCGCTCTTCGTGCTAAGCTAGCAGCTGATGCTCTTGGCAAAGAAGACGATGGCGAAATTCAAGATATGTCCAAGGCTAAGTTCAGCGATATGTTGCAAGAAGCAGATCGCCTTGCTGATGGTCAGACCCAGCTTGACACCAAGCCATCTGACAGCCTAGGAAAAGTTGAAACTCTTCCAGAAATCAACAAGCAAATGATGGACGTCGCTAAAGCTCCACCTAAGGTACGTAAGGAAGCAGAAGCCATTTACAAGCTTGTCTCTGAAGGCAAGCTAGATCCTAAGGACCTAGATGCTCTAGTAGCAGAAGGTTTGGATAAGGATGCAGTTGCTTACTACAAGAAGTACTTCGGTGAAGTTGATGGTGGTGGCGAATTCGCAACCGAATTGGTCAAGGAACACGTCAAGGCTCAATTGGAAGCAGAGCTTGGCAAGTACAGAGTCAAGTTGGCACGTTCTTACGAGCTAGCATATGACATGGTTGAACGTGGTTTGTGCCACAGTGATAGAGCCGCAGTCTCTTCTCAGGTCGATGAAATCATGAAGTTTAATGATGATAGCTTCGAGTCCTTGAAGAGAGTAGTTGCAAAGCATGCTCCAGTGCTACGCAAGGAAGCTGGTCGCCTACCACTAGTTGGTATGCTAGGTTCTGGTGAAGTTAATGGCGCTGCTCCAACTGAGTCTGATGATTGGAATCAATTGTCCGCAGCATTTGCTAAGACCTCTAAGAGACTGTTCTAAGCAACTAAAAATAAGGATACTATAATGACTAACAAAAGTGTATCAGATTTCGTAGCTGCAACAATGGATGCAGTTCTTAAGAGTGAAGCTCACAAGTCTTTGTTTGGCGAACAATACAAGACTGCTTCTGCTAAGTGCTCAAAGTGCAGCAAAGAAAGCTGTTCCTGCGACTCTTCAATGGCAGATGACGACAACGATGCTCGTGGTGGCAAGAAGTGCGACGAGTGCGGCAAACCAAAGAACTTCTGCAAATGTGACAGTGGTTCAGCAGATGCTAACGATGCACGTAAGAAGAAGGAAGAATCCTCTTCTGGTGACAGCAGTTCAGCTTCTGACATGAACGATGCTCGCAAGAAGAAGGAAGAGTCCTCTTCTGACAGCAGTTCTGCTGACGACGATAACGATGCCCGTAAGGCAAAGTCCTCCTCTGACAGCGACTCTAGCAGCGCAGACGACAACGATGCCCGCAAGGCAAAGAAAGATTCCTCTTCCGACAGCTCTGACAGCAGCTCCGCAGACGATGAAGTAGTAGTTGATGCAGCATTTGATCTTGCTATCGACAGCCTACTTACCGCCTCCGCCGCTCTTGACAAAGTTGGAATGGAAAAGTCCTCTAGCTTCAGCCTAAAACTTGCCTCTCTAGTTGTAGAAGCCAAGAAGAAGGAAAAAGAAACTAAGAAGAGCAAGAAAGACTCTAAGAGCGATTCTCAATCTGCTAAGGACAAGGCTTCCAAGGAAAAAGAAAAGGCAGCTAAGGAAAAAGCTAAGGAAAAGGCAGCCAAGGAAAAAGAGAAAGAAAAAGCTGCTAAGGAAAAAGCCAAAGCTAAGTCTTCTTCAAAGAAATAATTCAAAGTAGGATACAATGTTCAAAACCGCTAGCTTTGAAGACGAGATCTATCGTTCTATGGAAAATAAACTTGTAGAAGCACAAGTTGAAAACAAGCATGGATTCAATAAGCTAGCACAAGCAGTTAATTGTTTAAATGCTGCTGCTGAGATCTTTGAACAAGCTGGTATGCCAGCAGAAGCCGCAGAAATTACCGAAGTCTTGCAAGGATTGGCTAAAGACCTATCCGGCAAGACTTCTTCTGTTTCAGGATCCAAATGATTAAGAAAAGTGTATTTGAAGATGAATTAATTGCTGGAATGCAGCGTGAACTAAAAACTCATGCAGAGAAACAAGGTATGGAAAATCTTGTTAAGGCAGCAGATTATCTTCATTCCGCTATGGATATCCTAGATGAAGCAGGATTAACTGCCCATTCTGATCGTATTCTTAAACTTTTAGCTAAAATTGCTCGTGATGGTATTGAGCCAGGTGACGTAATTGAATTTAAAAGTTTGTTAGAAGAGCCAAAGGAGTCCAAGGAGCTTCCTAAGGAGGAAATCTCGTTTAAGAGCCTATTGGACGGCGACGAGGACGATGCTAGGGGAAAGCCTCCACATCCAAAGAACCCTACCAAGATTCATGATCCTCATACCCATGGATTAACGCCTGAAAAACAGGTTAAAAATCTTTTGGAACATGGAACTCCATTCAATATGGCAGATGATGGCAAAGCTGATGATTTGCTGGATGTTGATATTGATGATGAAGCAATTGAGATTGTTGAACATCCATTAGGTCAATCTGATTTTGAGGATGAAAAAGATTAATAATTAGTTGTGCGTGCTTTAGCTATAGTTTTCGCAATCTTCTCCATAAATAGATATATAATATCAGTGAGACGGTAATAGTGGCTAAGGATATTCATGAAAACAGATTCTAACAAGCAAGGGTGGCAATAATGTTGCGCTTAGTACAAGTGGGCAATACGCTCCCCGCCAGTTTTATTTGTGACCCGTCTACCGAATTTCAACCAGGAATGATTGCCGAACTAACTGTTATTGGTAATCAAGTAATGGCAACTGTTAGCAATGGTACCGCTCCCCTTGGTATCATTGATGATATCAAAACCAGGGCTTTTACTAACGTTTCTTGGAACGAAGTTGTTATTGTTCCTGCTATTGGTGTTCCTGGACCTGGTGGTCAGTTAGTGACCCCTATTGACATTAAAGCAGAATTAAGAAAGCCTAATATAGTATCTAGTAGTTTTAATTCTACTATTGATGTAGTGCTTAACCCTAACAATGGTGTTATCACCTTCTTAGCGGGTACGCTATTGAATTTTGATTTAACTGGTACTGGTCAGCCAAATGCTATCAGAACCATAGTTAACTATACCTATCAAGTGGCTAATATTCCGGGTGATGATAGCACCCAGGGTTCTGGCAGAATGACAGTTTGGTTTAATAGAATGTTTTTCCAAACTGATCAATATGAAACTAATCAGCAATATCCAGTTCGTGCTAATTTGTATGTTAGCGAAAATGGATTTTTGACTACTAGACGCCCAAGTTCTATTCATCCAGCTGTTGCTATGGTGACGGCACCACCAACTCCAATGAACCCAATGTTGGAAGTTTTGTGGTTCTGAACCCGATGATTGAAGTGCTCTGGTTGGTCAAAAGGAAACGAGCTGATATGTAGTGTTTTGGAGTCAAGTATGCTGACAAACGAACAAAACACTACAATTCACTATCTTTATCGTATTACTAATAAAATTAATGGAAAAATTTATATCGGGCAAACGGTGGAGCCAGATAAACGATGGTATCGACATAAATATATGGCTACACAAGATCAGCCTTCTATGGTAATTTCGCGTGCCATTAAAAAATATGGTAGTGATACTTTTGATTTTGAAATTATAGCAGCATGTACATCATGGGAAGATGTTAATGATACAGAAACTGTATTAGTTTCTCAATATGATTGTTTAGTTCCTAAGGGCTATAATGTTGCTCTTGGAGGATTTAATGCACCTAAATCGGAAGCCTGGTTGAAAGCTATGCGAGATTGGCACGCCTCACTTTCTGTAGAGAAAAGGGCTGAAATTAGTAAAAAACAATCAGAAGCCACTCAACAACAAATCTTTGAAAAGGGTCATCCTGCCCAGGGTCGCATCGTAACAGAAGAAGAAAAAGAATTGCATCGTAAAGCACGTCTTGAGAACCCTATCGAATATACTGAAGAGTTAAGACAAAAAATGTCCGAATCTCATATCGGCATCAAAGACACAGAAGATACCAAACAAAAGAAATCAGAAAGCGCCAAGGAAGCATGGGATAAACGAATTGATTATTCTCGCAAGTGCTCCGTTGATGGTTGCGACGTATCTGGTAAGGCAAAGTATAAGATTATCGATGGCATCAGATATTGCAACAAGCATGGTTTGCGTATGTTGAGGTATGGGCGATTGAATGCGCTAACTGAGTAAAACAGCTGCATATTCTTTTATTTAGTTGAGGGTTGATTAATAAATCAACCGGAAGCTTTCTATATTCTGGCATAATGTAGAATAATGCGATCATTGAGGCAACCATGAGTTTTAAACATACCAATTTTGAAGATTCTGTCACTATGCGTTCTTTAGAGAAGCTCGCTAGAGACAAGGGATTGGTCAAGGACCAGCCTATGACTAAAGTAGCAGCTGCCTCTGAATTGGATCTATCTCCTTCTGAGAGCTTAACTGAAAATGTACTCAAGCTATGTTCTGGTTTGAGACACGCCGGTTTTGATAAGTATGCTACTGAGCTAGAAGGAAAACTACTTGCATACAAACAGGTACAAACTCTTTATGAAGTAAATAAAGAAACTGGTGATGACTTGGTGCATGCCGCACATCCCAAGGGAAGCCACAAACTAGAAGACGTTGATAGTAGCGAAGCCGTCTTTGAAGATATCTTAGATCAGCACTTGAAGCATGTCACAATGGTAGAGAAGGATCCAACTGGTAAACTATCTTCTGCTTCCGAAGTGCTTTCGGCTGTCAAGAATGTTTTTGCACAATCAGCATCACTTGCCGAAGTCAATCGCTTAGCTAATGGTATTGTGAATCAAGTAAATGCAATTGCTAAGGCATCTAATCCTGAGCTTACTTTTTCTATTAACAATTGGGTCAACAGCATCTCAAGCCTTGCAGGAGATCCTACCGTTTACAATATCAATGAAATTAAAAAGCAACTAAAGATATTATATGAGAGATTGGATCCATCTATTTTAAGTGGTGGAACTTATGGATTGGGAGGACTTTCTGATTATACTTGGAGTAGAGTTCAGGGCGCTTTCCGTCAAGCAAACACTTTGGCAGATCAAGCCATTGCTAAACGCAGAGATGTTGATGCTGGTACTCCGGTGGAAAATGACACTGGTACTGAGCAGGATAAACCTTCTGTCACTCAGCAAATGAAAGAGTATACTCCAGAAGCTTCTCCTCTATCAAGTCTTTATAAGAGAATTGGAACTCTAAGACAAAAATTACAGTCAGCAGGATTGATAGGATCGGTTGCTCGTAATTCGTCCGCAATGGCTTGGATTAAAGAAGAGTCAGCTAGTTTAACTGATCTTGCCAATAGAATGGGTAAGGTTCCAGAAACTCAAGAAGCTCAGATGGCAACTATCTTGGAAAAAGAGTTGGCTACTTATGAACAAGAGGTTGAGCAGTTTTACAATCAATGGGTTCAGACAAAGGCATAAATATGACTTCGCCTAAAAAAGACTTTAAAAAAATAGTGCAGGAGATTCAGAAGATTGCTGCTCCTCCACCTCCACCACCAACTGGTTACAGCGCAACTTCCTATCATCCAGGAACTACTGCACCTGCTGGTCATGCTGGTGGTGGTGTCGTTGGTGATCCTACTGTTAAAGCCATGCAACAGGAACTCATTAATTTGGGTCAAGCGGTTACTCAGCAAATTCATTTAGAAGGTCTTACTGGTGATAAAAGACAACAACAGGAAGCTGTTGGCAGAGATTCGTTCGGAGATTTCATTACCAAGAACTATCTTAGAAACTCTGATGTACCAGGAGTTGAGTTCAATCCAGATCCTACTAAGCAAAATTTGAATCAAAAGAAGCCATCCGATCCAACTCGTCTAAGTGTAGTTATGGACACTATGAAGAGAATTGGTAACCCTAAGGGCGGCGAACTTACCGCTGATGGATCGTGGGGTCCTCGTACGAACGCAGCTCTTCACAATGCTTATGCATTTGCATTTGCTATGTTGAATCTAGCAAGAGATTTTAACTTGCCAGTGAAGTCATATACAGAGTCCAATCTTGAAGGTCTTAAGAATGAAGTTCCAGAAGATGCTAACGACATTAATGCTGCAGAAAAAGCTGAACTAGCTCCCCGCATCGCTAAGCACTTAAGAGCAATTCAGAGAATGTACAAAGAAATCAAAGATGGCATTTTGGAAAAGCCTGCCTACAGAGCTTTTATTGAATCTGATAAGCCATTTGTTACTTACAAAAAGCAAGCCCCTAAGTTGACTGAAGCTCAGCTTGCTGGATTGTCACAAGCCTTTGCCAACGGTTTTCAGGTAAGATCCAAAGATAAGGCAGCTGTTATCAACGTCAAAGATCTTGTTAGTATGGATGCTTTGAAAAAATGGCAGCAACAAAATTTGCCAGAGCTACCTCTTCAAATGATTATCGCCCAGCTTAGACAACAAGTTCATCCCGCAGCAAACCAATAAGGAATACGATGTCTATCATTTATGATGACCAAAAATTAATCGACCAACTAGTCAAACATGCTGAGGACTTTGAGAACAAATTCTCAAAGAAGGGTCAAGCTGCGCCTGACAACCAATCTCTTGTTACTTTGAGATCGCTACTAGATAGTTTGGCAGATCAAATTCCTGGTACCAAAGATCCAAATGCTCCAGCCGAAATTTCTCATGAAAAGGGATTCAATGAAGGCGATCCACAGTTGACTGTAGTCAATCTAGAGGGACTTGGTGCGCTAACAGATTTCTTGATGCAAAACAAGATAACCGTAGATGGTCAGAGAGTTGCTTATGACTTGGCTGAAGATCCAAATAGCGAAGACTATCAACTTTATCAACTAGAGCCAAACGCTGGCTTGTTGGAAGTAGAGGATAGAAGTCGTGTTACCAGAGGATTTTACGTAAACAAAGACCTACTTAATAAGTACATTCAGTCTTTGCAGGCTCAGTTGGCAGCTAGACCAAATCCAGTTATGGATGTGCAGTTGCGCAAAATTATTCAGCAAGCCAACACTCAATTAGAATCTGGTTTAAGTGAGAAGTACACTCCACCAGAAAAAACGTTGCCAGCTAATGAAGTTTTGACTAATTTTCCACAAGTTCTAGATTACAAGTATTACAACAAAGATGGAGATAAGGTTCTAACTTTTGGAGACGTCTCTACTGCTGCTGGAATCAAAGCTTGGGTGAATAATAATGGTATTTCCGTTGAGATTCCTGGACGTGAGGGCGGACCATTGGGAATCAATCATCCGCAATTCGACTTCTGTGTAGTTGCAAGAACATTATATGCTAAGGCACAATGGTTGCTAAGAACCAAGGCTACCACCCCAGAGTTGGAGAAAAAATACACTGCTTTCGTTAAGAAAATTACTGAAGTGGCTCCAACATTGCAGGGACCTGATGGAAAAGCTTGTTCACTAGCAGCAGGAACAACCACAACAGCTCCAGCCGGGAAAGACAAGCAAACACAACAGGCAGGCGCCGGTGCCCAAAAGGTGTCCCCACAAATTCTGAACAACATCATTAGTACTTTGCCGTTTTCCATTAGAGATATCAATTTCGACAGAATTGATAGCTTCTTTGGATTAGTACAGCAAATTATGAGCAACAATGGCACCGCAATGCAACAAATAGGATCAACTGATGGTTCTATGAGAAGATTTAGTTCGACCTATATGCGTCAGGGCGAAAAAATAATTCCTCTTGGTATGTATCCTCGTCAATTTTTCAGCATGCTTAAAGATCCTGGTAAGCAATTCATGCCAGCATTGGATGAACTAAATGATATTCTTGATACCACGCGTAGCGTTGTAGAGGCATTTTATGCAACCTATGTTGGTCAGTTAGATGATAACCAAAAGGCTTATGTATTAGGTCAAATTGGAAGAACACCAAATGATCGTTCTATATACACAAGAAACTCTGGCGACTTGCAAAATCTTAGACAGGCAGTTAACGTAAAATGAGTCATGCACAAGACCGCATCAGTTTGTATGTAGACATAATGATAGTGGAGGCACTAGCATATGGTGATGGTCTATCTAAAAGTGCCCAAACTGGCGGCGTTATGTCAGATCTTGTTGGTAAGGTAAAGCAATACGCTGATAACTCAATCGATCCAAATGATAAGACCAATAGTTTGTTAAAACTATTGGCACCTGGTCTAATATTCACAACACTTAGAATGATTGGGTTGCCATGGTGGTTTACTGCGCTGTTAAGCTTAGCAGCAGCCGTTTTCCATATCGATGTTTTCGGAATTTTAAAATCCATTTATGAAAAAGTTAAGAGCGCTATCGGATTGGGGAAACCACTATCCTCTTCACAAGTAGATGAAATGGTTTCCAGCTCGGTACAAGAACATGCAAAGCCAGCTACTGAGGAAGAGGCAGCCGAAGCTCAAAAGGAATTAGAATCAAAGTCATATGTTCTTATTAGAGAAGCGAAGCATTTAAAATTAGCTTTGAATGAGTACGATCAGTTGTTGAAAAGTGGTCAACAACGTCGAGGCATGAATCTGGGATCTATATTCTCCAGGTACTCAGTTAAAAAGAGCGCGACGAGCAGTATTTTGTCTAGAGTTCTAGGGCTAATTTTCAAAGTATTGTTAGCATCTGCTGGGTTCATGGTAGCTGGTGACATGATTAATCATTTATTGGGCAGACCAAACGCATTAGACAATACTATGCAAAAAGGAAAACCAGTTGCACAAACTTCTGCTCCAACTACAACCGCACCAACCATAACTGCCAAGCAAACTAAGTTCCCACTCAACCCATCTTATCATGAAGAGAATTTTAATGGTACTGATAATAATTGGATAGAAAATATTCCAAATAATAAAGAAAGCGTTGAGAATATGCTGGTTAACTTTGCAAAAGAAGTTTACGGTGGATTAGATGGTCAAGAGTCTAATATCAGAAGTACGGCAGGATTTCAAGCTATTACGGATGCTATTGATTGGTATAACCATACATCTGCTGGTGGACCTATAGTTTTCATTCCTAGAATGTTTACTTCTAAGAAAAAAATAGTAGACCATTTTATCGATGATGTGGCGGCAAAGGCTCCATAAACCTATACATTATAAGGTATGAATAATATGAAAAGCGACGTCTTCGACAGTTTTGTCAAAATAGCCCAAGAAAAGGGAATGATCTCGAACGATTCTGAGGATTCTAAGAAGAAATTAGAGAAAACTCATCGAGCCGATTCATTAGACATTTCTGCTATCGAAGCTCTGTATGGCGTAAAACCAAACACTCCTAAAGACATGGAATATGAGCACAATATTATGGAAGACGCTCATCCAAACTCTGTGGTTATTTTACCTTCCTACGACAAACTTAATGGTTTAGTAGAGAACGAAAACGAGCGCCAGAACATCAATATTCATATCGTAATGAAAACTCCAGATGGTTTATCTACGCAGCGCAAATACGCTCAGGAATTGGTGCTGTCTTTGGTTAGAGTCGCTAACGATTTAGATAACAAGAATCAAGATAAGTTAATGGCATTAGCTGACTTGTGCTTACTACAAGCTAGCCAGCCACTTACTAAGACAGCTGTTGCTCCTTTAGTTATTGCTGGTGTTGCAGCAGCTGCCGCCCTTATTGGCGGAATTTATCTCAAGAATCATATGGCATTTTTTAGTGATGGTTTCGAGCAAGACTATCAAAAATTAGTTGCCGAAATTGACGATTTGATTGAATCAAACGATTCAATTCAGACTAGTGTTGGTGCGGGCTACAATTATAGACCAGAGTTTATTCAAGAGATGCAAAATTTCAAGAACAAACTAGCCGGTTACTATAATTTGTATAAGTCAATTGAGCCATATATTGATCAGCTAGAAAAACCAAAAGATGCTGGTGAATTGCTAGAAGCTATCAAGAAGCCAGAAACAAACGCAATTGTTAATGCATATAAATCTTTCCGTAGCGCTACCGACAAAATTCTTCCATATTTCCAGAAGATTGAACAAGATTTTGATAACCCAAGCTACAAGCAAAGACAGATTGTAGAAAAGGGTTGGGCAATGAAGGTTGTCGATCCATTTCTTCATGGTGGCAAGGGATTGGTAGCAGACGATTTTGACGATGTTGCTCATGCCCTTAAGACCTTTATGGGTGATATGCAAAATATCAATAAAGCACTCAAAGAGGCGAAATCACATGAAGATTCTCTTACCAAGGATCTTACTGAGGCATCTTATAAGAGCCAGGAAATGTTTGGTTCAGAGGAAGAGGGCGGCACAGCCTCAACTACTGGAAAACCACCTACATCCAAAGAGCAGATTGATCAAGGAGCCGAAGACCTAGAAAAACAACTAGGAGAAATCGGACTAATATAAACAAATATGGGCATAGGCTTGTATTTTGTTCATAAGACCATAATTTTCTATCAATAAGAAAATATGTTCTCTAGATTTTGTAAGTTAAGGTGTAAGTAACTATGCCGCTAAACGGCATTTAAGATTCACAGGATAATAAAATGTCTTTAAAACTTCTACAACCAGGTACACAACCACTTGGACAATTTGATGGTTATGATAGCGATTACTTGACCCTAAAGGGTGGCGAAATCGTTACTTTGATTTCTGTCCCTGTTCCAGGTGACAAGTCAGCTGCTGACTCTCTTGACGGTTATGTTAACCCATCAGGCGTTCAAAAGCGTCCAGTAGTAACTCACTCTAACCTTTTGAGCACTTCCCGCCCATTGTTCCTTGCAGATGAAGGTATCACTGGATATGGAACCCTATTCGGCTCTGTCGTAGGTGGTGTTGTTGGACAAACCTCATACGGACCAGCATCTTCCATTCCTTCCACTGCTCTTCTAGGACCTCACACCGCAACCGGCTCTGGCAAGGTAACTTGCTGGGACAAGCCAGGCTTGTACGCAGTATCTCTTGATGCATGCGATACCGCAACTTCTACCGGCTTGCAACCAACCAACACCACTTTGGACGTTGGAACTCAGCTAACCTACACCTCTACTGGTCTTCTAACCCCAGTTGGTTCTCCAGCAGCAGTAGGTGGCGCTCCAGCAGTAGCACGTTTCGTTGACTTCGAGTCCAACGGTTCTCTAGTAACCACCCCTAACAGACTAGTTGCAGCTCTAAACAGCCCATCTGGTAACGTTAGCTCAGTTGGCCCTCGTCAGTTTGCATTCGCAACCTTCTGGTTCAGCCCTCCATCACTATAATCTAGTGAATTAAACTAAGCCTAGCCGGGTGGCTGGGTGAGACGTGATGTCTCGAATCCCCTTAAAAGGAACCGCTCACCTTTTACGTAAGTAACTTTCAGCTGGTAAAACTGGCAAATAATTCTATTAGGAGAACGTTTATGAATATGTTCAACAACCAAGGCGCAATGAATGCCTCATCCCTTAAGGATGCACTACAGACTCTAGTTAAGTACGCAGCAGTTCTTGAAGAGAACACTCCAGCTAACATGGGTCTTGCTGGTCAACCATCCTTGAGCGACGAAAAGCGTGATGAGCTAATCTCCCGCGCTATTATGACCCAAGACGGAAAGATTGCTCTTGCTCAGGCAATGGCAAACCCAATCCGTAGAAACCTTGATTACCACGGTATCGCACGTCGTGCCTTGGTTGTCGATCCTCTTCCACAAGGTGCTATGCCAACTTACGATAGAGATATCGATGTTGCCGCAGTTGTCATCTCCTCCAACGGTGCTGGTCCAGAATCCAGAGTATTCGGTGACCGTGTAGTCGTTCCTGAATTCGAAATTTACGCAAACCCAACCGTCCGTATCGCTGAAGTCAAGCGTCGTAGATTCAACGTTATCGACCGTTCCGTTCAGAAGGCTCGTCAAGAAATCATGGCTCAAGAAGATGCAAACATCTTCGCAGCTCTTGATGCAGCAGCTTCTGTCGAAAACGTCCTAACCGATATCGCAGACGCAGGTCTTCTAAAGAGAGATCTTGTCGAAATCAAGCAACAGATTGATCGTTGGGACTTGGTAACCACCAAGTACTTCATGAACATCAACGAGTTCACTGATATCCTTAAGTGGGGTTCAGGCGGTGGACAAGGCGTAGGCGGCGGAGATTTCGATCCTGTCACCATGCGTGAAGTTCTACAAACTGGTCTTTACGCCCACATCTGGGGTACTGACATCATGGTATCTAAGATCGTTCCACCTGGAACCATCTATGGTGCTGCAGATCCTGAGTTCGTTGGTGTTATGCCAATCCGCCAGGACATCGAAGTTCTTCCAGCAGACGAACCAAAGCAACTAAAGTTGGGCTGGGTAGTAAGCGAAATAATTGGTATAGCAATTGTGAACCCTCGTGGTTGTGCAGCGGGCAGAAAATCGGTCGTAATTGGTGCATGATCTTAAGTGATCCTCACTAGTTAGCGATGACTAACTGAAATTTGAAAAAGCTACCGAAAGGTAGCTTTTTCGTTGTTATATAGCAGGTGTATATGCATAATCTGGACTATAATTATGAGCCTAACATCCATCAAACAACGAAACACCAAGAATAATGTTCTCATTGACGCCAAAATTGACGAGATTAATCGTCTCTATCAGGAAGGCGTGTCTATGACAAAAATTGGACAGCAACTCGATATTCACCGTAAAGCACTAACCAGGTTATTTAAGAATAACCACGTTGAGTCTAGGAGGGGATTTTCTTATACTCGCAAATACAATCTCAACGAGCATTACTTCGATATCATCGATACTGAAGAGAAGGCGTATATCCTAGGTTTTATTTATGCGGATGGTAACAATTTATTTCGCACCAATAGGATATCTATTCATTTAGCGAAGAGGGATGAAGAAATACTGAAAAAAATGTCGCACATCTTCTATGGTGAAGAGATACTCAAGTATAATGTGCGTAAGAATGATAAGGGCGAGACATTCCACTATGTGTGGCTTAACCTTTATAGCAAACATATGAGCCAACATCTCGCAACACTTGGCGTTGTTGAGAATAAGTTGTACAAAATAGTTTTCCCAGAATGGCTAGACAAATCCATGTATCGCCACTTCATTCGAGGGTTAATTGATGGAGATGGTTGGATTTATCTACCTAATAACAATCGAGATAGTCCTAATATAGGATTAATTTGCACCCGTCAAGTTAATGATTTTCTAAAAAACTATTTTGAGGAAGAGTTGGGGCTCAAATCCTATTTGGTTAAAGCACATAAACAAGATATTGATATTATGTGCGAAATTAGAGTTAAAAACTATCACCAATGCAAAATTTTTTTGGATTGGCTTTATAAAGATGCCACTATCCATTTACAAAGGAAACATAATTTGTATCTTAATTTCCTCAATCGATACGAAAACCTTCGAGAGCAAAACAAATAATTTTCTAGCATACTAATATGGATCCTAAGAAACTTCGCAAAGAATATATGAAGCTCCAGCCCAAGCTAAGAAAAGTTATGGAGCACGTTACTACTCAACTGGCCGATTTGCCGCCAGATGATTTTATATTGGAAACCAATGTAAAGCCATACACTAGTATCAAACGTAAAATGGAAACGGATGATATTAGGAACCCAGAAGAATTATCTGACCTAATCAGAGGTCGCATTTTCTATTCTCCAGGATTTAATGCCAATGATATTGTTGGTATCTTGAAAAAGCTATTTGGTAAGTCAATCAAAGATATTGACAACAATAAACGTCGTTCACCAGAACATGGATTAGACTATCATGGAATAGTTCATGTAGATTTAAATTTTGATGGCACTAATTTCGAATTGCAATTGATACCACTTGAATTCAAGCCATACAAAGAATTTCTACATCAGATTTATGAGAAGTTTCGCAATGAAAAAGATCGTGACAAAATGTCAGATCACCAAAAAAAGTTCTTGCGCAAAATTCATAACAAGATGTACAAAAAACTAGATGATGAAGCTCAAAAGAACAGAGAAGATAATTAAAGCTTCTTAGTCACTTCTAGCAAATAAGACTTGGTATTGTGTTCGGGATGACGCAAAATTTCATTGTAGCATTCATCTAAAGCTATTTTCAACTTAGGACCGGCAGGAATACCCGCTTCCATCAAATCATTTCCATTTATCTGCATTTCCTTCTTTGAATACACGATTTCTGTCTTGTACTTGGCGAGGAGCGCCCTAGATGGGGTGCCAAGGACTTCAGACAACTCTATAAATTGCTCTAGTACCTGTTGCCAGGGCTCAGGAGCATGATTTTTGATGACTGCCATAAAGCTCTTATAGGCTAACGGCGTGTCTTTAGCTTGAAAAGTAGCAAACCGCTCCAAAATTTCCAATAAAAAGACCACCTTTTTGATTTCCTTATTAGAAAGTTTTAGATTAAACAGCTCTGCATTGACTTCATGTGCCGGAATCTTGTTGTACAGGAAGGCAAGGCGAGTTTCTAGCTCACCTTTAACACGATCCTGATGAGCTAACAGAGGTAATTGTCGTCCTGCCAGCAAAGGACAAGCAATATCTAAAGCACCCGACTTCAAAAGCAGTTGTAAACCATAAGATGGTTGAGCTGTCATCAAAGTCTTACACAATTCATCGCTAATTCTCTCTTTAGAGACCTTTTCGAGAGTTTCTAAGCTCTCTTCCATACCTTTAAACGTTTCTCCATCTACGCTGTAACCAAAACGTGCAGCAAATCTAGCTACACGCATGATTCTAAGTCCATCTTCTTGAAATCTGGATTTAGGATTACCAACAGCTTTGATTATTTTTCGTTTTAAATCTTCAACGCCTTGATAAGGATCAACAATTTCATGTGACAATGGATCATAAGCAATGGCATTGATGGTTAAGTCTCGTCTTGCTAAATCTTGCTCGACATTCATCACGAAAAACACTTCTTCTGGACGTCTTCCGTCTTTGTATTCTCCTTCAATTCGAAATGTGGTCACTTCGAAATGATTTTGAACACCTTCACCCATGGCAACTGTGATAGTACCATGCTGTAATCCAGTAGGATATGTTTTAGGAAATAGGCTCAGTACTTTTTGAGGGCTTGCATCTGTTGTAATATCCCAGTCTTTTGGTTGAACACCTAAGAACAAATCGCGCACACAACCACCTACTAGGTAGGCTTGATGCCCCGCCTCGTTAAGTATGCGACATACTTCAATAGCCTGAGGATGAATCAGATTTTGAAAAAGTTTAGAATTTAACATGGCGCCATCATAAATCCTAAAAAATTGTAGTCAAGGGGCGTAATTACAGGGTATGAGTGTATAATGGCGCATAAATAATGACACCTAGCTGCGAAAGTGTACTAATATGAAACTAGACACAATTTTAGAACTATACGATTTGATTTCTAGAGGAACGCAAAATGTTCAGTCTAGAAAACAAACGTTTGAGTTGAGAAAATTGATCCTAACAGCCATAACTTCTGAAGATGGTTTCAAAAAATTAGCTTTTGATACTAGACGTATTGATCAAGAAGTTGAATACATTCCTAGACGTGGACTTCAAAATTATCACAGAAGTGAAAAGTTTGTTTCCGATGCAATGGCAAATAAAGTTTCAGCTTTTTCGAAACTAGCAAAAATGTTAAATCAGTTAAAGCTAGAATATGGTAAAGAGCCAGAATGGCAAGACAGCTATACTCGTGTTTTAGCATCTGCAGTAAGCAGAGGTTTGAGAACAGAAGAGTTAGATGGAGACTTCAGTGATTCTCAACCATCTATGGCAAGCATGGGTTATTTAGAAGAACTTATGTATGTTAGATACAGACTAACTCCAGATAATTTAATGTCTATGTCTGAACAAGAAATGCGTACTGTGATTTTGAGCAAAGATGAAGTGCTAGTCAGAAAAGGAATGGTATCACCTTCCGCAAACATTACTCCACAAGATGTTTCTAAGTATAGTTATGATGGTATGGTTGATAAAATGTTAGCTACAATGGCACAAGTAATGACAACTTACAAACCACCTCAGCCAGATGATAATTTAACTACTAAACTATTTGATGTGAAAGCAACTCCAGATAGTCCAGAAATCGAGAGGACGGTCACTATTACTATCAAAGATAAAATTGTGGATTCTTCCGAGTCTCAAAGTATAAAGACATCAACTGAAAAAAGTGCTGTTCCAGAAATAATTAAGGAGTAAGGATATGGGAATGGATGAATTTGCGCCCTATCTAAAACTAAACGGCACATTTATAGTTTTAAATCAATCTCCTCAAGTTAAGACCATTAAAATTTTCAACTATCCAATCCCTTATGGTCAAACCAGAGATTTATTACAAATTCCTGGAGTTGCTGAACAGGATATTAGAGCGTCCTTGTTGAAGGGAGAGCTACAACATAAAATTCTTGCCCAAGATATTGTAATTGTAAGCAGCGATATTGACTTGTTGCAGTTTAATGATGATCAGAAACAATTTTTGCGTAATGCCGGTATTGTTGATGGCTTGCAAGTCACTTCCACAAACTTTGCAGTTCTAAGAAAAGAAGATATCCAATTAATGGGAAATGTAGATGGAATCAATACTGTCTTTAGTATTCCTTCTGGTACTTTTATTGAGAACCCTACCTACAATATCATAGTTTATAAAAACGGAGTCAAGCAAGTTTTTGCTGATGACTATTTCATTGCTGAAAGTGGAGGACCTGGTACAGGCTACGACACAGTAATCATGGTTGTACCACCTACAACTACGCCTGCACCAGTAGACGTTATTACTGCTGACTACTATGTATTTAATCCATAAGGTCTAAATAATGAGTAAAATAAACGCCAGCCAAATCAAAGGAGTGCCATCAGGTTCTGATGGTGGCGGCGGTGTTTCGTCTGGAATTTACGTTCTAAATAACGGTGTTACTCTCGGACTATTTGATTCAATCAATTTTCATGGTAATGGTGTAACCACTGTTGGAACAGGCATTACTGCTGATATTCTAATTAACACCTCAGCAACTGGTACTGCAGGACCTCAGGGACCTACAGGTCCAACAGGTCCTGCTGGTGCAACCGGACCTACCGGACCTCAAGGTCCAACTGGATCAATCGGTCCAACAGGAACTATTGGTGCTACAGGACCAACAGGTCCTCAAGGTCCAACCGGAACTATAGGAGCTACGGGTCCTACAGGACCGCAAGGTCCAACAGGAAGTGTTGGTACTACGGGAGCACAAGGTCCAACTGGATCAATCGGTCCAACAGGAACTATAGGAGCTACTGGACCTACAGGACCTCAAGGTCCAACAGGAAGTGTTGGTACTACGGGAGCACAAGGTCCAACTGGATCAATCGGTCCAACAGGAACTATAGGAGCTACTGGACCTACAGGATCTCAAGGTCCAACCGGAACTATTGGTGCTACAGGACCAACAGGAAGTGTTGGAGCAACCGGACCTACAGGTCCTGCGGGAGCAACTGGTCCTCAAGGTGCAACAGGTCCTGCTGGTGTCAATGCTTTTTCTAATACGCCAACATTCATTCAGCCACTAGTTGGAACTACTGTTATTATTAGTATCGCAACCGGAATTGGTTGGGCACAAAATCAACAAACAGTCTTCGTATCTGGTGGTGGTTATTATCAAATAGCAACTGCTGCAGGCGCAACACTTACTCTCCAAAATCTTGGTTATCAAGGAAATGCACCAGTTGGTAGTGCAATCAATCCAGCATTCTTATCACCAGCAGGTATCGCAGGACCAACAGGATTAACTGGAGCTACAGGTCCTGGAGGTCCACAAGGAGCAACAGGTCCAACTGGTCCTCAAGGTCCAACTGGCGCACAAGGTCCAACTGGTCCAGCTGGTGGCGGCTCACAAGGATCACCGGGTCCTACAGGAGCGCCAGGAATCAATGCTTATTCTACTTCGGCAGGCTTCACTCAGCCAGCTGTTGGTGCAGCAATAGCTATTCAAGTCCCAAGCGGCTACTGGATGCAACAAGGTCAATATGTCTTTATCCCAAGTGGTGGATACTATGTTGTAGCCTCTGGAAGTGTACCAACCTTCTCGATACAAAACTTAGGTTATTCTGGCGTTAACATTCCAGTTGGTAGTACTGTTGCAGCCGCCTTTATTTCTCCAGGAGGAGTAGCAGGAGCGACGGGAGCAACTGGTATACAAGGAACTACGGGTCCTACAGGTCCTCAAGGACCAACTGGCACCATTGGAGCAACAGGTCCTACTGGTCCTCAAGGCGCTACAGGACCAACAGGTCCTCAAGGTCCAACCGGCTCAATAGGCACTACAGGACCAACTGGTCCGCAAGGTCCAACTGGAACTATAGGCACTACAGGTCCAACAGGTCCTCAAGGTCCAACTGGAACTATAGGTGCTACAGGACCAACTGGTCCGCAAGGAGCTACAGGACCAACAGGTCCTCAAGGTCCAACTGGAACTATAGGTGCTACAGGACCAACAGGTCCTCAAGGTCCAACTGGAACTATAGGTGCTACAGGACCAACTGGTCCGCAAGGAGCTACAGGACCAACAGGTCCTCAAGGTCCAACCGGCTCAATAGGCACTACGGGACCAACAGGTCCTCAAGGTCCAACAGGCACTATAGGCGCCACAGGACCAACGGGTGCACCAGGTATCAATGCTTACTCTACTTCGGCAGGATTTACTCAACCTGCAGTAGGTGCAGCTATTGCTATTCAGATTCCATCTGCCTATTGGATGCAGGCTGGTCAATATGTATTTATTCCATCTGGCGGTTATTACACAGTAGCTTCTGGATCTGTGCCAACATTTAGTTTACAGAATCTTGGATATTCTGGCGTCAACATTCCAGTCGGATCTACAGTCGCTGCTGCCTTTGTATCACCTGGAGGAGTTGCAGGCGCTACTGGCGTAACAGGATCTCAAGGTCCAACCGGAACTATTGGTGCGACAGGACCTACAGGACCTCAAGGTCCAACAGGAACTATTGGTGCGACAGGACCTATTGGTGCGACAGGACCTACAGGACCTCAAGGTCCAACCGGAACTATAGGAGCTACGGGTCCTACAGGACCTCAAGGTCCAACAGGCACTATCGGCGCTACTGGTCCTACAGGACCTCAAGGTCCAACCGGAACCATTGGAGCTACAGGTCCTACAGGACCTCAAGGTCCAACAGGAACTATTGGTGCTACAGGTCCTACAGGACCTCAAGGTCCAACGGGAACTATAGGAGCTACTGGACCTACCGGACCTCAAGGTCCAACCGGAACTATAGGAGCTACGGGTCCTACAGGACCTCAAGGTCCAACAGGCACTATCGGCGCTACTGGTCCTACAGGACCTCAAGGTCCAACAGGCACTATCGGCGCTACTGGTCCTACAGGACCTCAAGGTCCAACGGGAACTATTGGTGCGACAGGACCTACTGGACCTCAGGGTCCAACAGGATCTGTTGGTCCAACTGGATCAATTGGAGCAACCGGACCAACTGGAGCGCCAGGCATTAATGCATACTCTACTTCTGCAGGTTTCACTCAACCTGCTGTTGGAGCTGCAATTGCAATTCAAGTGCCAAGTGGTTATTGGATGCAGCAAGGTCAATATGTATTTATCCCTTCTGGTGGATATTATGTTGTTGCTTCTGGCAGTGTGCCAACCTTCTCGCTACAGAATTTAGGTTACTCTGGTGTAAATATTCCGGTAGGATCCACAGTTGCTGCTGCGTTTGTTTCTCCAGGAGGAGTAGCAGGAGCTACTGGCGTAACGGGTCCAACTGGACCTCAAGGTCCAACCGGAACTATTGGTGCGACAGGACCTACAGGACCACAAGGTCCAACAGGAAGTGTTGGTGCAACAGGTCCTACAGGACCTCAGGGTCCAACAGGAACTATTGGTGCGACAGGACCTACAGGACCACAAGGTCCAACAGGAACTATAGGAGCTACTGGACCTACTGGACCTCAAGGTCCAACTGGCACTATCGGCGCTACAGGACCTACAGGACCACAAGGTCCAACTGGCACTATAGGAGCTACTGGACCTACTGGACCTCAAGGTCCAACCGGAACTATAGGAGCTACTGGACCTACAGGACCTCAAGGTCCAACCGGAACTATAGGAGCTACTGGACCTACAGGACCTCAAGGTCCAACAGGAAGTGTTGGTGCAACAGGTCCTACCGGACCTCAGGGTCCAACAGGAAGTGTTGGTGCAACAGGTCCTACCGGACCTCAGGGTCCAACTGGCACTATCGGCGCTACTGGACCTACCGGACCTCAGGGTCCAACAGGAAGTGTTGGTGCAACAGGTAATCCGGGAATAAACGCTTACTCTACTTCTGCAGGTTTCACTCAACCAGCTGTAGGTGCAGCTATAGCAATACAAGTTCCATCTGCTTATTGGTTGCAAGTTGGACAGCACGTCTTCATTGCTTCTGGAGGCGCTTATGTAGTAGTCTCGGGTGCAGTGCCAACTTTCTCTATTCAAAATCTTGGACTATCTGGCGTAAACATTCCTGTAGGCAGTACAGTTGCTGCATCATTTGTTTCTCCTGATGGTATCCCTGGCGTTACCGGCGTAACAGGTCCTCAAGGACCAACTGGCACCATAGGTGCTACAGGTCCAACAGGTCCTGCTGGTGCAACCGGCTCAATAGGCACTACAGGTCCAACAGGTCCTCAAGGACCAACTGGCAGCGTTGGAGCAACAGGTCCAACAGGTCCTGCTGGTGCAACCGGCTCAATAGGCACTACAGGTCCAACAGGTCCTCAAGGACCAATTGGCACCATAGGTGCTACAGGCAACCCAGGTATTAATGCTTATTCAACCTCTGCTGGTTTCACACAGCCTGCTGTTGGTGCTGCTATAGCAATTCAGATTCCTTCTGCTTATTGGCTGCAGGTAGGACAATATGTTTTTATCGCAAGTGGTGGAGCTTATGTAGTAGCATCAGGTGCAGTTCCAACCTTCTCGATTCAGAATCTTGGATTGTCTGGTGTAAACATTCCTGTAGGCAGTACAGTTGCTGCAAGCTTTGTATCCCCAGACGGGATACCAGGAGTAACTGGTGTAACAGGTCCACAGGGACCAACTGGAACCATTGGAGCTACAGGTCCTACAGGACCTCAAGGTCCAACAGGAACTATTGGTGCGACAGGACCTACAGGACCACAAGGTCCAACTGGCACTATCGGCGCTACAGGACCTACAGGACCACAAGGTCCAACTGGCACTATAGGAGCTACTGGACCTACTGGACCTCAAGGTCCAACCGGAACTATAGGAGCTACTGGACCTACCGGACCTCAGGGTCCAACAGGAAGTGTTGGTGCAACAGGACCTACTGGACCTCAAGGTCCAACAGGAAGTGTTGGTGCAACAGGTAATCCGGGAATAAACGCTTACTCTACTTCTGCAGGTTTCACTCAACCAGCTGTAGGTGCAGCTATAGCAATACAAGTTCCTTCCGCATATTGGATGCAGATTGGTCAATATGTGTTCATTCCATCTGGCGGCGCTTATGTTGTCGCATCTGGTTCTGTTCCAACATTCAGTTTGCAGAATCTTGGAATCAGCGGAGTTAATATTCCTGTTGGAAGTTTGGTATCTGCAGCCTTTATATCTCCAGATGGTGTACCAGGAGTAACTGGCGTAACAGGTCCACAAGGACCAACTGGAACCATTGGAGCTACAGGACCTACAGGACCACAAGGTCCAACCGGAACTATAGGAGCTACTGGACCTACAGGACCTCAAGGTCCAACAGGAACTATTGGTGCGACAGGACCTACTGGACCTCAAGGTCCAACAGGAACTATAGGAGCTACGGGTCCTACAGGACCTCAAGGTCCAACAGGAACTATTGGTGCGACAGGACCTACAGGACCACAAGGTCCAACAGGAACTATAGGAGCTACGGGTCCTACAGGACCACAAGGTCCAACCGGAACTATAGGAGCTACTGGACCTACAGGACCTCAAGGTCCAACCGGAACTATTGGTGCGACAGGACCTACTGGACCTCAAGGTCCAACAGGAACTATAGGAGCTACGGGTCCTACAGGACCACAAGGTCCAACTGGCACTATCGGCGCTACAGGACCTACAGGACCACAAGGTCCAACTGGCACTATCGGCGCTACAGGACCTACAGGACCTCAAGGTCCAACAGGACCTCAGGGAGCTACGGGACCTCAAGGACCTGCCGGTACTCCTGGCTCGTTATTAACTAACGTTCCTTCGGGTTTCGTTTCTCCTGTTCTATCAATCCACATTTTGGGTGATAATTATAATGCCGCACCTACTGGACCAAACTTCTTAGATACATATCTTGTTGCTTCTGGTGCTACAGGTGGTTGGACTGGAATGGATGGACATTTACTTCAGTTCGGTTATTCTGCAGTAGGCGCCTCTGGATGGACCGATATTACTGGGTCTATAATTCAGACCGGTCAAATTTTTGTTATTGGAGCCACTGGTCCAAGAGGAAATCCTACATCATATTTACCAACTGGTTCATTTGCTAACAAAACGGGACAAATTGTTCAGATGAACAGCAATGCACCTGGTGCGTCCTATACTTTCATGGTTCCAACAACTGGTGTTCAAGTAATGGTTGCGGGACAGAATGCAGTGTCACAAGATTTTGGATATGTATACGATGCAACGAACGGCGGTTGGAGAAAGCCACAAACAATGGCTTATTACTCTAATATTAAGACTGCCAACTATACTATTAACGTTAATGATTATTTGATTGCAGTCGGACCATTGACACAAGCAATTACAATTACATTGCCAGATAATCCAACTATTGGAGATACCTATGGTGTTAAGGATGCTTTGGGTAGCGCTAGAACATTCAATATTACTGTTTCTGGTAACGGAAAAAATATTGATGCAGCTACCACATTCGTGATCACTAAACCGTATGCATCTTATTACTTTGGTTACAATGGAACTCAATGGGGAATTGTAAGTGACTATGGTGTAGCAACTACCAGCGTGCCTATTTATGCTGGCGGCTCTCTTATAAATGCTGGAACTGCTAACATTAACTTGCTTGGTGGATTGTTAGGTACAACCGGTCCAGCAAATACCATTAATATAAACTCCCTAAATGATTTCGTTCAAGTTGGTGTAACTGGTGCTAACTTAAATGCTTCTGGTGCAGGAGCATCTGGTGGTATGATTCAATGGAATAGCGCGCAATATCTTCAAGGATTACTTGGACATACTACTATTGGAACGGCAGCAGGATGGATTACTGTTCAAAAATCTGGATACTGGGAAGTTAACTATAGTGTTGCTTTTACTGGAATGCCAAGTGGAGTAGCAGTTGAAGTTACACAATTCTTAGGAGCTACTGGTGGAAACGGACAATTTGGATATGGATCAGGAACTCCAATTGCGCAATCTCTTGCTTATTTAACTAATACTTCAAATACAAATGTTCAATCACTAGATAAAAGCTACATAGTATATATTCCTTCTGGAACTAGTATTGAAACATATTATAGAAAAGTTGGTGCAGCTATCGCTACTGGATTAGCCGTATCACCAACTGGAAGCATGTTCTTCTTACAGTGTGTTGGCTAATTAATATTTATAGGTATAATTAAATATATTAATTTAAGCTACCAATCGAGCGGGAGATTACATGCCATTTACAACTGTTTATTTTTCAAGCCACGGAACTTGGACTTGTCCAGGAGGAATAACTAATGTTTTAGTAGTTGGAGCTGGAGGTGCAGGAGGAGGCGGCGGCGGCTCCTCAGCCTGGGGCGGCGGCGGCGGTGGTGGCGCTGCCTTACAACAATCTGACTATTTATCAGTTACTTCTGGGAAAGTTTATACTATCAACATTGGGGCAGGAGGAGCTGGCGGATATTATGATGGAAGTAATTTATTCAGTGGCTATGGGGGAGACGGATATTCTACTACAATAGTTAACTCACTTTCCGTCATAAGATTCAATGCGTTGGGTGGTGGTGGTGCTGGATCAGAAACTCAAGATTATAGTTTATCACCAATGTATGGTGGAACGCCATTTGCAAAATCTAATGGTTTTGATACCTATATTAAAAGTGTAATATCAGCTGGCGGCGAAACATTTTATACTTTTCCTGGCAGCGGCGGCGCTGGCAGTAGCCTTATTTCTGGAATTGGCTCAGCACCAAGCGTTAATGGAATGATGAATTTTCTTGGTACATTTGCAGCTGGTATGGGTGGACATGACGGAGGCTGTTACGGTGGCGGTGGTGGTGCAGGTCCTAAAGGTATTGGTGGAAATGGCGGCGCAGGAATTACTAATGGTAATGGCATCGATGCAGCATCAAACAGCAGTGCAGGCGGCGGCGGTGCAGGAAGCGACGGAACTACGCTAATTGGCGGCAAAGGCGGAAATGGTGGTTCAGGTTATCTTTATCTTATTTACTAAATAGAACAGACAGTCCGATACAATTGGTAAGCGCTTAATTTTGATGATATAATACATTATATCGGACTGACTCTATTTCATAATCAAGGAAAGATATGCCTAAAGCCAATGTAAGTGTCTGCATCATCGTTAAAAACGAGCCCCTTTTAGAAAATTGTCTAAAATCTATTCGTGATTATGTGGAAGAAATTGTAATAGTAGATACTGGCTCTACTGACAATACCCCAGAAGTTGCTAAGAGATACGCGAATATTTTTGAAGTTTATAGAGACTGTAATGATCCTCAAACAGGATTAATTGCAAATTTTTCTAAGGCACGTCAGCGCTCTTTTGATTTAGCAACCAAAAAATGGGTTATGTGGGCTGATGCTGATGATACTATTGTTGGAATTGAAAATTTACATCAAATAATTGAAGATTTCGAAAAATCTAATTCAGAATTAGATGCAATTTCTTATTTATTTCCATATGAGTATGCATATGATGCAAATAATCGATGTACATGTTTACATTACAGAGAAAGAGTATTCTCTAATAAGAAGTTTTTCCGATGGCTTGGACCAGTGCATGAAGTTGCTGTACCAAATGAGGGCGCTAGAGTTTCTTTAGTTACTAGAGAAGATATTATATGGAAACATAATCGTCAATATAGTCCAAAAGCGCCAGAGCCCGGTCGTAATCTACGTATTTTAAGAAAATATTTTGAGGAAGTTGGTGGCAGTGATGCTCGCCAAATGTATTATCTTGGTCTTGAGTGCTGTAATGCTGGATTAATCGATGAAGCCATTGGTCATCTTTCAAAGTATGTAGATATTTCTGGATGGGACGACGAGCGCGCCATGGCATGCCTAAAGTTAGTAGATATTTACTATGCTAGAGGTGATTGGGAAAATGGGCTCAAGTGGGCATTCAAAACTGTTGCTATTCAAGAAAATTGGGGTGAGGGTTATTTCGCTTTAGCTAAAATGTTTTATCACTTAGCATCAGCTGGAGGACCCAATGAAAGAAGAAATTGGGAGCGCTGCGTTCATTTTGCAAGAACTGGTCTAAGATTGCCTCCTACCAAAACTTTATTGTTTGTCAATCCAAATGAAAGAGAAGTTGACATACATAAATACTTAAATTTAGCACTTAATAAGATAGGTGATGTCAAAGCTGCTCTGGCTAGTGTTATGATTGCCTTGCAAAAGCAACCTAATGACACAATGTTGGCTAACAACAGAAAATTATATGAAGATTTCTTGGCACGCCAAGAAATCGTTAAGTTTCTTGGAGCTATGAGGGACAACGGTACGATAAATCAAGCCTCAGTTGAAGCTGTTTCTGCCATCATAAACAATCTTCCAGTGCCTGGTAATTTGATAAATAGTACGCCTCCAACTGGTAGCACTCCAGTTGTTGTAGATAATCAGTTTCCAATAGCTGGCACAACCTCTAATGGACAAGAGTGGGCTATCCCGAACACATATGATTTTTCTGGTTTCCCAATTAAGATGACAGATGAACAGCTGCAAGCAGCAGTCATCATGATTTGGAAACAATACATGTTACATGATGAAGTGTTGTCAGCCATTTCATTCTTAGAAAATGCGCCATATAATGTACGCCACTCGGTTGCAACAGAGAAAGCCCTAAGTCTTACTAAGGGATGTCTCGAATGGATGGGAACAGACGAAGCATTTGAGAAAGTGAACTCTCCAGGTTTAGATAGAGAGGCTGGAACTCCATTACCACTTCAATTAAGAGATTCTGCCGAAGCACATCGTTTTGATTTGATGATGGCTCATATGAAGCCAAGTTCCTCAATAGTAGACTTTGGTAGCATGGATGGCTGTTTCACAAACCGTTATGGCATGGCAGGACACAAACCAGTTGGATTAGATGGCTGTGATCACACGGTCAAATTAGCCAATAGAAAGGCGGCTGAATTCAACACTGGTGCGCAACACATTCACACCTATTTTAGTGAGGCAGAGAATAAGGTTCCTGCACATTCTTTCGATTACGCAACAAGTACTGATACCTATGAGCACATAAAAGACCCAGTAAAAGAAATGTTTGTTCCTGCCAAGAAAATGCTCAAGGAAGATGGTACATTTTTGCTTGCAACGCCATATGGTGCGTGGATGCGTGGACAATATATCCCTTGGGCACATCCTTGGAATTGGACGCATACCGGAGAGAGCTGGCTGAAAGTCACTCCAAGAGCACACTTAATTGCCCCTACACCTTGGACAGTTGCTGCTGATTTCCAAAAGGCAGGTTATTGGGTCAAAAATAGTTATGCTGACTTGTGTGCAGATAGCTTTAAGAGTGTCGAGGATCAGGGAAACATTTTCGCAGAGGCTTGCGTTAAGCCGCCATCAAACTATCCTGGACTTGATATCGTATTCTTCATCGGTGATGGAGTTGAGCAGTGGACACCAGAAACAGTTAAGAAAACTGGCATTGGTGGCAGCGAACTAATGGCTATAGAAATGACTAAACGTTTAGCAGCGCTGGGTCACAAAGTTAGGGCATATAATAGCTGCGGCAAAAATGGAGAAGGAATTTATGATGGTGTCGAATATAGATTCACTAACAAGTTCCAAGATCTTAAGTGTGACGTACTAGTTGTGTCTCGCCGCGCCGATATGTTGGATGATAAATACAACATCCAAGCCAGCCTAAAGTTACTTTGGGTTCATGATGTATTTGCAATCAATGCATCTAATAAATTACTACTAAAGGCAGATAAGATTCTTGCCCTTTCAGAATGGCATAAGCAATTTCTGATTAGTTATCATAATGTTCATCCAGAACACATCTTAGTAACTAGAAATGGTATTAATTTGTCTAGATTTGAAAAGTCCGTTCCAAGAAACAGATTCAAAACTGTTAATTCTAGTAGTCCAGATAGATCTTGGCCAGTTCTATTAGATGTTTGGCCAGAAATTAAAGCAAAAGTTCCTCAAGCCGAATTACACTTGTATTATGGTTTCAAAAATTGGGAATTTTCAGCTCAATATCAGCCAGGACATATGGATTTGATTAATAGATTAAAACAACAAATAAAGGATTTGGAAGGTCAAGGAGTTGTCTATCATGATAGAGTGACCCAGGAAAAATTGGCAGAAGAATTCCTGTCTGCTGGCGCATGGATTTATCCAACTTGGTTCTCCGAGACCTCTTGTATTACTGGAATGGAAGTCCAAGCAGCTGGTTTAAGACCTATTACATCAAGCATTGCTGCGCTTAATGAAACCATTGCTGATAGGGGTGTTAGAATTGATGGGGATTGGACCACACCAGAGTATAAGAAAAAGTTTGTAGATTCTGTAGTTGCAGCACTTCAAAAGGAAGACAATAGCGACCGAGTTGCACTTCAACAATATGCTAAAGAACATTTTAGCCTGGATATATTAGCATCAGACTGGGGAAAGATGTTTGAACAGTTAATAGATTCTAAAAAATCTAATCCTGTCATTCCATATCAACCAACGAAAGAGTATACGAAATGAAGATTGCTTTCTTATTCAGTCCTTGGGGAGCTGGCAACAGACCGCTAGATTTTAAAGAGCTTTGGACAAGTTCCAGAGGCTTGACTGGCAGCGATCTTGGCATTGCCATTATTGCAAAAGAAATGGTTAAACGTGGACATGAGGTTTCTCTGTTTACTTTCCATACTGACCCAGCTAACAAGCTAGAATCATGGGAAGGCGTTAAGCTATATAATTTCGAAGATGCTGCAACAGTCATTAAGCCAGATTGGGATGCCGTTATCAGTTGGAACGAACCAGACGCTCTTCGAGGAATATCTAAGAAGCCTCTTCGTATTTGCAATCAGATGTTAAATGATTTTACTTACTGCAAGCCTGGCTTTGATGATTTTGTTGATGTTTGGTGTTCCCCATGTCAAATGCATATGGAACATCTTAAAAAAACCGCTCCAGACCCAAAGAAATGGACTGTGCTACCTCTTGGCTGTGAACCATCTTGGTACAAAGACGGACCAAGAGTTCCTGGTAGAGTAGTTTGGACGTCTTCTGCTGATCGTGGGCTTCATTTGCTATTACAAGAATGGCCAAAAATTAAAGCAGCTGTTCCAGAAGCTCATTTGAAAGTATTCTATAATTTCAACTACTCCCATATAGAAAATCTTGAATTCAATGATCAAAATACTCATCCACATGTAAAGGAAATTGCTAATAGAGCAAGATACATGATGGAAATGATGAAAAGACTGAAACCATTGGGCGTGGAGCATGTGGGTTCTATTAGTCGCGCACGCATGGAACAAGAATTGAGTGAGGCTATGGTACTAGCTTATCCTGTTTCAACTGTAGCGTTTACCGAAGGATTTTCCATTTCAATAATGGAATCATGTGCAGCTGGAGTATTTCCTGTTATTTCTGATGCCGATTGTTTAGGAAGCATTTATGGAGGAACAGTACCTATGGTTAAGTCTCCTGCTGGGGAACATATGGCTGAATTTGATTCTTTAGTAATTAAAGGATTAACTGATTCATCTTATCGTTCAGAAGTTATAGATAAGTGCAAGAAGTTTTCTCTAAACTATACTTGGACTAGTATTGCTGAAAAACTAGAAACACTAATCAAAAAATATCCGGAAATATAATGAAAAATAAAGAATATACCAGTTTAGTTAATGAGGGTAAATTTCCAAGTGAACTTCGTGTTCCATTGGATAAACCATTCGAAGATGCTAGGGGCAAAATCCAAAATCTTGTGCTAGATCCAATTACTAGCGTTGCAATCATTACCAGTAAAGCTGGAACGGTTAGATCGAATCATTATCATAAGACTGATTGGCATTATTTATATGTTATTTCTGGCTCTATGAAATATTATGAGCGAGATGTTGACTCTGATAATCAAATTGAGCCTATTGTTGTAAAAGCAGGCGAAATGGTATTTACAGGACCAATGAAAGTTCACAAAACAGAGTTTTTAGAAGATACCGTGATGATGAGCTTTGCAAAGAATGTCAGAGATCATGAGCATCACGAAGAGGATGTTGTTCGCGTGGAGTTCTAATGAAAGTATTTGAATGCAGACTGTGTAAGGGAAGACTAAGTGAGCCCAAGATAAATCTTGGGAAAACTCCGCTTGCTAATGAGTTTGTAAAAACTAAAGAGCCTCAGGACTTGTTTCCGCTGGAAGTATGTGTTTGCGAGTCTTGTGAACACTATCAGTTAAATGAGCAAGTAGAGCCCGAAAGAATGTTTAGAAACTATCTTTTCGTTGCTGGGACATCTCCAGTTAATGTTGAACATTTCAGACAATACGCCCTCCAAATGGTTGAAAGATTTGATTTACAATCTGATAGTAAAGTGCTAGATATCGCCAGCAATGATGGTACCTTATTGAAGCACTTCAAAGATTTAGGTTTGCAAATACTTGGCATTGACCCGGCTGTAAATTTAGCCGAAAAAGCTACTAAAAATGGCATAGAGACGATTGCGGAATTTTTTACCGAACAATATGCTGATGTTATGCTGGAGAAATATGGTCAATTTGATTTGATTACAGCAAACAATGTGTTTGCTCATGTGCCCGATATGATTGGATTTGCAAAGGGTGTAAAAAAACTTCTCAAACCAAATGGAGTTTTTACTTTTGAAGTATCTTATTTTGGCGATGTATGTGATAAAACTTTATTTGATACTATTTATCATGAACATACCAGTTATCATACGGTGAAACCACTAATATCATTTTTCAATCAATATCAAATGGAAGTATTTGATATTGAGCCTATAACTAATCATGGCGGCTCTATTCGTGTATATGTTGAAAATGCATATGGAGATTACTCTGCTTTGAGTCTTGACTCTTTTATTCATTCGAAATATTATATGGAAAATAAAGTAGCTAGATTACAAAAAGATATCAAGCTGCTTGGATATGAATTAAGAGAAAAATTACAAGAGCTAAAGTCACAAGGAAAATCTATTGCCATCTATGGGGTACCAGCAAAAGCAACCACGCTCATGTATGCTTTGAATATCGATGAAAATATGATTGATTTTGCTGTGGATGATGCACCTTTAAAGCAAGGAACATTTACACCGGGCAAACACATTCCAGTTTTCCCAACTAAAATGATTTATGCTAAGCATCCTGACTATCTTCTAGTTTTAGCGTGGAATTTTGCCGATTCTATCATTGAAAGACATCGCAATTTTGGTGGCAAGTTCATCGTTCCAATTCCGGAACTAAAGGAAGTTTGATGTTTTATTTTAGACACGTTAATAGGATGACTTATCCACAAAAGCACGTATTAGTTTGTGAGGATGATCTTACACAGCAAAAAAGAATAGCAGAACATTTTAGTTCGGTATTTGATACTCAAGGAATAGTTCAGTTCAGTTTTGTACCTGGTGCTGTGGCAGCCGCATCAATCATTAGCAGCTGTAAAATTGATTTGGTAATTTTAGATCATGACATGCCTGAGGGCAATGGGGCTGATTTGATAGCTTGGATGAAAGAAAATAAGAAGGATATCCCAATAATTACCTTTTCTGGAATTGCTCAGAATAATGCTAACATGATGGCTGCGGGCGCCACTCATCTAGCCGGGAAAGAAGAAGTTATTAGAGGGCAAGTCGATGATCTTATTAAAACAATACTTGGATTAAAACAAGCTAATGTTGGAATTGCTGAAACATACGTTAATACTGTTTGTATCAACACACCTACTGCTACTAGATATTGGGTCATGCCAAATATAATGGTTGGTGGCAGTGTGACAAGCAAAGAAGACTGGGAACATTTGCAAAAAGCCTACAATATGGGCGCCGTTATCAACGTTGAAACAGAGCATTCTGATGTTGGTAAAGGAATTGATAAACTTCTAGAAATTCAAGTTCCAGATAATGGTACGCCATTTCCATTTGATGTCGTTAAAAAGGCAGTGCTATTTTCTAAAAATAACATGGATAAAAACATCTATGTGCACTGCCAAATGGGAGCTTCACGTAGCCCAGCATTTGCATATGCGGTTTTAAGATACTGTTATAATATGACCCCTCAGCAAGCTTTAGAAAAAATAAATGAGAGCTATCCATCTCACAATTATGGTTATCACGGCTATCATCAAACCTATATTGGATCAATAGAACAAGCTTTAGCTGAATTGATATAAAGGTTATATGAAGAAAATACTTGTAACAGGCTCATGTGGATTCATTTTCTCTAATTTTATGAGAAAAGTAATACGAGAGACTGCCTATTACGATTTTGTTAGTGTAGATAAAGTAATTGCTCCATATAATCGTTATAATGTGGAAATTAATCAAGACCACAATTTTTACATGGGTGACATTGCTGATGAAATGTTTATGAATAATGTATTTAGCATTGAAAAGCCAGATATTATCATTCATGGTGCAGCAGAAAGTTTTGTAGACGATTCCATTAGAAGTGCAGGACCATTTATTCATTCCAATGTTGTTGGAACGCAGGTTATGGTAGACCTGGCACTCAAACATGGAGTAGAGCGTTTTGTGTATGTTAGCACTGACGAAGTATATGGACAACTAACTAGTGACAAAGATGAATCTTGGACCGAAAAGTCTCCACTCAGCCCTAGAAATCCATACTCAGCATCTAAAGCAGCTGGGGAGCTAATTGTTAAGGCAGCCAACCAAACTCACGGTTTAAATTATAACATTACCAGGTGCTGCAATAACTACGGACCTAGCCAACCGCCCCGTAACTTAATTCCTAAAGCCATTTCCTGCATACTAAACGGGACGCCCATTCCTATCCATGGAAATGGAAAGCAGTTCCGTGAATGGATTTATGTAGAGGATCATTGCTCTGCTATCATGAAGATTGTAAAAGATGCTCCATTGAATGAGACATACAACATTGGTTCGGGTATTGAGTCCACCAATCTTAAAATGGTACATAAAATTTCCAAATTAATTGGAAATGAAGGTGCTGTGGTCAATTTTGTCAAGGACCGTCCTGGACATGATTTCAGATACTCGGTTGATTGTGCCAAAATACACAATTTAGGCTGGTTCCCAAGTTTTGATTTTGATGCAGGCATGAATAAATGTGTTGATTGGTATCTTAACAATAAGTGGTATTTAGATTCAGTCAAATTATGAAAAATTTATTGTTAATTGGTAATGGTAAATGGGGACAAAAATATATCTCTACTTTATCTGCATTTCCAAATGTAAAATTACAAGTTGCTACTCGTAGTAATTGGAAATCTCTTGTAGATGAGCGTCCCGATGGTGTAATGGTATGCACTCCACCAGAGTCTCATGTAGAGTTAGCGGCTTATTCTCTTGAAAAAGACATTCCAACTATGATAGAAAAACCACTCAGCCTATCAGTTGCAGAGGCAAGTATACTACAGAAATTCTCAGCACCTATCCTTGTTAATCATATTCATCTTTTCTCTACTGCTTATCAAAATTTACAAAGAATGATTAAGCCACACACTATTGATAAAATAGTTTCGTTAGGCTATAACAATGGACCCATTAGAAGTTATTCTAGTCTTTGGGATTATGGCTGTCATGATTTATCTATGATTTTAGATTTAACTAGAACTTTTCCATTTGGAATCCAAGCTAATCAAATTTCTACTGATACTGGAAGTTTGTTTAATATAAAATTAGATTTTGTAACCTTTTCTGCAGAGAGTCTTGTAGGAAATGGTGGGCAAAAGCCAGTCAGGAAGCTAAAGGTGGAGTGTGGTGGTCTTAAAATAGCCTATGATGATAAAATGCGCTCACCTAATCACTCTCCTCCTTTAACAAACGCCCTCAATACCTTTATTAGAGCAATTGATGGGGAGAAAGATTATAGATTAGGTTTAGACTTATCAATAAAAGTCATTAAAATACTAGAATCTTGTCACAATCTGCTGAATTTGCCTCATTAATTTGGTATATCTCTTATAAGACCTATGCTGGAGGTTGAATGAGTAAGTATTATGTTTATGTGGTCATCAACCAGATAAATAATAAATTATATGTGGGTAAAACCAATAATCCAACGGTAAGATGGCATGACCACAAAAAAGTAGCACTTGGAGGTCGGGAAAAATATCCAGAAGACTTCTTTGCTATCCATGCCGCCTTACACAAGTATGGCATCTATAATTTTATATTTAAAATTATAGATGAATTCGATGATGAGAACGAGGCTTATCGAGCTGAGACGCAGTATATTTTACTATCGTGTTCTAACCTTAAAAAATTTGGATACAACTGCAATCTTGGCGGTGAGGGAGGTATTTCGCCAAGTCCCGAGACCAGGCAGAAGTTGATTGCTGCTGCCAACAAGCCAGAAAAGATAAAACTATCATCAGATATGATGAAGAAACGACATCAGGACAATCCTGGATTTTTATCAAATGTTCATAAGGGCAATCAGTATACTAAGGGACGAAAACTACCTCAAAAAGAAAAAGACCATCTGTCAAAAATGATGAAAGGACGATTTGTTTCGGATGAAACAAAAAAGAAAATGTCCGAAGCTCAAACTGGTGAAAAAAGTTCACGGGCTAAACTAACAGAAAAAGAAGTTCTAGAAATTAGATCCAAATACATTCCTGGCAAATATGGGTATGTCAAATTATCAAAAGAATATGGTGTCCACGATGAAACGATACGTAGTATTATTAAGAGAACATCGTGGAGTCACATATGAGGGCTCTTGTACTCAGTGGAGGAGGATCGAAAGGTAGTTATCAATCCGGTGCATTACAATATATACTTGGTGAACTTGAGATTAAATATGACATTTTATGTGGAGTATCAGTTGGTGCAATAAACACAGCTTTCCTAGCAATGTATAAGCATGGAGACGAAAAAGAGTCAGCTATCACTCTTAAAAATATGTGGAGTAAATTAGATAACAGTAAAATATACAAAAGACATTTTCCATTCGGCAGATGGCATGCCATTTGGAAGAAAAGCTTTTATGACAGCTCCCCACTTGGTGATCTGTTAAGAAGTCATTTGTCATTAGAAAAAATTAGACAGAGTGGCAAAGACATCAATGTAGGTACAGTTTCTCTTAGTTCTGGCAAATACACACTTTTCAACCAGCATTCAGATTATTTTATCGAAGCAGTAATCGCCTCTGCATCTTTTCCGGGTATGTTGACACCAGTGTCTTTTCTAGGACAACTCTGGACAGATGGTGGTGTAAAAGAAATCTCTCCAATTAAGAAGGCAGTAGAGATGGGCGCTGATGAAATTGATGTTATTATCACGTCGCCGCAAACTCGTGTTGTTCGTTTTATAGAAAATCCTACCACTGTTGATATTCTCAAGCGCAGTGTCGATTTATCTACAGATAAAATTATGGCAAATGATATTGAGAAAGTACAAATGCACAATAAAATGGCAGAGGCAGGATTTGAAGGCTATAAGTATGTAAAAATTAATATTTTACGTCCGGACTACAATCTGATTGAGGATCTCCTTGATTTTAGACCAGAAAAAATCAAGGAAATGATGGAAAAAGGCTACACAGACGCCAAATACAAGTACATAATGTAATAATTACATATAGTAAAAGGAGACTATCAATGCCTAATTTTGCCGATCCAAACGCCGCTAAAGACTATGGTTATGACTTTAACTTTTTTCAAAAAGTAGTCGTTACAGCTGGTAATTTTAATACTGATTGTGATGTTCTCATTAACATGAAAGCTCCTACCTATACTGTAACTTTCCAGCTAGAAGCTGGTAGTTCAGTCCAATATTCTTTCAATGGAACCACTGTACACGGCGATATGCAGCAAGGTACAACTGGCTATATTACAAGCAACAGTTTGGTCTTCCAAAATCGCACCATTTCTAAAATTTGGTTTAAAGGATCTGGAACTGTTCGTATTGAGGCATGGGCAATTCGTTAAATGAACTATTGCGCCTAATTAGCCAATAATATGATATAGGTATGGAAGATGAGAAAGAGCAAGTTAGTTAAGAACAAGTGTGAAATCGAGACATGCAATGTTTCGGAGCCTAAGCTACTACATTTCCATCATATTATTGAAAGAACGGAAGTAAATACCAACAATCATGATTTCAATTTAGCCATCCTTTGTGCCAACTGCCACGCTTTAACGCATACTGGCAAACTAAAGATCATTGGAGTATTTCCTTCAACAAAATTACCAAATAAAAGAGTTTTAGTATATGAGTTGGATGGTAAAAGGAATATAGATGGAGTTGATTTTCCATATGTCCAATTTGTAAACAAATCTTTTAAACTACATGGGTGATGAATGAGTTATAAAATTGATGCAAGTGATCCTACAAATTTGAGTGCCAAAATTTTACCTGAGCGAGAATCTCGCCGTAGAGTTTTGAATTTGGCTCGTGAAATGGGTTGCGAAAAAGACATGCTCCTACTTTTCGCAAAGTATGACAGAATGATGAAAGCCTGCACTGATGATAAAGAAAGATCGGATATTGGTAAGTTAGCCAATGTAGAAGTTTACAAGCTACTCGGCGGCGGTGGTGAGTTAGTTGTTGATGGACAGATAGTCTGCAAAGGCTAAAATAAAAGGAAATGTAATGAGTAATGATAGCAAGTTTGTTGGTGAAGTATTGTGGTTCGATCCTAAGAGAGGATTTGGATTTATTGGCTGGGAAAAAGAGGGAGTGAAACAGAAAGATCTGTTCGTTCATTTCTCCGATATTTCTTGTGAAGGCTTTAAAACCTTATACAAGAGTCAGAAAGTGTCGTTTGGTCTCGGTACCAACGTTCGCGGCGATCCAAAAGCCACAGAAGTAACAGTTCTTAAGAACTAATTACTTCTTTATAAACATCTCAATTATTTGAACAATCAGGGATAACAATCCTGTGACGAATAACACTTGAATTCTGAATAGATCTTTACTGGTCCGTTCAGAGTTAGTGACCAGTTTTTCCATCTTTTCTTCCATGTCGGCATCTCTTTTAGCGCCATCTTCTAGATGTGTAATAATTTCTTCATTTTGCTCCGCTACCGCAGTTTCGATTTCGATAGCCTTTCTATTAACTTCTAGAATAATTTCCATGTCTCTTTTTTTGATATTGTCGTCGTTTGCCATAAATCCCTCAAAATAGAAATTATTTTTTAGCTTGAGTTTTCTTTTCCTTACGAGTTTTTATCTTAGTGATTACCTTGTCACACTTTTCATTCAACTCTTTATATTCGTTGAGCGTTTTCTCTTCAACATTATCTGTTTCAGATTCAAGTAAAGATAGTTCTTCGGCGGCAGCGGTCTTGTGATTACTGTGCATAGCAGTTATCCCTTTTTTGTGATGAGTGGCATGGTATCCAACTCTGCGGTATCGGCATTTTCTTTGGCAAAATCTTCATCCGATACATTTAGTTCTTCGTACTTTTCTTCTTTAATGACTAGCACTGATCGCTCGCGACTTGGAATAAATGTCTCGCGAGTCATTGGTACGTTCGCTTTAAAAATTTCTGGTTCCAATTTACGAACAATGATTTTGTCTCTTTTCTTCCAAATAGAGCCTGACTCTACTGATTTTGTTAACTGCTCAGCGGTGTATTGGTAATGTCTTTTATCCAATAAATTGACAGAGGAATAAGCCTTAATGGTCAGATTTAGATCTGCCAAGCTAACATTCCTTGCCGAAATATTGGTCACCCAAAAGGTGGGCTGAGCTATTTTCATAATAATATGCTGGCATATTCATAAATTGCCATACAAATAGAGGCATCATGATCACGGTCTTATCTTACTTTCCAGGAAACAAAGTCACTCTTTTTCTAGAGGTTGTAGATGGTTATGGCAGAGTAAATAGCATTACCACACCTCAAATAGATGGTATTTTACTGCCCACTTTTACAGCAGCTCCTGGATATCCACAACCTATGTCACAATTAGACATTGGTCTATATTACTACCAATTTGTATTGCCTCAAGGCGCCTCTGCAGTAGGCAGCTATTTAGTTGAAGCCTCTTATACTTATCAAGATGGATATGTAAATAGTCAATTATATCAAATTGTAGTGCTTGCTCCATTCGGTAACTTCAGCACAACGGTGGTGGGTTAAAATGGTAATTAAAGCTCGTGGCGAATTACTAGACGTAACAGATCAGGTTAACTTAACTGTTCAATTCAAAGACCAGTTTGGTAATCCTATCGATACGGATTCTTTTCCACAAATTACTATCATTCAGCCAAGTGGTTTAGTTGCATTGGCGCCGACTTCTACTGGTGTAGCTCGCACTGGCGTCGGACAGTACTCTTTTATTTACACTATTCCTATCAACGGTCCATATGGTGTGTTCGCTGATGTTTGGGTTGGCTATATCGGTGGGTTTAGAGTAGAAACTACTTTTCAGTTTGTGGTATCCCACACTGATCTTCCAGCCCTTAATACAGACGGTTACGTTCATTTGGGTGACGATCCGGGTTTCCAATACTCTCAAATTGCTATTAAGAACATCAACAAGCTCATCAAGTCACTAAAAGCAAGACTTAATAGTGCTGGCAAAGCTAAGGCTGCCGATGCCTATGGAAATGTTATCTATGTAGACTGCGATATCTTCTCAGTTGATATGCTAACTACGTTTATTGCTACATCATTATGGGATTTCAACCAAGTTCCATATTTTACGTTCTTTGACTTCGACGACTCCGATTTCATCGAGCAATTTGGAGAAATATTGGTAGAGGGTGCAACCCTATATGCATTAGCATCTAAGGCTTTGATTGAGCGTGGTCGTGAATTTCAAATCACTGATAATGGTGTCAATTTCAATCCACCAACTGTGTCTGAGTTAATGCAAACTCAATATAGTACGCTACTAGCCCATTACTGGGAAAAATTAAAATACATCAAGAACAGCCTACGTCCGTCACCAAGAGGTTTGGGTGTGTTCAGCATGAATAGCGGTATTAACCCAGCCTTTGCAAGATTACGCCACCTCCGCGCGAGACGCCTCATTTGAGGGCATGAAGGTTTGTTCAAGTGCTGATATATAAGTCAGTATGAAAAACAAACTCCTTTCCCAAATCAGCCCCGAACAACTCATTCAAGATTTTCAACAATTAGGTTCTGCCCACAAAATTGCAGCCAAATATGGCATCAATGTGGCAACCGTTTACACGGCATTCAAAATCATAAATTACGATTGCTCTGTTCGCCAGGATGTGTCATCAATGGTAACCAAAGAAATTTTGGAAGAAGCTTATGCTCGATTGAAAACATTGAAAGGGGTAGGGCGCGAACTAAAAATTGATTCCGAAAGCGTTGCCCTTTACATGGATAAATTCGGGCTAGAGTACCAAAAGCAAATCATCTACAATTGCGATCATGAATTCTTTTCACGAGATAACGAAGAGACATTCTATGTGGCTGGCTTTATTGCAGCAGATGGTTGCGTCAAAGATAGAAAAAATAGCTCTGGAAATACAAGATATGAATTGGGGATAGGTTTATCGAAAGAAGACAAAGATTTTCTTGAGCAACTTCGTCAAATAATGAAAGCGGAAACACCTATTAGAGATTTTATTGTCAAAAATTCCAAACGCAATCCAGAATGGAATGATTGTTGGAAAAGCGAAATAATTATCACATCAAAACAAATGTGCGAGGATCTTGGACGCTTCAACATTGTTCCACGCAAAAGTCTTATCTATACTTTTCCAGAATGGATGAAAACGCACCCACTCAAGCATCATTTTATTCGTGGCTACAACGATGGTGATGGTAGCTTCTACATACCCAAGTTAAAAGACGGTAGAAAATCTGAACAAATCTACTTTTCCATGCGTGGAACGCCTGCTTTTTTAGCAGATGTAAGATATATATTAGAACAAGAATGCGGTCTTGACGAAAGAGATAAACCAATCAGAATTTCATCCGGTCATGGATGTTTAGAATATGGTGGAAATGGAATTGTCAAAAAGATCACAGATTATTTGTATCGAGATGCAACCATTTATCTTCCACGCAAACAAGAAATTGCAATTAAAGTTTAATTCCAATTAATCAGTGTTCTGTTTTTCTTCTTTCAAAAGAAGGTGTCAAAAACTCTTGCGGGTTGCTTGCTAGTTTACAGAATACTTCTGCCTTTTGCAGGAGAAGAGAATGCTTTTGTTTTTCCGGTCCCTTGAGTGGGAACGTAATGAAGATTCGATCATCGCCATTGTCTCCGCCCCACAAGACTACCTCTTGGACAGCAAACTCTATGACTGGATCAATTTTAAACTTGTCTATCGACTCTTTAGCATAAGCTAGAGTGATGTGCGGCTTGAAGTCCTTAAAGATTTTAGAAAAATCGATTCCACACTTATCAAATTCTTTGGCAAGCTCATCGCGCATGTCGTGTAAGTCATCTGATTTTACTTTAGCAACAATAGGGACAGGTTTATCTTCTCTTGCAGGAAAAGAAAAGACATCTTCGACCTTAACAGTGAATGGTTTAATCTTACAGATAACATCGTAAGTTGCCTCTAAGGCTTTAGCAATCTCAGAAACTGGCCAATTATCTTCAAAACATAGAAGGGTAATATGATACTCTGAAGCCCCTTCTTTTTCACCGGGAACTTCAATACCTTTTAGCAATCTTCCTGTCTCAATGGGAACTCTAATTCCAAGAAAAGCCATGCTGCCCTATCTTATATCTGATTGTTGTGTCTGTCAAGATGTAAAATTATGCGGATATGACTATTTTATCATAAAGTTATGGCTTCCGAATCAGAAAAAATCCCCATCTCTGAAATTAAAAAGCTACCCTATAAGAGCTTGAATCGAATGATCAATAAAATGAGGGAGTTTTTGAAAAAGAACGAAACTGTTCAGCAAATGTTCAGAGAATATGAAGTTGATTTAGACGAGATCGACTATATTCCTATGAAATTTGGTAAGCTAGACGTGTCGGCAAAAACTGACCATGGCGTTATAATTTTTAATTACAGATTGTTGGCTGATGGCGACTTTTTTGAGGATTTTTCTTATGGCGTTCATGAAATGACCCACTGGTTACAACAAACCACTGGAACTAAGCCCACTAAAAGCTCTGATGACGGCAGTTATTTGGATAACCCTTTCGAACAAGAGGGTTTTCAGAATCAAATCGAATATCTAGCTGATATGTTTGGAGAAGAACACGCCGAGGATTATGTGGACGATTTATTAGAGCATCATGATGTTGAAGACGAAGAAGAGCGTGAAGAAAAGAAAGAAACGCTAATGGCTAAAGTCTAAACTAATAAAATAGCATATTAGTATGATTTTCTACCCTAATCCAGTTCGAGCAGGAACAGATGCAGTTGGGTCACTTGGAGACGGTTATACCGTCAACATCAAGTGGTTCCAGGCAGAGCATTCTCATCCAACGAACAAGATAGCCTATCACATTTACTACTCTACAGTAAAAGAAGATGTTTTTACTGATGGGGTGAAGTATGTCTCTATCGACGGATCCCTACAAGACAATATCGTTGATCTAATTCCTGGTCAAATGTACTTTTTTGCTGTTAGACCCGTAGAATATGATCCGGTTCAATTCCCACTATCTAATCTTCAAATAGCATATAATAATTTAAGAGTTTATCCACAAAGTTTATTAAGAAGTAATATTGGATTTACAGATCTAATTATACCATTATTGGATGTCACAGGGTTTCCTAGCACAGGAGTTATCAAAGTTGGTGTTGAGCTGATTTTGTATTCAGCGGTTGACTCTTTTAATAATAACTTGATCGTGTATGGTGGCAATTCTCCACAAAATTCAAAGTTGGTAGATCAGGGTGGCGGACATTTTTATCTACCAGCCGCAGGCAACACTGGTAATGGTACCATTAATGGATTAACGCTTACTAGTTCTACAGCTGTTACTCAGACTTGGACAATTAGATGTGTTCAGGCAGATGGTCCTGCTCAAGCAGTGTTTATTGCTACTGGTTCTGTTTCTGGAACCAGTCTAGACATACATGGCAATCAAATTACTTGGGTTGCTAATGGAACGACTGTCGATAATGGTACATTTAGTTTCAATATAGTAGACGGTGGTACTGGATTCAAATTGGGAGATTCTTTTGTCATTAAAGTAACTGGACCCGTACCAGGCTTTAATGGAAGGGGTTACAACAACACGGTAGCCCTCCCTCATAATGTAAATGGCTCTGATGGATACAATACCTGGAATCCTGCCGTATTTTTGTTCACCATCGGAGAGAGCAATCAATGGGATAGGATTTTTGCTTGCCAATCTAGATTTGAATATCCACACTATGCTTTCACTATGATCGATGGATATCATCAAGTCCTTAAAGATTTATTATCTACTGACTTGAGTGCTGCAGATGCCGCTAACGTCCAATTCCCCGAATATGACTTTGCAGGTTATCATAGAACCGATCCTGTGCAATTATTAAATGGTACTTGCGTAGGAAGCTATATTGGTGGCGAAATGGGATGCATTGACGGCTATGGCAACTATAATATTTTGCGCGGCTTTTCTTTGCAGGATCAGAATACTCAAAGACAAGACGTATTATTGTCTCTTACTGGTAGAGTTGCTGTTTTGATTAGAAGAGTACAAACAGGCATCACTTGTTCTTGTTACTTGCCATCCAGCGAATATCAGGATGATAGATGTCCATTGTGCTACGGTACTAAATTTGTTTTTGGTTATGAACAATATTTTAATCCAAGATCATCTGATGGCAGAATCGAAGTCAGAGTTGGACCAACCGAAGAAAATTTAAAGATGTATGAAGGTGGATTAGAGTCTGAGTTCCCATTAGATTGCTGGACTTTAACTGTTCCTACTATTAAAACCAGAGACGTGTTAGTATTATTTGATCAGGACGATAATGAAGAGTTTAGATATGAAGTAGCTGGAGTAACTAGAAATAATACGATTAATGGTTTGGATGGCGGTCAACACTTCAGAGTATTCAGAGTTAGAAAGTTTGATCCAATTTATCAAATAAGAATCTTTAGAAACACCTCTGATTTCCCACAACAACTCAACACCAGCATTGGATTTGTGCCAGGCATTCCTCCACATACCCACACTATTGTGGTAAATGAAAAAGTTTTATCTGTCGGTCAAATCAATCAAACTACAGGCGTATCACAGGGACACAATCATCCAATTGTTAATGGTGAAGTAATGGAAGTATTGGGTCATACGCATACAATCATTTTATAAAATGCAGAGTAATAAAGTAACATAATACTTAAGAAAACAGAGAGCAATAGATGCCAAATCCTCCACCACCACAAGCCCCAAATTTCAATCCAGGCGTGGGCAGACTCGCTACGGATAGATATGACTTTGAAGCTCATATTGAGGGTACCAATTTTAGGCATCACGCTGATCAGATCGATTTATTTCCAACTATAGTTATCAATAGCACAACCACAACCAATGTGCAACAAGCTTTGCAGCTATTAGCTGGACTTATTTCTGCTCCAGTTATTCCTCAAGCAACCATTGGTTCGAGCACCAATAATTTGGGTATCGTTACTTTGGGTGGCGATTTTGCCGGTACCGGCTCTAGTGCTTTAGCACCTAAAGTAGGTGGATTGCAAGGAACCCCGATTGTTAATATTGCTCCAACTTTGGGACAAGTATTGGCATTCAATGGAGCTGCTTGGGCTCCTGCCTCTGCTCCACCTCCAGGAGGTTCTGCTGGTGGTGATTTGTCAGGCTCTTATCCTAATCCATCTGTTGTTAAATTGCAGGGCAATGCAGTGTCTGCGGCAGTTCCTAGCCTTAACCAATTGTTACAATTTACTGGTGGTGCCTGGACCCCAACTACAATATCTTCATTGCCACCATCTGGTTCGGCTGGCGGAGATTTGTCAGGAACTTATCCAAATCCAACTGTAGCTCAATTACAGGGAACTGCAGTTTCAGCTTCTGCACCATCAAGCTCTCAGGTTCTAACTTTTAATGGATCTGCTTGGGCACCAGCCAATTCTACCGGAGCTACTAGAGCATATTACGGTACTGGAGGAGATGGAAGTGCTCATTTTGACGGAGTTAGTACGGTACTGGGGATTGCTCCAATAGCAGGCGCTGTTTACCTATTAACTTTCAATCTTGTTTGTTCATCAATAACAATTGATGTTGGTGTTACTATCATAACTAATGGCTTTGTTATTATGTGTACAGGAACATTGACAAACAATGGAACTATAGACAATTCTGGAGCAAATGCTTCTGGTACTGTTGGTGGCACTGGTGCTGCATGGTCCTTTATGGGCGGCGGTTCTGATGGTGGTTCTGGACTTCATTTTAGCGGCACACAACAAGGATTTAGCTTTGTTACTGCTGGAACTAGCAGTACAGTTGGGTTAGGAGGAATGGGTGGTACTGGAGGGAATATCTCCAATACAGCAGGCTCTTTGAATAACCCTTCCCCTACTTCTTTCGATGTCAGGCGTTTGACTATAAGTCAATGGTTCTCTTCTAACTTCATAAACAGTGCTAATGCCGTTAGTACTCCAGTAACTATTGCATTTGGTGGCGGTTCTGGTGGCGGAGGTGGAGCCTCTCCTAGTGGTGGTCCTGCTGTTGACGGTGGTGCAGGAGGCGGCGGCGGAGGCATTGTTCTAATCAGCACTAGTGTACTTGCAGGCAACGGAATCATTAGAGCTAATGGTGGTAGCGGAGCTAATACTGGAGGTTGGGCAGGTGGTGGTGGCGGAGGTGGTGGTGTTATTGTAATTATTGCTGGGACCAACAGCTTCAGTGGTGGATATCAGGTTACAGGCGGAGTTCAGGGCGCAGGACCACATGGTGCTGGTTTGCCAGGCTTTCCGGGCTTTGTTGTACAAATCCAAGGATAATATAGCGATATATTACTTATTTTGCATGCTCAATGAGGAGATCGTATGGATCCTATTCTTCAGACCCTATTAAGCTGGCAGTTTATCATTTTTGGACTATCTATTTCTGCGGTAATTTTTGTTATCAGAACAATCGTAGAATATTTGATGTCTCAGTATGCGGCTATAGCTAAAGAATCAAAATTGTGGAATAATCTAGTCTTACCAATTTTACCAATCATTTTGGGCGGATTGTTAGGATTGTTTTTCAAAATGTTTCCATATCCTGATGATTTAACTCTTAAATGGGATAGGGTTATGTTTGGTGTTGTGGCTGGTCTTTTATCCACCTTCCTTTATGGAGTTATCAAATCTTTACTACAGCAAAAAATAGGCTCTATAGTCCCTGGCACTGCTGCAGCCGATCCAGCTCCTGAAGCACCACCAGCACCACCAGCCCTCGAAGCAGATCCATCAACTAATACAGCAAAGCCTGCCGCAACAGGACCATCTGTTGATCAATAATCTTATGGAACAAAAATGAGTAACTTCCCAGTCTCACTGGACGACGACACAACACTCCCAGCTGTAAACAATAACATCGATGAGATAGGCGATACCGCCATTAATGCTCTTCGTGATGCTACGTTTGCGGTAGAGTGTAACATTGGCATTGGAGCCGCAGGAACTGCTGACTCAGTTGCCAGTCGTTTAGCCGTTTCTTTTAATCCAGATGGAACTCTAAAGACCTCTGCTTTAACCAGTTTGGGCTTAGTTACTCTACCAATCACTCAAGATCAGATCGCCAACAACGCCGGAATCCCTGAGTCTAAGCTAATGCTAGACCACAGAACACAAGACTTGTTTAACTATATTCAAGACTTATCTAATGGAGTTAATACTGCTTTGGGGTGGATTTCGTCTAGCGGCGTAAAACTAGAAGCACATCTTATTGGAGCTATCTATAGACACACTTTGGATCAAATTGATGTTAGCGTTGATTTGACCCATTTTCCATTCTTCGATAACAAGTTCAGTGTTCCTAGAAACAACACTAATGCGTATTTTGCAATCAACGATATAAACAGTGAGTTGCTAGCACACCAGTGGGCAGATGGAACTCCATTCGGGATCATCCAAAATGTTGTCACCAACAATGGCTCTACATATCCATCTGATTATGCTCATACTGCAAGCGGTATTTTCCTTAACACCAGCAGATTCGCAGTAATTCCGCAAACTGCACAAGATGTACAGGCATTCGCTGACTTTATCGATGGCGCCAGCATTTTGACTTTGGGAACCAGAATTCAAAATCTGTACCACAACGGTATCTCTAGAAATTCTCGCTCTTCCAGCCTAACTGCTGATGGATATGGTCAAGCATTAGTTCCAGTGACTCCAGCCATTGCCTACTTGAGAGGTAACGGCAACAGCAGCATTCCAATTGATGATATCGCTATCGGTGAAGATATTATTCAATTCATGCCATCTTCGACCAACAGCAGCAACAACAGCTTCGATGAGCAATTTGCTTTAGTTAGACCAGGCGACATAGTTACGATTAGTTATGCAGGGGACGGCTATAATGTGGAAGTTCCGTTTGTCATTTCTGAGAAGAAATACATCCAGGGTGGTGGTAATAAAATTTACATCGTTAGAATTGCTGGTAAAAACATTGCCTACTCTCCTAACGCATCTGCCCGCATCGACAGACCTCTGTTCAATCAAAATAAATATGGTGTTCTTGCAGTTGCAGGCGTAGATTCCCCAACTACTGTACCACCAAGTCTAATCGTTGTCAATCCTCGTGGTGCTCAATGCATGGGTGTAAACTTCAGCCCCGATCAATTCAACGAAACACATTATCTGTTGTATCTTGCATTGTTTACCACTGGCAATCCACTAGATGGTTATACTATTCTTCCAGGAATTGACGTAACGGGAAATCTAGGAAAAACTCCAGGCTCTTATACTTTGGATTCCGTTGTATATGCAACTAACCAAGCCTTCAGGAAGGCTGGATTCAATTATAGATTTATTGCTTTCCAGAAGGATGGAGAGTTTGGAATTGCATTAGCTGACTCTATCAACAATGCATCGTTCTCTGTTATTAGTGCGGTAGTAAGTGGCGCCGGATCATACGATCAAACATCTACTCAATTAAATTTCCCAAATAACGTTATTGACGTATTTCCAGCAGTTGGTATTACTGCACCAGATCCTCTTGGATTTGGTCCATTTGGTGCAAATATTGCAAGCCCACCATTCCAGGAGACCTACGGTTCCCCTCAGGCAGCACAGTTTCCAACCTATTTGTTCCCTCCATTAAGACGTAACAACTATTATGTCAACGGTGCTGAGCGTGAGTTACTAAACTTAGATGTCAATCAAGTTCTAGATACCTATGGTGATGGTTTTTGGACTGCAACTATTGATGGATATACTGATAACCCAGGTCCTCCAGGACACGTAACAGTTACATATGGTATTCCACTAGACTTGTCCGCTTCAAAATTGAAGGCAGGTAAGACTATCGTTGTACAGCCACTTAATGGTAATACTGGTATAGTTAACTACGGTCGTTTCATCATTCAAAGCGTCAACTTTAGCTGCTGTCCACCAATTCAAACTGAAATAACAGTTTATGACGGTGTGCATGGCACCGGTGTATCTCCTTCTTTGATTGCTCCGGTAGGAACTCAGGTAGCAATTTATTTGAGCGCCTCTTCCGTCTCATTCAGCGGAGAAACTGCTACAGACTTTACTGCTATCAGTGCTGCCTTCAAGAGACACTTTGAAGTATATGTAGATATCGATGGTAACACCTTCACTCACGAACGTGGCAGATTAAATGTTAACGGTAACGTTTCTGTTAATGGTGTTACTTTGTATAACAGTTTGCCCCAACTGGGTCAGATGGATATTGTCAGCATCTCTCCAAAATTGAGAGGATATCAGTTCGGACCAGTTAACAAGATTACCCTACAAATCTCTAGTTTTGATACGACCAGCGGATTATTCACTGGAAATCTAGCCTCTTATGACGGAGCTGTCTTCGGTAAGCAAGGACCAACTGTCTCTGGTAAAATTGGAGAGAAGATCAGATTCTATGATGAAAGCAACGTTGATTACATTGATGTCATCTTTGAATTTGGTAACACTATCCCAACCTTTACTAACCAGTTTATTGACATTCAGTTGTTCCCAACCTTGTCACTAGACCAAGAGGTAATGTTACTTGCTTCCTGCCAGGAGCGTTCTGACACCAACACTGTCACTCAAATTGTAGATTTAAGACAGTTTGGTAATACCAGTGAAGAAGAGTTCACTACTTCAGCACTCAATTTCGTTTCTCTTCCTGAAAGACTATTACATTTCAATGGTGTCGTCAGAGGATTTGACGGTTATGTTGCTGGAGCCTATGGTAATGACGGACTGTTCATTTCAAAGGGTGGTTTGGCTCTTGTTAATGGAAATTTCGTAGATACCAACCAACAAATTTTCACTGTACCACCACTTCAAGAAATCTATACAGCTATTGCTTATCCAATCAACTACGCATTGTGCGTAACTACAGGTGGTGATTTAGTTACTATCGTTCTAACTGATTTTGACTCGATATTAGGCACCCCAAATGCTCCAAACAGAATAGTAACTGTTAATAATTTAGTTTCTGGAAATACTTATCAAGTAGATTCTAATACCTTCTCTTACATTTTGAACAATAGAAAAGATTTGACTATCTTGTATGTTGTATCAGCAACAGTAACTGGATCAGGTAATTCAGCAGCTACTACACTTACTGTTCGTGACGTTAGAAGATTTATAAACGATGCTGACTCTAGCATTCCAGCAGTTTTGACGAGTGATAACTCTCAAGGAAATTTCAAGACTCTAGCGGCAGCCCTTAATTGGCTCAAGCTTAATAGCGCATTCCAAGATGAATTGCAAGTAAAGGGCGCCTTCTCGCTTGCTTCTGATCCTGGATTAAATTTCCCTCTTGATATTATTGGTCAAGGATCTGCTGCAACTTTGGTGTTCAACGGCAGCATGAATATGTCCAACGTTACCTTCAATGGTATCAATGTGACTTTTAATGCAGCATTAACTGCAACCAATGTTACTTTCAACGACTGCACTGTTACATTTAATGGCGCAACTACCTTTAATAACGTAATTATCGATCCTTCTGTAATTAATGTTAATGCACTTATTAGCAATACCGGTTCATCTGTTATAAGAGATACAACCATTAATGTAAGCATTGCCCAAGGTTTTGCCATCGGAAATGGTCTTAAGTTCCAGAACTGCACATTCAACTATACCTACAATCCATTGGGCGGCTCGCCAACTTATTCTACTACAGATTTAGTAAACGTAGGGTCTGGATTGATGTATGCCAACGTTAGTACATCTTTGTCAGATGTTATGGTTGATAAGTGTACCTTCAATAACACGCTGGCAGATCACTTTCCATTCATAAGTATACAGCTTGGCGGACCACTATCTGATGGATATGGTGCCTACGCTCAAAATATCTCTATAACGGGTAACAAATTCAATAGCCAGTTTGTTGGGAATGATCGTAGAGCAGTCGTTGCAATTACATCTAATCTTCTTGCAGTTCAGACGATTGGAGTCTATCCAGCTCTACCAAAGGTAGTCAATATAATTATTAATGGAAACGAATGTAATTACGACCAGATAATTCTTCTATCAACTGCTAGACCAGTTTCTACATTATCACCAACTCCAATGACTGGATCAATGTTAGCTTGTGATAACTGCACTATCAACGATAATATTTGTGGAACCATTGGTTACATGACTGCAGCTGACTTACCAGCTAGCGGAGATAATTCTGAACCAGCCAACTTGGGCACTATCAGAGACAAAACGGATCAACTTACCATCGCTGGTAATACCTGTAAACTAATCACTAACCTAGATGCAATTGGTCAATATATTCCATTCAAAGCAACTGATACCAACAATTTCGATTGGGTACAAGTAAGTACCGGAGGCTGTGCTATTGAGAAAAACCAATGCAGCTGGATATTGGTTGGAGCTTCTGCTTGGATGTCCGGTGCATCTTATGCAACCATCAACGGTACTGGTATACGTATTTCTCGTAATAGATTGACTGTTGGAAATCCGGCATTTTTAACTGCATACAGAGATGTAAGCAACAGCAACATTACGCCTCCAGCTATCGGTATTTTATTGAGACAAGAAACATCTTCTCAATCTGATTTCAGTGCATCTGATAGTGTAATAAGTGAAAACATTTTAGAGAACAGAACTTGGTTTGATGGAATTGGTCCAACGTTTGCAAGCTTCCAGTATACTGTTGGTATCAAGTGCGAAGCTAGCGCCAATATTTATGGAAACATAATTGGAAATATAATAAACACGACTAATCCAATGGTCTTCCTTGGAGGAACTTCTACTGGTGGTCCAACGATCAGGTTCCAGAATAACACCCTTAATAGAAAGGGTAGCACTGTAAGTGCATATGTACAAGCAGCAAATAGTAACGCTATCAATACAGTTACTATCACTAACAACACGTTCGACTTACCAACTATTGATGGTGTCAGTACGGCTGTTGGTTTGAATATTCCACCTGCTTGGGCATTCCATACCAATATCAATCAGACTGCTTATTTGGCTATTTCACCAACTGATTATGTCAACTATGCTCAGCTTGGCATATTCCAATCAAATACCAATAACTCAAACACTGCAGGTGGCGCTCGCCCAGCTGACGCTATCTTTGTTGACACTACCAACAAATATATGGTAGCAAGATTTATTCCATGGATTAATTTGTTCCCACCTCCTGGATTTGGTCCAGCAGCACAATATATGACTGTATCTGACTATGACTGTACTGCGGGTGCGGCTTCAAGAAATTACAGCTTTACAGTTCCATTAGATAATGCTCTGCCAATTGGTGTAAAAATTATTTCTGTAAATATGGGTATTTGGTTGCAAACTAACGTGGCAACTTTAGATATCGGTGCAGATATTAACAACCAATATACACTAAGTCTGATTCCATTTAATCCAACTGCTACATCTAACTCTGCTCATGGAGTTGCAGATGTTAAGAGCAATTTGAGCTTCTTTGGCGGACCAAACGATATTTCTGAAAATATTGCAGCACTTCTACAAAGCACTTTCTTTGTTGGAGGATCCACAACTGCAAATGAGAGACAGATATCAGATTTGACCAGCGCGACTCAATATATGACCATTAGTGCTTCTCAAATAGCTCCACTACAAAGTACATTTACGACTGATGGAAATCACAGAATTGCAGCTACTTTTGATTTGAACTATGTAAGAACTGGTGGATCTACATCCGCTCACTTCGTAACTTGGTATCTTTCTCCAATAGTAGTTCAATATAGATGGTAACTGATGAGTACTAATAATTTTTTCAAATCTGATCTATTTGGAATACACAATATCATTCAAGCATCGATGTTGGTATATCCAAAAGAGATTATAATAGCAACTTTAAGAGATTTCTTTTCTAAAGATAGCTATTATCATTATGCTAAGGATCAATGGGGATTTGCTAATACCACTGACCACACTGATTTACCACCTGGCGCCGACATCCCAACTCAATTTGATAATAATGGAGCCCGCCAAGAGGGTCTGAGCACTAGGTTGTTCATTGGAGAAAATTATAGATACGATGGCACCTATTACCCATCCATTTTAATCAAGAGTGGCGGTAGCAGATACGTACCAATCTCCATCAATAGAGACCAGGACGGCATTCAATATGAGGATGTCGTTTTTGAGGATGGATATGGAAATCAAACAATAGTTCACCGACCTAAAGCCCTAATTACTGCAGGAGCTTGGGAAGGTACTATAAATATAGACGTAATGACCCGAAGTCTTCGATCTAGAGATGATTTGGTAGAATTAGTGGCTATGTGCTTTACAGAAGTAACTTTTGACACTCTTTATGATGTAGGTTTAATAATTAAACCCATTACTATTGGGGCTGCCACTGAAACAGACGACAGAAACGATAAGCTATTTAGGCAAACTTTGACATTAGATATAAGGACCGAATGGAGACGTGAAATTCCTGTAGGTAATATAATTGACGCCATTTTCTTTACTGCAACGTTCGAAAATCTGGCTAACCCAAATAGTCCTATTGCCCCTAACCTCACTATCAATACTGAGACCAGCATTACGGACATGCTACTAAACACATGAGTACTTTTCGAGTATGTGGCAAATGCAAAATAAATAAAGAAGAGGACGAAGATAATTTTCGTTTGTGCAAATATAAGTGCGGTGGTACCTATTTTAAATCAACTTGCAAAGATTGTGAAAAACAACACTCTAGAGGTTATGCAAAAGAACATAGAGAAGAAAGAAAAAAGTATCAACAAGTGTTTTTGCAAGAGAACCCCAATTACATAAAACAATGGAAAATAGATAACAGAGACAGAATTAATAAACGCGAGAGAAAACGACGCCAAACTGATATTAATTTCAAATTAAAAAAGAATATTTCTCGTGCTATTGGACATGCTATTTTAAAAGATGGCAACTCTGCTATCAAATTTTTGCCATACACTATAAGTGATTTAAAGTGTCATTTAGAGGTCCAGTTTGACAAGAATATGACTTGGGAAAACTATGGTTTCTACTGGCACATAGATCATATAGTTCCTCACAGCACATTTAAGTACAATTCAATGGAAGATGAAGAATTTAGAAAGTGCTGGTCTCTCGGTAATTTACGCCCCTTAGAGGCTAATCAGAATAGATTAGAAGGGGCGAGGAGAACCAGGCATAAAAACACATAAATTATGCGTTAGTATGCGAATAATACTATATAACAATAGAAACTCAGGATTAAAGGAAACGAACTATGGCTAATATCCCAGGCGCAACAAATGTCCTACCAGGAGTATTTACTGATGTAATTACTCAATCACGTGGAGTCGCGGTTCCTGGGGGTTCTCGTCTTGCTGCAATGATCGGCGAGGGCTCTACAGCTGAAACCATTGTTTCACAAGCTTTAGGTGGCGGTCAAGACGGCTTAGACCCAACTTATACTACCACGAATGGTGCGGATGGCAGACACTTCGCCTTAGTTAATTTTCCAATTATTTCCAACAGAACCACTCTTTTCAAGAATGGCATCCCGTTGGTCGGTTTAGAGTCTCTTATTGATTCCAACCCATTCAATACTAAATATGATTATAGAATTGATATTTCCACTGGTCATATCGAGCTTCAACGCGGTTATTTGAAGGATCAAGGCGGAACCAATTTCCTTCCACTTAGCACTAACGTTGGTAATGGAACTTTGACTGGTCTATCTTTGTTGGATGCCAATGCTCCACCAGAGACCTGGACCGTTAGATGCTCTTCTGTTCAAAGAGACGCTTTCAATAACCCAATTTCTGGAACTGCTAAGTTCCTAGCAACCGGTTCTGTTTCTGGAGCTGTACTTGATGTTAATGGTAATCCAATTATTTGGGTAGCCAATGGGCAATCTGTTTCCAACGGAATTTTGCAATTCGCAGTTGTTGATGGAGTAACCCCATTTAGAGAGGGTGATGGCTTTAGCATCATCGTAGCTAGTGGTGTTTTGGTCAGAAATGATTCATTAACCGCCAGCTATATTCCAACATCTTTCCTTAACGATCCAGTTCTACTTCAAGGAATGGACGATGTTACCAATAGACACGGATTCCCAAGCATTAGCAACAATCTTTCCTTGGGCGCCCAACTAGCTTTTGCTAATAACACCCCAAACTTAATCACTGTACAAGCAGCGCCTCCTCTTCCAAGAAGAACATCTTATGTTTTGGATACAGATGTCAACTCTATATCACCAGATGATGCAGAATTTATCTTCCCACTACCAGTTGGTGTAGTACCAGATTTCAACTCTAACATCCACTTCTTTGTTAAGAATAACACTACTAACGTAGAAACTCAGATTCTTCCAAACAAGTTCCAGTATTATCTTTTGAATACAGCTGGTCAACCAACCACTCATCAATTCATTACCGATAATACTCCAGCTCCTGGTGGAAACTCTTACGCTTATACCGTAATTCAGGACTTAGAGGATCTTAACTTCGGAGAAGACGGTTATATCGCAAGGAACCCATCTTTCCATAATCAAGGAACTTTTAGCACATCCTCCTTCAGCTTTGATGCAAGCTATGTTGGTAAGGTTCTAAGAATCATTGATTCTGAAAACTCTGGTAACTATGGATACTTCCACGTTACTGCAGTTACTGGTGGTGCACTGTACTTCGTAGCTGACGGTGCAGTTATTTCCGGCTCATTGTTTGCTAACCCAACTTACCTATCAGATTTCATCAACGAAAACCCAATTGCTTTCGTAACAACCGATCCAGCTACCTTGTTGCCAATTCCTGGAGGCTCAGCACTTGATGGTGTATTGACGACTTCTGGACCAGGCTCTGGAACTGCAACTTTGACCAGCACATCAGTTGACTTTAGCGCCATTCCAGGCATGACCAATTGGAAAGTTCAGTTAAATGGATCTACTGAAGCCGACCAAAACAATCCAGTCGGAAACAATGGTCTTTATGATGTAGTTTCAGTAGGATCTTATACTGTTACTCTTCGTAAGTCAGTTACTAGCGAGAATAATCTTGAGTACGAAGTACTTGATCCAACTGGAGTAAGCAACTACGTAGTTGTTAACCACAACGTAGTTCCAAATGGTAATCAACTTAGAGTTACTATCGTAGATGCTCGTGATGCAACCTTCTTTGATGCAGGCTGGATCAATGCTCTTGCTTCTCTTGAGCCAGTAGAGTGTGATATTTTGGTTCCGCTACCAAAGCAAACCATTTCCGTCATTTTCCAGAATGCACTACACCACTGCTTAACCATGAGCAATATCCGTAACAAGAAAGAAAGAGTGTTGTTTATCGGAGCTATTAGTGGATTGGAGCCAGAGAATTTGACTGGTGCACAACCTGCTGCAGTTGAAGACATTGGTATCTTGGAAGGAATCCAAGGAGAAACTGTAACTGACGTACTAGCTGGTAACGTTGAAGACTTGACCAACTACTCAGTGCCAGATGCCTTCGGTAACACCTTTAGAGCAGTTTACTTCTATCCTGACCAGATTGTTGTACAAGCAGGTTCAGATAACGTTTTGATTGATGGTTTCTATATTGCCGCAGCTGCTGCAGGTTATGAGTGCGCTGATGTCAGACTAGAAAATCCACTTACCAATAAGGTACTAGGCGGATTTACCATCTTGAGAAACAAGATGTTCTCACAACAAATTCTAGAGTCACTAGCAACTGCTGGTGTAACTACCTTACAACCAGTTGCTGGCGGTGGAAGAGTTGTTTGGGGCATTACTACTACTCAGAGTGGTTTCCCAGAGGAACAAGAAATTTCTATCGTCTTCATCAGAGATAGAGTTGCCAAGACTTTAAGAGCTGGATTCCAAGGCTTTATTGGAACTCCACAAACTCCAGATACTGGAGCCGTCTTGAATACTCGTGCAGTCATTCTATTGAACTCCTTGGTATCACAAGGACTAATCACAGCTTACGCAGACCTAGCCGTAGTACAAGACAGTGTAGATCCAAGACAATGGGATATCTCGGTAAGAGTACAGCCAACCTACCCAGTCAACTTCATCTACATCAGAGTAAGCTTGGGTCAACTATAATTAGGAGAATATAAATGGCTAACGCACCTAACACTCAGTCTACATTAACCGTACCAAACGGCGTAAATAAGACTAGTACAGCAATCTCAACAAATATCATCATTATGGTGAATAACACTCCTGTAGGAGCTATTCAATCTATGGCTATTGCCGAAAAGAGAAACATTAAGATGATTGATGAGGTTGGAACAGACGGTCATATTGACTCCGTACCAAACATGTCAACCAACGTTACAGGTACATGCCAAAGAATCAGATTTGACAGATTAAGAATCACCGAAGCTTTTAGCAGAGGATTCGTACACGCTGCCTCTCAAGTTTACCCATTCGATATCGTTATCTTGGATAAGCAAAAGAGAGATCAAGGAAGCCAAATTTCTACTGTTATCAAGAACGTTTGGATTTCTGGATTAGACTATACCTACCAAGTCAGTGATTGGGTAATTACCGATTCTATGACCTGGGAAGCAGAGACTATCTTCAGCGTACTTAACAATGGCAACTCTCAACCAGTGGCAGTTGGTGGTGAAAGAGGCATTACTCATATGGGCGCTGGTCCTAACGGTACTGTTAATATCACAAGCGGTGACGGCATTGTCAACATCGAACAACTTGTTGATACTGGTGCTAATGGCAGAAGAGGATCTCTTGATGCATCCGGTCTTATCGACATTGGTTCTGCTGGCGATCTATTCTAATTAGTTTGAATAAAGGGTAATCCCCTAAATACGTAAAATATCCTGCAATTGAGATATATAATCTCTTGTAGGATATTTTGTTTTAGTGGAGTTCAACATGCCTCAATATGATAGTCCCCTTGGTAGTAAAAAAATTGCTGGTCAACCAGCCCTAAGAGAGTTTGAAGTACCCGATGAAAGTGGGTATTCAGGACCAACAGGTGGAGGAAATTTTGCCCCATCTGTTACTAGACGTTATTCTAGTGAGCCAATGGATGAAAATGCCATTCGCGAATTTCAAGAAAGACTGCAAGCTCAAGCTGATCCAGATAGCAATCTCTCTGATGTAGAAATTGAAATCAAGAGACAAAGGGAGGCTAAGAGAAATACTGGCAAAGAGCGTCTAAATGACGGCGCCCGACGCCGTATTGATAGGCTGATTGGTATGACCCGTGGCAATCGTACTGCCGAAATTGAGGGAAATACTTATGTTTTCCAAACTCTTAAATCCAAAGAAATGCGCGATGCCATGTCATCTGCCTCCGAGTTTGATGGTACAATCCAGTCTGTTTTTGAAATTAGACGCCAATTACTAGCCCGTTCTCTAGTAGAGATTGCAGGGGTAGAAATCAGCCAGTTTGTAGGCTCTGCTGACCTGGAAGCTAAATTTGCATTAATCGATGAGATGGATGAGGCGCTGCTAAATAGGCTGTATAACGAATATCTATTAATGGCTAAGGAGTCTAGGGACCGCTTTACCATCAAGACGCCAGAAGAGGCGCAGGAGGTCGTTGAAGACCTAAAAAAATAATAAATGAACCGGAACATCGATTTCATTGGTACCTTTGTAAAGAGGTGTTCAAGACAACCCCCGATGATCCACGTATTACTGATATGGACCCGGTTCAAAAGATATGGATGTTCGAAAACTGGTGGGCTGACCAATTAGATAAAGCCGAACTAGCTAAAAACCACGCATATCTATTAGCGTCTTTCTCTCATCCAGAGGCTGTCAAGCAGATACTTGGAGAGGGTAATGTACACGCATCGAGTGAAGAAGAGTTTGAAGAGTCTAGCAAGATAGTTAGAGACATGAATCTAAAGTTGCTAGGAATGGAACAAAAACCTGGTGTTAGGAAGAGAAGACGTCGCGGCACCGTAAAAGGATAATAAATGGCTGGCACAGACCCGACAGATCCAACAGCGCAAGCAACTGTAACCGAAGAGCATAATGCTACTCTTCAGGCTCAAGCTGAATTGACAGATAAAGCTGCTCATGCATTGAATGGATTTGCTAGTATTGCAGATAGTGCTAGAGGTGTATTTTCTAACTTACAAAATAAGTTGGGTACCCTCGGAATTAGCATGAAGCAAAATTATGAATTGACACAGCAACAAACACAAGCACTAGGCTTGCTAACTACTACATTATTGAGTACTAGATCTGCTTTTGATAATTTATCGGGAATTGACACTACATATCTAAATACGTTTACTAAGCAGTTCAACGATTTGCAAGAAATTATGTTGAAGTCTCCAGGAAGCAAGGTAGCTGTGGCTGGAGCGAGTGCTTTATCTGAAAGTCTAAATAAGCTTGGCGTTCCAATGGATACAATCAAAAAATTGGCATCAGCTGGAACGAGCGCACTTTTGGGATTTGCGGGAAAGTTTTTCGAAAGTGCTGATAACGCACTTAGATTACAAAATGTCTTTGTACAATTATCCGCTCAAACCGGTAATTTGCAGAATGTATATGATGCCGCAGGCGAGAGTCTTGATAAGATGAATCTTCTCTTAGTCCAACAGCAAAAGGCTGTAACTGATGCTGCGACTGCAACACAATTGCCTATCGAGGCAGTAGAACAGTATTACGCTGCCTTAGGAACCATTCCAGATGCTTTACAGAAGACAGTTCAGAGTGGAACTAATGCTGGTGAAAATGTCAGCATGCTAACTGCTACTATTCAGTATGCGACTGGCAGTGGAAGAAAATATGCTGAAGTCATCGAAGATTTGAAACATGCCTACGAAGACTACAACTTGACTGGCGAGTCCGCCCTAAGATTTACGGCTAGAATGGGCGAGTTAGCTAACAATCTATATGTTCCATTGCAAGACGTAAGGAAATTTTTACTTGGTACTGCTGATGCCTTTAAGAGATTCGGTGATGAATCTGAAGGCGCTGCCAAGATGGTCAATCAATATGTTGGAGCTTTGAAAGCAACTGGTGTCAGTGGAACTGTTGCTCTGGATATGATGAATGATCTAACTGGCGGTATCAAGAATATGGGTATTGCTCAAAAAGCTTTCTTGTCATCACAAACGGGCGGAGCTGGTGGATTGCAAGGCGCCTTTCAAATTGAAAAGCTATTGAGAGAAGGCAAGATCGACGAAGTGTTTGGTAAGGTCAGACAACAGATGACCAAACAGTTTGGTCAAATTGTCACTCTAGATGAAGCTTCTAAGAGCCCTCAGGCAGCTGCGCAGTTGACTAAGCAGATGATGATTTTGAAACAGGGACCTCTTGGACAATTCGTCAAAGATGATCAGAGCGCCATCAGAATGCTCGAAGCCTTCTCAAAAGGCAAAACCGGCGCTCCTCCTGATTTGAGTGGCAAGGTAGTTCAAGACAACATGAAGCATGGCGTAGATTTGCAACAGAAGCCTGTTACTGAGTTAACTATATTCAGAAGTCTGTTAGAAGACATGCGTGGCATAGCAGGTATTGCTAACCTTGGCACAGCCCAACAGGCTTTAACAGCAGGTGTTGGCACTCCAATGGAAGGAGCTGATGCTGCCGCTGAATTTAGAGATAATCTAAATGAGCACATGGTTCGTGGTGCAGCAGAAAGCGGTCGTACAACGGCTGGAGTTGCCACAGACTTACAGACAAAAATTCTTCAAGATAAGACGGGAGAATTTGCTGTTCAAATAGCTGACGAGTACACTAAGATGTTTGGAGAGTTGAGAAATGCTATCAAGGCACCCAAAGATAAGATTCAGTCTCTTATCAAGAGTGGTCACGTGGATGATGCTAACAAAATGGCAGTCCAATTAGTCGACGACATTCGTCAACGCAAAGAGACGATGAATCGTGCCGGTACGATACCAAAGTTTGACTATAGTGATTTGACTGAAACTACGCCAGGCACTTTAGGAACGGCAACTTCTGGCGTTCTCGGTAAAACTGGGAAAAACACTACAGATCAAGCATCGAGAATAACTCAGGGCGGAGGCGCAAAAGTGCCCCTTACAAAGTCAGGCGGACACCTGGGAGAGATTACAGTTCACGTGGAAGGTTATTGTTTGGAATGTGGCGAAAAGATGAAAGGCACTACGCAAAGCACTGCTGTGAACGTAGGGCAAAGAGCGAAAAAATCATAAGGAATTTACATGGCTACAACTACACTGAATGAACTTACAACGGCAGTTAATCAGGCACAAAACGCACTGAATAACAATAATGGCGCTCTTAGTCAAAGTCAAACAGCTTCTTTCAAGTCTGATGGCTTCTTGGTTCCCGCCACCTTTTCACCAGATGGAAATGGACTTCCTTTCACTAAAGTTCCTAGCTACAAACCCGCTCAACTTAAAAGAAACATCATTACTTGGTTCGTTCCTGAATTTGGTATTGTCAGAATGTATGTTAACCCAGAAAATATTAGTTATGTTAACAGAAAGTTAATCACTAAGGATAGAACAAAGGGAGGGTTTACTTTGCAATATTGGGGAGAAGACCTAACTACTATAAATCTATCAGGTACTACTGGTAGTTCTGGAATTGAAGGAATTAATGCTCTGTATGAGATATATAGAGCTGAACAATTAGCATTTGATGGTACTGGATTAATGCTTGCTGCCAATAATGCTTCGGCTGATCTAGCAAACAACTTAGTTAGTGGTGCTGGTGGCGCTTTGGGTGGAACTATCAATGGATTATTTGGAGGAGACCCTAATTCTCCTACTGCTGCCGCAGGTGGATCTGGATTACTAGGTGGTATATTAGGAATGAACTCCCCTAACAATAACTTGTCCGCTAAAAATATTCCTTCTTTAGCTCAATTAGCTTTCACAGTAGAAATGTATTATAATGGATGGGTTTACAGAGGGTTCTTTGAAAATATGACAATCAACGAAAGAGCTAACAACTTCTTGCTCGAATATCAGATGACTTTCACTGCTACTCAGAGAAGAGGCTACAGAGTCAATTATTTTCCTTGGACTCACAGTGCCAAGGATGGTCCAAGCGACTATACTACTCCAAATTCTTTCTCTGGAAATATTACTTCAGGATAACAATGACCTTTTTGGGCGCCTTAGCAGATCAAATTAATAATCAATTTTCTATTGGCGAAAACACCGACCATACTTTGGATGCTGTCGTAAACGGACAGAACCAAAAGTATGGTTCCTTGGGTGATTTTGCTACGAAATTTGATCAATCTGCCGAGCGTAGATATGTTGAAGAAGGGTATCTCCGTAGAGATCCTTATAATACTGATCCAAAACAGTTTGAAATATTGATGCAAGAACCAAATATAACTGTTTTAGTTAAAAAGAGAATGTTCTCTTCTATTAACGAAAATTATCGTCCTGATTATATGGATGCAGACGAAAAGCTTTACTATAAAGCAATGAAGATTTTGTTTCAAAACAAATGTCGTCAAATTGCTGCTCTTGAGAAGCTATCTAAAATTCAACAAATTACTGACGCTGTGGGTAATATCTCAGACCAGCTACTGCCCATTATCATTACATTATCAGATGAAGCTACTGGAACTGGTAGCGGTGTGGGTGGCAACAACCTGTTTGGACAAATCAACTCCAACGGTGATGTAACTAATTTTACCAAAGCTATCGATAGAATTAGAAGACTATATGCTTTCAATACTACCAATCAAAGTACCACTTGGATTACTGATCCCACCAATCTATTCCAATCACAGTTCGGACAAGGTACTGGCGTCATTGAACTAACTAACGTCATGACTTTTAGCACCAATGTGGGCACTGATTTGAGATCTCCCGGCTCCTTCAGCTTCAACATCAGCGACCCTTATGAGTCGATGTTGATTACTGAATACGATATAGAAAGAGCTTTAAGTGATGCTACTAACTCTTATTACAACCACAAGATTTATCAGTTTGGTCAAGATAGTGCCGTACAAGTTATCAATGATACGCAAACTAGACTCAATCAACTAAGAAGCGCCCGAGGAGTCAGCCCCATCACCATCAAGACAAATCCAGATACCTTACTTGGCAGAAGAGTAATAGCGGTCTTTGACAGATTAGGTATTGAGCTTCCATTCCAGTACAACGCAGGATTTGCTGGTCTTGGAAGTGGCGTAACAGTAGCCGATGCATACCTACAGGGTGGTGCAGTGGCGGGTATTGATGGCTTGAGCACCACTCCCCAAAATAGTTTAGGCTCTAATACTACTGTGATTGCCGCATCTCCAGAAGCTGAGTTGTCCGTATTTCAAAGACTAATCACTGCCATATTTAACAAGTTACAGCTCGATGCAAATTCCAAAAATGCCTTTCAAACAACCAACAGAGCCACCAACTATCCAAGAAGAAAATTGAAGTTCAACTTCTCTGGAAAATTGATTGTTCAGCCAATGGATACTGTTCATATCTACATGAACTCAAAGAGCAGATTTGATACCAAGTTACTATCAGGCTTGCAAAACATGTTCAGTGGTGTGGGTATTTTGCAGAATTTGAACAACACCATTATTGATTTCAAAAATCAAGCTAATACCTTATTCAATCCATCTGGTAGTGTCCAGGTACAAGTTGAAAAATCTGCTTTCGTTGGTCCCGACTTCCCTAATTTTTTGTGGGCACTTCTTAGGGGGCAGTTTGTTACTGAAAGAGAAGGAACCCACGTTTTTGCCGGTGTAATCGAAGGTGCTACCGACAACTGGTCGGATGGCAAATTTACTGTTGATGTACGAGGTAAGGATAACTCTACTTATTTCGACATGGGCAAAGTCAATTTTAAGCCTGGTGTGGATGTTTTTAACGGAGCTTTGTTCGATCCGCTAACTCCTTTCAAGACCAAGTTCGACACCATTAGTAGCAACGCCAAAGATAACACTCCAGAACTATTGGATGAAAACAAGGTGCTCTTGGGCACATCTCAAGATAACAGTTCGCCTCTTGTCAAGTTTAAATTAGGACCTAATGTAGGACAAGCCGCTCATGCAGACAGCTTCATTCAAAACACTAGCATCGATAAGGGCACGGGTGCTGTCAGTAAAGTTTTTTATGCCCCTGACGGACTAGTCTATAAATGGAAAGAGGGTATCGGCACTCTAGTTCAATTTGGTAACTCTATCGATCTTAATGATCCTAACAAAGTTGGTTACCCAGCTTTAACTAAGGAGCCATTTGCTGGACAGGACGTGATGAACGTTCTTTCTCTGTTGATTACTGGTCAACCATATAACTTTACTACCTACTGGCGTGCTGTTTCCAATTTTGACGGCTTTCAGCGCGATCCTCAAAGTCAGCAAGATGGAGCCTATTCCTATTTTGATGCTTTGCGTACCGATTTGAAAAAGAACAACATCATTTGGGGTAACTTCGTGCCATTCAAAGGGTTGTCGGTAGATGAGCAGTCTTTTGCTAAGGCTATGAAAGCACAATTTAGCATAGTAGCTCGTAACCAAGAACTAGATTCAAAGCTACAAAAATTGTCCGAAGCCAAACGACAAGCTGTCATGTTCGGTGCATCTTCAGTTCTAACAGTTGGAGACAAAACTAAATTTGACCAGGATCATGCCAAGGCACAGTCGATTGTTCAAACACTGCAAACTCAGATTGATGGCTTAGTAGCAGCAATTCAAACGGATAATCAATCCAACAATGCATTGGTAACCGCTGGCAGCGATGTTTCCTACGACTCCAATGAGTTCTTAAATAACTCGAACAATCAATTGTCGGATCCTTCATTTAGAAAGATGTTCAGAAGACAAATTAACTATTTGACTCGCAGAATGTCTTACAATGTCCGTGCTAATGCAGATAAAAACCTGTTCATTGTCGATGATTATTATGACAAAGACTATGATTTGCTAGCGTATGAGCAGTCCTTGGCAGATGGTATCAAACTATACAATAACGAATTCACCAGCGTGAGAGAAAAGATTACCGCTACTGCTGATCTTCTCAACCTAGAGGTATTTGCTGACACTCAAGGACATATTAGAGTTAGACCTCCTCAGTACAACAGGATGCCCAGCTCTATTTTTTATAGAATGATATTCCTAAAGCAAGCATTAGGAGTACAAGTATATCCACAGTTCTTAGAAGATCTATTCACCGATCAAATCAATACTCTAATACAGAGAATTGAAATAGTTGAGGACCAAATTAGACTGGATTGTGCTGTACTGGGTTACAATGACGATGATTCTTCTAAAGCTTTTATTTTGAGCAACGGCTCTACTTCTGGTACTGGTGATAGTTTCGGATTCTTGTCTGACACCAATGGCAGAATTTCAGATTTAGTTTCCACTATGAATGCGGCTAATCCAGATCAAAGAGATGCTATCAATCAGTCCAGCAGAACATTTACCACATTGCAGAATCAAGCAGTTTCTACCAAGGATGTTTTTACCGACACCCAGAAGTACAGGGCAGTCATTCAAGCAATCACCACCGGAAAACTGAACCAAGCAGGATACGGTATCTATGATGTTCCTCAATACAGCACGAACGCCCGAATCGATGAATTGATACAAAGAATCAAGACTAACTCTGGTCAACAGATTTCGCGTGATAACTATCTAATTAGCAGTTCGTTGTTGGATAACGGTGTCGTTGCGCCAGCCGGTCAATCCATTGATATTTTTAAGGTGACCAGTGAGCTATCTGACAAAATCAAAGAGAGACAAAAGGTTCTCAAGCTGTTGTATGGAGCCGTCAAAAATTCCATTGAAGCCAGATCACTAGATGATGATATCACAACTAGTAGTGCCATGCTAACTCCAGGAAATTTTGCTAACTCACATGTTCCAGAAATTTTCGAGCACATGATCCAAGATGAGACTTACGATGATTATGGACCAGGTTCTGGATCTAGGTACGTCATCAAGCGCGCTCAAATTAGGAGCATCACTATCTCGGAAACTCCGCCTGATTTTACGCTGGTGGAAGTAAGAGGCATCCTCAATCCGTTTGCGCCAAACGCTCTTCCAGAAGGACTTAACTCTTTTCCAAATGGAGGAAATGGATTGGTCACTGCCGCCGCCGTCGATTATGATACGTGGAGAAATTATGGATTCAGGCAGCAGAATCCCATCAACGTTCCATTTCTTAGCGATCCCAACTCTCAGTGTGCCCCTTATGCTAGCATGATTTTGAGTCGTGCTCGTCGTAATATTTTAAGAGGAAGCATCACAATTTCCGGTAATGAGTTTCAGCAGCCAGGCGAAGTAATTTACCTAGAAGATAGAGGAATGCTTTTCTACGTCAGCTCAGTTAGACACAATTTTAACTACGCCAGCGGCTTCACTACGACTATGGATTTGACGTTTGGTCACAGTCCAGGTGAGTATATTCCAACTACTGTAGACGTTATTGGAAAGCTAATCTATAACAACAGAGATATATCTGGATACATTGTTCAAAGACAGTCTAGTTCATCTAACGATTCCAATATTGGAGTTGTACAGAGAGATGATAATACCACGACAGCAACAAGTTCCGGAAATCCTGGTACCTCCTCAGCTAACGTATCTCTACAGAACGCTAATAATTCAACTATTAGCAATATCCTATATACATCTGCATACATGATAAATGCAAATAGCGTTAGAGGAAATAACGTTCAGGCTAGTGTTGATTTGAGAATTTATTATGACTCTAACAACCAGCCAGATTCCAATCTAATGGATTTTGCCAACAGCATCAAGACGCTGTTGACTAGCGACAATACTGGACCAAAGCAGCAATTGCAGGGTGTTACCGGCGTTCAGTCTAACCCTCGTTTGCAACCGTCCGATGTCAATGTAGTTACCATAAAGCTAGATGATGACACGGTTATGAGTTCACCATCACAAAAGGCTATTGATGCAGCCCGCAATAAAATGGCTAATTCCAGTCTTAGTGGAGGAGGAGCTTCACCACCAAGTGGCAATAGTAGCGGTGGCACTGCAACTAGCACTGGAGCAACTCAAAGCACAACTGGAGCCTCACCAGCATCCCCACAACAGAAAGATAAACTTAGAGCAGCATTGTTCAAGTATGTGGTAGATTGTTGGCTCAAATTTGTACCAGTACCACCACAACAGTCACAAACTAACAGTACCAGCACAGGTACAGATACTGGTCCAGGTTCCTAATGCCGAATCCAAATCTGTTCAATGAAGAAGTCGGGTTATTACACCGTGGTTGGATTGATAGTTACGACGCTAAAACGGATCGTATTTTTGTTAAATTAAACGTAGGTCCAATAACTAGCAACAACCCAGCTATCGGCATGCCCGCCCCTCATACCATGTTCTTTAACAATGGTATGTTGATAACTACTATGCCATCTCCTGGCACCCCCGTAACAGTAGCTCAGGGCAGTGGTGGTCAGTATCATTTCGTTTCTTTCTTAGCCGAAGATTTGACTATTCTTCCTACATTGACTCTTGGAGAGATGTTAATCCAAGCTAATGATACCACTAAAATTACACTAAATGATAGTTTCGATATCTTACTTGGATCTGATGGAAATAGATTTCATGTAAACACAGATCGTAGCTATATTAGTAGTAATTTTGATAATGAGTTTAATTTTACTCAAGCTGTTAGAAAAGTAAATGGTATAGTAAAAAGAGATTTAGTTCTTAATACCAATTTCGATCAAGATTCAAAATTAGAGAGTGATAACTACGATGCGCAGTTTTTCGTAATCGGACTTGACCCAACTGCAAGTTCCAACTCTGTCATTACTGGTTCTACCAAGAATCCGCCTTTTGTAGAAGATAGAGAGTTAGTTTATGAATTTCAGTATGATTCTAATATTACTGATGATCTAAATGAATCTACCCTTTATAGTAGTACTGGCACTAAAACTCAATCATTCAGCTTTCCTAATCGTCGCACTAGCAGGGCAGATACTCTAAGTTTAACTTTAGCCTCTCCTAATTACTTGATGGAAACTATCAAAGGTACAGTAGTAGATATCTTTGGTAACATTTTAGATCTTAATAGAAGCCCTTTGCTTAAGTCGAGATCAGTCAATAAAAATCAAGCAACTATCCGTTCTGATCAAAATAGTAATACAGTTCAATCTTTCCTAAATATTAAGGCAATGGAAAGAAGAAGTATTGCTTATCATTTCGAGATCAATGCTCGTAAAGATTTGAGCGGAAGTAACGGTCAAATTTCTTTGCCAGATATTAACTCTAATGATGATCATGCTAGAAGTCGTAGCCGATTCTTTGTAGATATTGACAAAGAAGGTCAATTCAAGATCAATGTGCCAGCCTCCAGTGAAACTGGTAACATTCCATTACTGACTAGATATGAGAACTATTCTACTTTTGGTTCTGAGGATAATAATAATCCAAACAAGTTAATATTCAGAGATGATAACCTAGATATTTTTCAGGATTCTTTTGCTGCCCCTACAGCTACACCATCAACTACTGGTTTTGACTATGCACCAGATAAAGGCTCTGTCCAATTAAAGGATGGAGATGCAGATGGCGCCCCAATTGATAGAATTACTGGTTCACACATCAAGCATGGTACCGCTTATCATGACATTTTACAAACCTGTTATGTGCATCAGTCCAATGACTTTATCAACTATCAATCAGGCACAACTCAACCGCTAACCGTGGATCTTAGCACCATTAAGCCCCTAACTAAAATCGTTTCCCCAGTTATCATGCTATCTGGCACTGGAGCTAATGCTGGCGGTCGTAGCGGTTCCATGAATTTTGATGGTTCAGTAGAGGTGAATATTGGGGCAAATACCATAGACAGACAATCTTTGTGGATGGATATGGCTGGTGGTATGGTTGCTCATATTGGTAGAGGTTTGGCGGATTCTAATGGTAGCATGCGCAGCGCCGCTGTCAATATGGATGGTGATTTTTATATGCAAATTGGTGGTTTCGGTGTAACCGGAGACCAAAGATTTGCAAAAGAATTTAATGGAAGTTATGGAGCAGTGCTAGATCTAAGAATCATGACTGCAACTGGTAACGTCCATATGTTCAGATGTGACAACAATGGAGTAACTTTAATGACTCCTGGTAACATGGCATTTCACGCAGCTGGAGATATTAAATTCACTTCAGATCATAACATTATTTTGGAATCTGAAACCTTGATTGCGCAAGGGAGAATGATTCTAAAAGAGTTCGGCGGATCTATATGAGGACAATATGACAAAACTTAACCCTATCATTTATCGTAAATTAATGGCTCAAGCAGAAGAAGCTAAAGAGCAAGGCTTGACTAAGCTAGCTAATAGTATCGCAGAGGCAATAGCTGAAGAGCCTGAGGAACAATTAAAAGAATATTCTTATGCTCAATTACAGGATGATGTTCATAAGCAATTATGGAAAGCAGCCACCCTCATGATGAAGTATTATGATCTTGATTCTACTGATGTTCAAAAATTAGATAAAAATATTACAGTTTGGGCATCTGAGATGTTGGATGAAATGGAGCAAACATTAGGTGTTGATTCAATGATTAAAGGTCCTTTGGAACCAAAGCTTCCAGGCGAAAAACAAATAACCTGATATATAAACAATTACAATGCCTTGTTCGCCAAACGACGTTTCCCTTCCAAATCCAAGTGGTCCTAGTGGTCCTGCCATTAAAGGATTTGGAGTTCCGTCTATCGCGAGCTTGCCAAATACAGCTCCCTTCCCAGACGGATTCCCAGAAGATTTGTTAAACATTTTAAATACTTTAGAGTTCTTGGTTCCTCCTGGAGCGCTGAAGCCTCAATTGAATCCAAATTTCGGTAAAGATGTTTTCGACGGCATTATGAAAATGCTTGATCAATTCATGCCATTTTTAATGCTGTATAAATTCTTTTTACCAGTATTGAATCTTATTATTTGCATAATTGAAGTTCTGTGTGCATTAATGAATCCATTCGCTTTAATCAACGCACTTATTAGATTATTTAAAGTTTGTATTCCTGAATTTTTAAATATATTTCCAGTATTCGCAATGATCATTATGATCATTTCTTTGCTTCTTTTGTTGCTTGCTTTAGTTGAGTACTTGATTGAGCAGATTCTTAAATTAGTAAATTCAATTCTACAAAATATCAATGCTCTTCAGATGGCATTCCAGAACGCAGACTCTAGCGGTGTGCAGGCGATTGCCAAAAAGCTTGGTTCTCTTCTATGTATCTTCCAAAACTTCTTTGTCCTATTGTCAGTTTTCGGAATTATTATTGATGTCATCAAAGACATTCTTGAGCTTGTATTCTCTATCCCACCTTGCCAAGATGGCAACTCTGGCGACAGTGGATGCTGCACCCCAAACACCTGCCCAACTATTGTACAAAGTCAGTACACAAGAACCACTGGTGAGTTTAAGTATTTGGGTGAAGTGGACTTAGGAACCTCCATTGCTGGACTTAGTATTCCTGTTCGTGGCGAGAGCTGGCAGTTGTTTGACGTTCAGCAGCCTCAACCTGAGCAATTTAGAAATATCTTTGATGCGTTCGATATTACCACCGCACCACCAAAGCCAATTTTCTTCCCAACAGATTCTACTTACAACTCTCAAACAGCTCCAGCCCAGGCTGCATACACGCTAGATTTGAGATTGTTCTACAATCCATTAAATTGGGGCAGAACCGGAACTGCACGCTTCATTAGATTCAAGAGCTGCATCATGACTAATGTGCCAAGTATAAATCTGAAGGAAGGCGATAACAGTAATAAGACTGTTAATAATGCAGTCGCTTTATTAGCTGGTGGATTGGGATATGAAGACGATGGAACCACAGTTCTTACGGGCTTCGGTACCGATGGAACCACTCCAATTTCTGACCAAGCTACTCTAGAAAATTTCATACATACGGCAACAGTGTCTAGCTTAATACCAAACCTTTCAATTCATGATGGTTACACATTTGACAATATGGAATACACCTTCAAACCAAACATTGCTGTTTTGTTGCAAAAGAATTTGGTTACCTTGGGATGCGTTCCTGATATCGCTTTAAATAGAGACTTCATCAATACTGTTGTCGCAGGTGATGCAGCACTCAAATCACAGCAACTATCACAGCTGGTGTTTCCAGACCCCGCAGCCGCTCAACAATGTCTTACAACTGCACTCTCCGCCCTTCGCTCTAATCTAACAACTGAAGGTGTCGCTCAATTCCAGGCAACTGCCAACGTATGTTTGCAAAAGCTTCAGGATGATACAAACGCTGCACTAAATGATGTTATTGGTATCGGTTTCGATCCTTGCAGCAGCACTTTTACATTAACTCCAACCGTTCAATTTACCACCAATGATATTCTTGTGTCTGTTAGCTTGAACGAAAAGAATGGCATCAACTTGACGACCGGCATGTCCGCCTCCGTAGCTACAGATTTGGCTAACAGAATCAAAGGTCATGTCACATTCGGAAATATCAGCAATTTTACTTACGATGGCACTCAGGCTTTCACTGCTCTACTTACCAGCGATTCTCCTGGTACTGGACAACTGATGATTTCTTTTGATAATCAAACGTTCTGCACCAACACTATTCCGGCAGATACGACTACACCTCCAACTCATACGCTTCAATCACAAACTTATCAGTTCGTTTACTCTCCAAGCATCACTCCAACCGGAGAAGGCGACACCACTGGTGCTCCAAGACGTGACCTAGGCGACCTAGCTAGAGACGGTATCTAATGGGAGTACCAGGTAAAATACTCAACCAGGCAAATTACCAGACTTCTCAAAATTATGAGATAGACATAGACAAGGTGTATTCCGATTACATTACCGTCATCGATAGTCTTAGAAGCATTGTTAACATCCAAGTCAATCAATCCGTACTCAACGTGTTTGATGAAAAGACTTTAACAACTATCAACTCTCGTGTGAAAGTAGAGAAAACTCCACAGGAGAGTCGAGCCCATGCCTTCTATCGATGGATCGGATTTCCTGTAGTAGGAACTGACAATCAATATTACAACCCTGGTTTGGACACTATTTCTGGTACCAAGAATATAACTAAGGCTCAAAAAGTTACAATTGCCAATCAGCCTCTAAATGGGTTTAGGGGAATTTCTTTACAGAGAGAAAATTACACCAACGCTATCAACAAAATCTTTAGCGTCACGCCACCAACAATCACTTCTATCGCGCTAGCTCTTACGTCCAGTACGCACACGCGCTCATTTACAATCCCTATTACCAGTGATGATCCCTTTGATTTCTCACCAGCTAACCAAGGATTCACTGCGGATTTGCGAAGCGTTATCGGCAGAAATGATCAGGTACTGCTAGTTAATTATATGGATGCATTTGGCAACACACCAATTGTAAATGCTGACGGCAGTCTACCTCCAGGTAGCGATACTAATCCGCTAAGGCGTAACAGATTCCATTTTATCAAGCCGTTCATGGTGGATCCTAGGATCGATTTTAGTCTTAATCCCACTTCTAGCATAGTCGCCGTTCCATTCGTGCCTTCTAAAGCTAACTTGCTGGTAGGAGAAAATACTTACGTAAAAACTCCCATTCTAGAGAAAATAATTCGTCAGAGATTTGCCGCGCAAGATCAAGTGTCTACTACCACCACAGCCGGTAAAGATATCATCAATTACATTCTAAGTATCCCTGCTGTTAAGAATGAGAAAATTATTCAACAAATGGCATCTGGTGATATTTATAAATTAGGAGACCAAATTCAGTTCCTAAAATATCTGAACATTATTCAAGCCATGTGTGTAAAGCTAGTAGAAGCTCAAAAGAAAATACAAATTGTTCAATCTAGATATTATTGGTTACCTCTCCCAAATTCTAACTCTACCAGTGGTACGCTCGGACCTGAAGGCGGTTCGGCAATTACTCCGCCATTCTTTTCCACGACGCTTCCTTATGGAGATAACAACAGTTTCATTACTGATGCCGACAATGCAATCGACTTGGCTCTTTTGAACCAGGGCTCTAATACCCTCAACTTCTTGTCTGCTAACCTAAATCTCAACGCAAATAACGTAGCATCACCTGATTTGGGAAATACCGATTCACAAGCCGATAAGGGTGCTTTGACTAGCCCAACTGATGATAATAGTCAGGCTTTGGGAGACCTTGTCACTGACGAACTAAATGCACTGATTAAGAAGAGAACCCATGACATGACCATTGCTGCCGAATCTTTACGCACAATAGAAATCATTATGGGCGAGTGGAGCGGTTTAGGGTTTTGTGATATTGTTGCTATTTTGGGCGCCCTTTATACAATGCCCAAGACCAGTTTGTTGGGCTTTCTGGATAGCGATGCTTTTTCCAGAATGAAGACCTCTCTGCAACTGGAAGACCAACTTGGGTCCAACACTATAATTCCACAGGTAACTAATCCTGGAATTAATCAGGCGCAAACAGACTTCATAGCAAAAGTCAAAGATTTCTACAACTTAATGGATAAAATCTACCAGGACTTGGCTAAAAGTCAGAGCTTGAGCACCTAAACATCTATACAATTTTTGATATATAGGTATGCCTTTTAAAGATAAACAGAAAAGCAAAGAATATATGTCTCAGTACTATCAAGACAATAGGGCGTCTCTTGATTTATCCTCTAAAGACAGAAGAAAAACTCATACATACATCAGTAAAAAGAAAATTAGAGATAAAAAATGGAGAGATGCACATCCTGAAGAAATGTTGTTACGTGCGGCGAAACAACGTTCCAAAAGAAAAAATATAGAATTTTCTATAGATAAAAGCGATATACACATACCTAGTATTTGTCCAATATTAGAAATTCCTCTCGTGAGATCAGATGGTCTTTTCACAGACAATAGTCCCTCTTTAGATAGAATCGATTCTTCTAAAGGATATGTAAAAGGCAATGTATGGGTAATTAGTTGGCGCGCCAATAGTATTAAAAGTGATGCATCAATAGAGGAGTTAACTAAAGTAGTATCTGCTCTCACAACAAAATTGCATGAAATCAACAATATTCTAGCATAAATAGATAGGAGAGCCGGATATGTCCTTTGACTTAAAGATACAAGGTGGAAACTTGGTAATTAACAATGGTTTGCTTCAAACCGTAGTTGATACTGAGAAGCTTATTCAAGACATTCTAAAGCTATGTCTGACTACAGCTGGCTCCAATCCATTGCATCCTTGGTATGGCTCTTTTGTTACGAGGACATTAGTGGGAAATCCATTACATACAACTATTTTGGTTCAAATTGCTAAATCTCAATTAATTACAGCCTTGCAGAACCTTAAAGATTTACAGGATATTCAATTAAAGTCCTTTCAAAGAGTAAGTGCAGATGAACAAATTGCTGGGATTTTGGATATATCTGTAAATAGAAATCAGATTGATCCTAGACTGTTTAATGTCACGGTGAAAGCCCTAACTAAGGGACTCAAACCCATCACCACATCTTTTAGCGTGAATACGATCTGAAGTCTACTTTAAGGATAAAATATGGTAACCATACGTTCTGTAAACGAAATTATCTTAAGCCTAATAGACTTTTATAGATTGGCTCAGCCTGATTTAGACACAAAACCCGGCACAGTGGCTAGGGATTTGTTTGTAGATGGTCCTTCTAGTCAGCTAGCCCTATTGTATGACGAATTGTCTGGAGTGTCTAATCAACAATCAATGAGATTGGTTGTAGGCACAGATCTAGATAAGCTGGCTAAGAACTTTGGTGTTGTAAGAAAACAATCTACCCCATCTACTGGCGTTGCCCTATTAACATTTTCAGCTATTAACGCCCCTATTGGTATTAACAAGGGCGATACGGTTGTTGCTAATAATGGATTCTCTTACAGTATTGCTGCTGGTATTTCGGTCACACCAGCATCTGCCAACTTCTATCGTTCCGTTGCTAGTAAGTTTAGTAGCCAATTAGCTTTCGTAGGTATTACCGATCAATTTGCCGTAGAAGTAACCGTTGTAGCTACAACAGCTGGTACTGCTGGAAACGTCGGTGCTTATTCCTTGAATCAAAGTAATATCCCTGGTGTATCTAACGTAACCAATATTAACTCTTTTTCGGGTGGAACGGATCAAGAAAACGACGCTACCTTTAGAAATCGTGTTCTAGCCTCTTTTAGCGGCTCCAGCGTAGGAACTACCTTAGGCTATCTAAACGTCGCTCTAGGTACCACTGGAGTCTCAGACGCTGCCGTTATTGGACCGGGCAACCCATTGATGACTAGAGATGGCACTATCACTACAGCAGCTGCAGATGGAACCCTTACCATCGTTTCTGAGGGAACAGGCGGTAAAGTAGATGTAGTTGTATTGGGAGCTAACTTAGTCCAAAATACCGACAGTTTCATTTATCAAGATAAGAGTAATAACAACGATCCTACGAGCGTAAAGAACAACGTAGTATTGGGTCAAATTTCTGCCGACCTCAATAAGACCATTAATCAAAAGAGACTTGATGATATTGCTAATGGACAACTTCCAGCCCAACCTGTGGATACTATTCTGCAGGTAACTGGATCTGTTAGTGGCGCCAATTTCTTACCAATGACCACAGATTCCTTTGGCAGGGTTTCTGGTAATTTCCAACTTTTAAAGGACACAGGCGTTTACGGCGGCAGTCCATTCGGTTTTGATACTTTCCACTGGGTCAGCAACAAGATTACCAATTTTAGCGAAGATAGAATTAAGGGACAATATAACGGACAAGATACAACTACTTTCACAGATGTACTTCAAGTTCCAGAAGTTCAACAGAATTTAGCTATCACTAATGAAAATAGTACTGTTACAAGTGATCGTTCTATCATCCAACTGCTACACACCCCCGCTACCAACGTAACCAGAGTATTCAATGTTAACACTGGTGAAAGATACATTATCACAAATCAAAACTTTGATAATACTGGGACATTCAATACTACTGGCAGAATACAGATTTCTGGAAATACCCTCCCAGCTCCAAGCGACACACTGCAAGTGGACTATAGTTGGATTGTAAGCTATGACAGATACTCTGATTATGATGGTTTAGTTAACTCACTTAATCCTCGTCCAGTTACAGACAGCGTGGATTGGGGTTTGGGTAATGCTATTAAAAATGAATTAGTTTCATTCAGTGACTCTGGTAATCCTAACTTTTTCCAGGGCACTGTCAGCCACCCAGTAGATACAGTTATCTCTGCAAAGAAGTTTTTGGAAATTGACGGTACAGTTACGCAGGTCACCTCTGGAACTTTTGTCAACAGACTCGCTGTTGTATTTACCAATTTGGCAGTAGTAACAACTTCTGTTGATTCTATTGTTTTGAAAAATACCAATGAAGAGGTTTATGCAACTGCTCAAGGGGACGGTAACGTTGCCAATACAACTATTGTAGTTGGTATCCAATTACTAAATCAGACGACAGTTGTTTTACCAAGCGATACTACAGCTCAAGCAGGAGATAGAGTTACTGGTATTTTGAATAGCGTAGACGTATTTTATTCCACTCTAACTCAAGGCAGTAGCAGCGCTAATCAGATTACCATTCCGTCCTCTTTGGTCAACACTTCCGCTGGCACTATCAATTTGGATGTTACATACATCACTAGCTTGTCAGATCTATTTTCCTCAGCTACTACTTCACTTCCAACTAGTAGAGTTGGAAATGGTTATTTCTTAAATAGTAATGTAGGATTTAATAACTTTAGCCCAGTTAATATCTTTAGAAGAGAAAATCAGATAGTACAAAAGAATCTAAGTAATCAGATCTTGATAGAACTTAATTTACCAAGTACAGATTTTTCTTTGATTGGCTCTCAGATATTAAGTGTGGTCAGATTATCGGACGGTCTAGAAATTTGGACACCAGATAATCAAGGAACAATCGTTATCGGTTCTGACGGTAATTATCAGCTTATTTTCTCTGGTATTAATACGCCAGTTAGTGGAGATAGGGTCCTGGCTGTTTATCAAGCAACAGATATTAGAAGATTTCAGCCATTTAGTTTTACCAATGAAATTATCAAATACAGAATTGATAAGCTGGCAATAGATCCTGCTACTGGTAAATTTACGGTAGCCATCAATAAGCCAGAAGCGCAATCTGGAGTTAACTTCTGTGTCATTGAGCCTAACACTGATATTGTATTATTTTCTATCACTGATGGCTATGTGTCACCAAATGCAGATGGTACTGCTACATTGTCTAGCTTGTCTGTCAACTTTGATACCTTGGCTGATTTAACCAATAAGAAAATCAAAATTTATGGATCTAGTTTGCTAGGTCAAACAACTTTTAATAACAATGGTCAGTGGGACATTCTTTCTTATGATGTCGTTACTAACAAAATAACCATTGGAGAAGGTCTAAGCAAAGTAACTCCCGACCAAATTTCCATCATCAGACTTTTGGATGGTCAAGAGGTATGGAATTATACTGGAACCATAGACGTCACCGATAATAAAGTGTTATTTCCAGTAGTTCCTCCAGCTGCAGTTGGAGATTCTGTTGTAGTAATGTTCTTTGAATTTGATTCTCTAAGAAGAGGACCGACCCGCATTACAGGAACAATTGCTGACCAGATCATCAATACTGGTATCGTTACAGCAGCGGGTACCACGCTAGCAGATGCTCAAAACATTGTTTTCACTGCAACTAACACTGGATTGAAGCTTAATTTGGCAGAAGCCATGAGAACTGCATTGAACCTTAGTTCATCTGCAACTCTACCAACCAATGTTAGAATTGCCAGAATCATCAAGGTAGAAAAAGTTGTTACTGCCAGTGTTACCGACAATACGGTTCTAGAAGTCTTGGTTACTTATGATACAACCAACACTACTATTCAAAATAACTTATTGTATTCTAATGATATGATAGCAGATCCAACTCTAGCAAATACAGAATTTGTTTTACCAGCAACATCTAATAACACACAAAATGTTCAAACTCATAATTTACCATCAATAGGTGATAAAATTAGAGTAACTTTCTATTACACAACTGATAATGATCAAGAAAGTTTATCATATACTCGAAATGGAACGTTATATACCAATAAGAAGTTTGCGTTTATTAACAAGATCTATGTGGCTAGCGGATTTACCGCATCTCAATCTACTAAGTTTACTGCCACATCTTTTACGCAACCAAGTCTAGGCGCCCGTTACAAGGTCTTTTATGATTACCTGGCACCAAAACAAAACGAAAGAATTGTAGTTAACTACAACTACAATAAGCTGGTCAGCGACGTCACTTTCAACCTGGAAGAAACCAGACCAATTAATGCAGACGTACTGGCAAGAGAAGCAAAGCTTGTTCAATTAGACTTAACTATGAATGTCGTAATTGATCCAAACTTTACCAGTTCTACCACAACTGTTTTACAGAATTTGCGTAACCAACTGACCTCTGCTCTTACCACAACTACACTAGGACTAACTGTGGACCAACCAACTCTTATCAACGTAGCTCAGGCAGTACAAGGAATTTCTAGGGCTAGAATTTTGTACTTCAATAAAACTGGAGCAGCAGGTTCTGTACAAAAAATAGTAGCACAAGAAGATGAATTCTTTGAACCAAACAATATAGTAATAAATACTGAAACAAGATAATATGCAGATCCTTCGAATTGTAAGCGTTCAAGTAATAGATAGCACTAACATAAGTGTCAAATTCACTGAAGATTTGACTCCTAATCTAGTTACTTCTAACGTTTCCATAATTTCTGAAACGCCTAACGTGCCTGACTCTCAGGCGCAGATAATAAAGGTGTCCCAAGACACCTTGAATATCATATGTCAACCATTGACACCACTGGCTGCCTATTATGTAACTTTCCAATCAGTTCAATCTCATATTTTTGAGTCTGTCAATGGCGATGCGCAAATTTCTGCAGATGGTGTCAGCAATAGATATTTGATTAATGGACCTTTGGGACCAGACAATCCAGTACAGAATTATCTAACAAGTTACTTTAATGATAATATCTATAATTTGGGAGACTCCAATACAGTAGTTAGCAAGTATATTCAGTCCCTATCCGTTGCCCTGGCTCGTGCTCTGTACGATATTCGTCAAGTTAAGAATGAAAATTATCTTTCGTTTACCGTTACTGATGAGAGAAAAATTAGAGGTGCAGGACCTTTCGATAGACTCAATGAAGAGGCTGCCTATGAAATTAGCAGAGTTGGTCTGGGTCCAAGCACCGCCTCTGCCCAACAAACATTTCCATTTACTGATTTCCCAAGTTATCCTGTCACCCTTCAAAAACAGACAGCACTGGAAACATTGCATCCAAATTCTCTCGATCTTACGGGGGACTTCAACATTAACTCTCTAACATTGAATTTGAGCAATGCACCAGTTACTAGATTAACCAGTGTAGTATTCACATTCAATGATGCGTCTACATTTACCTATAGTATTTCAACTTTAGGATATCAAATTCTAGATTCTAGATATGACCAAGATTTTGGGTTTACATATCAACAATTAGCAAATAATCAACTCAGATTAAGCGATAAAATATTGAGCGATCCAACTTTTGCTCTTGATAACATTTTAAAGGTTGATGTTCAGTATGAATATAAGAATTTGGGAATAGTAGTTGATCCTACTTCAGTTACAGTTACAACTGTTCTAGAATCAATTAGAGAAACTCTGCCTCCTATTATCAACATTTTTAGTTTGCAGTATGCTCCAATAGTTACATCTAGTGGCGCCGTTTCTACTTCTGGCGGGGTCACCTTCCTTGATCCCAACTCTAATATTCCTGGTGCTGTTCATCCGGCATTTGTTGTTGAGATTCCATTCAGACTAAGTGCACTGCCATTTGCTCCAGGTCAGTATGCTATTGATTACACTCTTGGTCAGGTATATGTATATGGTAATGATCTTACTAATAACGGTACTGGTCCGTTCCCACCTCTAGCAACCTATTTTTATCAACTCACTTATAAGAATGACTTAGATTATACTTATGACCCAGATACTTCTGATTTGGTAGCACTACCTCCTGGCAATCTTGTAACCAACACCGGAAATATTAATTTTAATTATGAACAGGTATTAATTCCTGGCATCGATTATAATTCAGATTTACATATAGAAGTTTTAGAAGAAAGAATTCAAAACAGATTATTGGCTCTTAACGTAATTCAGGCAGTAAACTCTCCAATTACTAATGTTTTTAGAATCTTCAATGAAACTTCTGGAGAGATTTATACTCTAGACAGATGGAATGATAATAAAATCTATTTCAGATACAATAATCCACCTAATGTAGTATCGCAAACTGGTGAGAGAGCCTCTTTTAATACTATCACGAATGAATTATTGTTTGTAAATACTACCCTGACCACTTCAGGCGGTCTTAAGGTCTTTAAAATCTTTTTGAATAATAACACTCTGGCGTCTTCTACAGAAGATAGCTTGGCATCATTCTTTAATACCAGCTTGGTGTTTACTAATGGTAACGTATTCGTAGTAGAGAGATGGTTTACTCGTGAACTTGCTGAAGCCTCTAACGTTAATAGGCTAGTCAATGTTGGCGATTACATGGTAGATTATGCTAATGGTGTGGTCTATGTTGCAGTCTCCAATACACAAGGCTTGAGCATAGGTACAGCTACCTATAAGAATGACAGTGTTTCTCCACAGTTTCCACATGTTATCAGTGTAGAAGATATTTACTACCGTATCAGCGCTCTCAATCCTAAGAACAAGAGTTTTGCTTTTACATCTTTCGGTGATGGAACTATTGTTCCCACCTCTTTAGATCCGTCAGATGAGCTGTATTTGAATAGCGCAGTTGGTGCACCATATCAAATTCTAAATGGCGCCGTTGGTATTTTTTCTCCATCTTTCGTGGCTGGAGTAACCAATCAAGTAAAATTTGTCAGATCGGTTTATGAGTATAGTGATATTCTTCATAGCACTGCTCCACTAAATTTTGCATTTAGCACCACCAGTAGCGGATTCAATATTACAGTCAATCCGATCTCCAAGGAAGTATTTACTAATATTCAAACAGATGGAAGTAATCTGTTCCTTGATGTAAATGAGAATATTCCATTCTTATCTTCTAACATTACCTACACTTTCAATTTGGTGAGAGTATCCGATAATGCTGTACTTGGCGCATCATCGATAGTTGCTGGTAATCCAGTGAAGTTAATTTTAAATGCAACAAATACGCCAGTTGTTGGTCAATTAGTTAAAATTGATTATACATTCACTATCAACAATCTATCTCGCGTAGTAATTGATTACAATAAAGGTGATTACTTCGTTGATTATACCTACATTGCCGATGAAATCATCATTAGCTATGAGTATGGCGACAACTTCCTAGACTTCCGTACAAGTCAAACAGTTCCAGAAAATACACAGTACTTCGTAACCTACAAAGCGGGAGCCCTGAGAGATGCATTGCTCAAGAACTTTGGTACGCTAGTCAATGTTCCACAGCTGTCAAATTTTGATATTGATTTTCCTAGAGAAAGATACCGTGACGCATTGGTAGCTGCATTATCTTCTTTCATTCAAGGACCTACGGTTAATGCTATCAAAAATATTGGTAAGACCATCTCTCATATTGAACCAGAAGTTATTGAATCAGTGTTTCAAAACTGGTCTCTCGGCAGCAGTATACTTAATCCAGAGCCTCTTGTCACCACCGGCACTATTGAATTATTGCCTGGAAAATTTGGTGACGGAACATTGGTGAGCGAGCCTAACCAAACCATTACATTCCCGGCAAACTCTAATCTGAGACTAGAAGAAGGTACGTTTGAAAGTTGGATCGTTCCGCAATGGAATGGATTAGATAATGATGCCGATTTGACTTTTAATATTACTCAGGACGGATATCAAATCAATCCTAGAAATGTTTTTATTGGAGCTTCAGAATATCATCCAACTATTGTTAATGGTACTTTTACTCTTGACAAGAACTCTAATGTTTTAGGAACTCCTAATACTAATAAAGATGGTATATTCATTTATTACAATAAAGATATTTCTGGAAACTTCAACAGATGGTACATCAGAGTAATTGATGGCTATGTCAGCCCCTGTAGCTCGGCTTTCCAGTTCAAAATTACATCAACCGGATCCTTTTATGATAGCAAAAGCTTAGTGCTTCCAAAGCCATCAAATTTGAGCATCACAACTGGTGTGAACACATTGAGTTTCAAAATTGGTGCAGATGGTTATGCAGATGAGGGCGTTACATTCGTTTCAGATCTTGATCATTATCTTTTGGATTTCGGAGAGGCTAAGACTAAGAATCGTCTATCCATCTACAAAGATGTAAGCGGATACATGAACTTCCGCGCGTATGATAGAGATAAAACTTCTTATTCTGTGAGTGCAGACGTATCTTCTTGGAATACAAACATGCCTCATCATGTTGCTGCTTCTTGGAAACTAAATACTGCTAATGGTAGAGATGAGCTGCATCTATTCTTAGATGGATTTGAAGTACCAAACATTATTAGGTATGGTCAGAAATTACAGCCATATCTTCATGAAAAATTCAGAACAGTTGATCCTGAAGAAATTGCCGGTTCAGTTACTCGTGACATTGTAGCCGGAACTGATTTGTACACTGCCTTGGGTAGTCCGCTGGTTACCTCTACTATCAATTTCAGTGCCTACAATATTTTTAATGGAGACACAATTTTTATTGATGAAATTGGATTTAATCCAGCAGGATATCAAATCATCAATATCAACGGTCAAAACTTGACTCTTAATGCTCCAATGCCATCGACATTGACCAATGCAAGATTTTCTGTTAATAGAACTGCTTTCACAGTCAGCTCTGATATTGATGTCGCGCCGAATATTGAAGTAACCACCATTCATGCGTTTATCTCAGGCAATGACTTGTCTGGCACTTCCTGTACTAATTTGGTACAATCACTCAGCCTCAACTTTACTACATTGGGCGTTCAACCAGGATATTCAATTAAAATTGATAGCATTACATCTCCTGTTGTATTCGCTATCTTAGCAGTGTCTGGTAACACCCTAACTATCAATGGACCTCTTCCATCCAATGTTTCTAGCGGAGTATTTCAGATTTATTCTAATACTGAAAATGAAATTCCTGGAGTTAGAGCACTTCGACCAGCATACTCTATTTCCAAAGATGCAAATTTCAATAATATATTGACAGTTTCTAATGATGTATTTGCTGGAGATATAATTTTAGTTAGAACTTTAGGGTTTAATCACAGACGTATTAAGAAACAGTATTATGTTTGGAGCGATGGTTATGAAAATGTTTTGATGACATCTTTGCCTCCGCCAATTTCTTTGGATGAAGCGCACATAACTAAAGTCATTCTGTCACCATACGCAGTTTTCTCAGATGGATATTTCCCGGCTGATGACGTAGCTGATACATCCTCTGGATTATTTGATTCCGGTGGCATTAAAGATGGTTACGATGGTTATTTTGTGCCACTGTACCAAACTACCAATACTGTAATTGGTAGAACTTTAACGGTAAATATTGCCGGTACTGCTGCTAACATAACTTTCCCAGCCACTGTTACCATTAATGGTTGTACTGCTGGCAACGTATTGGTAAATGAAACTATAACATTCAATTCATTTGGATCTTTAGATAGCACTAACAGATATATTTACATCAATTTTATTCATGTGAGTGCATCTCCAACCAGCTCTAAGAAGTCCCTGACTATTGGTGTAAAAGAAAAGTATCCAATGACTGTCAGTGAGGGCGGTGAGTTGGTTCCAGTGGTTCGATTTAGCTACCCAATAGCTGTTGGTTATAATTTGAGCAGCACCGGACCAAATACTGTTACAGACCCTTATAATCAATTCAGCGGTTTGGATATCAATAATTATTTGTATATCCAATCTGGACCAGCTGCTGGATATTACGTAATTTCTGGACTATCAGCAGATAGACATAGTATTACCCTTAAGACCTCAATCCCTGCTTTCACGAACTCTTCTTATCAGGTGCTTAATGTTAGCGACTATAGAAGCGGTTTGCAGAACGGATTCTTTACTTTCGAAGATGGCTATAACCTACCAGGAGTCCCATACTTCTTGTCAGAGGGATTCTATGAGTTGGATTATTCTACCTACACCAGCATTAGAATTTCTCCACTGCATGAACACGCTTACTTGGGCAGTGATTTTACGGGAACTCATCAGCTCAATGGAATCATAGACCAAGTTAAAATTTACTCTGTAATGTTGACCGATACTCGTGTAGGTGAGACCATTCCAGCTAACCAAAATTCAATTACTAAAGATTTCAATTCATTGAAACCATTGAAGTCTGATTCTACTACACTAATGCTTTTGTCAATGGATAGCTTCCCACTGACAAACAGTGCTAATTCATATATTATTCCGCCATTTGATAAGCAACACTTCCAATCTTCTATAGTTGTTAATGAAAACTTTGGTCAAAGTATTGTTATTACTAGAGATCCAATCATTGTTCCTAATAATGGTATATTGGATACTAGAAAACAAGGAACTGTTGAATTCTGGGTCAATCCATTCTTTGATTCAGCCAATGATCCACACCAAAGATTCTACTTTGATGCCTTTGGTGCTATCATTGAAGATGCGGTTAGCGTTAATAACACGGCAGTAAAGATATCTACACCAGCCAGCCAAATATTAAGTGTCACACTAAAATCTGGCGATCCTCGTATTGATTATTTCGCAGGTGGCAAACTAGAAATTGATACGCAACGCGCTATTCAGGAAGAAGGCGTCAGCATGACCAATAGCTCCGTAGTTACTGGTCAGCCTATCCTTCAGATAATTACAGTTAAAATCATTGGAGATCTAACTGGAACAGATTATTTTGCTAATGGTACTGTAGGCACCGATCAAAAGACTATTTATCTAGGTAAAACTTTACCTGCAAGCAACTTGCCATTATTGATCACATATCAAACTACTGCTAATAATAATGATACGCTAGATACACAGGTTATTAGACTTAATAGGAAGTTACCAAATCAAAATACTCATGTAGTTGTTAAGTATATTCCAAAGGGACTACAAGGCGATCGTATTTCTATTTGGAAAGATACATTTGGTTACGTTAACTTTGGTGTCTCTGCTTCTGGAACAGATTTCTTGGTTAGAGCCCCAACACGCTGGGCTCGCAATACCTGGCATCGTGTCAAAGCTAGCTACAAATTTAATGGTGGGGTCGGTGCAGACGAACTTAGGTTGTTCTTGGATGGATACGAGTGGACTAACGTATTATTTGGAACTGGTCTAGTCTTTGGTCAATTCCCAATTGTTATGGGCTCTTCCATGCCAGGTGATGGCTACAATGTCGTAGGAAACATCAATTTCAAGGATCCAATCAATGAATTATTCATTGGTAGCGATTATACAGGAGCTAACCCTCTATTTGCCTTAATTGATAATTTTAGAATAAGCGATTTGTCAAGACCTCTTTATGCTCCTTATGGGGAGTCTTTGGACGTGAATTACAGCAGTAATTTATCAACCGTAATACCTGTTACAGTTGATTTATTTACCACTTATCTGCTAGATTTTAACTCTTTGCTGACCTTAAACAATAATTTCAGCATATTAAATAACCGAAAAACTGGCTCATTTGACTTTTCTGTAAATATTATAGATTCCTTTGGTATAGTTAATAGTAACATAAAGAGCCAGGAAGCCCTGGAAGAGCTAATAAATGTCCTCAAGCCAGCTAATTCTAGAGTATTTATACAGTACATTAGGTGAGTAATAGATGACCAAACGCAATCCGGTTTCAGCCCAACAAAATATCTGGTTTGACTCTCAACAAGTAGATGATAGTGATTTGACTTTAGAGCAAGAGTTTAATACCACCATCGAATCTGGTATCATCCAAGATCATGTCGGTACAGGTATTTTGCCTGAAGTACTAGAGCAGAACATTCTATGGGACTCTACTTTAACCTCTGGATTTTTAGATGGTAAAGCAATTTTTACCCAAAATCAGCCATCTGACAATAACTTCGGTAATCAACTAGAAATTGATCTTAGTGGATCAATTACGGGCGGCAGAAGAGTTGTCAAAGTAGGCATCATTGGTTTGGACTTCCAGAGTAACCTACAATATGAAATTTTCTATTTTAAGGCAAATGAGTCACAAATAAGTCAAAAGCATTTTACCAAAATTTTAGTGCTTATGTTCAACGATTTTATTGGTGACCCTGACCTGTCTTTCAATTTGGGCGGCAAAATGGTCATCAAGGAAGCTCGCCCAATGACACTATCCAGAAGTCCCATCATGGTGGCTCAGGATCAGCAGCCAAATCTATTTTTTAGAGACTTCTTCCTGGATGGACCTATTTCTTTACAATCCATGTTGCAAGCGGCTATGCCACTGTACAACATTGATAGTTTAAATATTCAAACCGCACCTCTAGACAATAAGGTCATACTAGCCAATGATGTAACTACTCAAATTGGTCAAAAGTTTTTAGCAACGACCAATAATATTCAAAAAGTAACATTGTTACTTTCTGTTCAGAACCAAAATAATCCTAGTGATTTGGTTTGGAACGGAGATTTGGTAGTCAGTATTTTCCCATTGCAATCAAGTGTGGAGTGTGCCAGTGACGTTGCCCCTAGCTCTCCAATTGATTTCGCACCAGCTAACGTTCCAGTTGCTCAAATTAGTTTTAACTATGCTACCCTAAGTCAAGCAGGCGTAGTGCTTGATTCAGTTCCACAACCAGTGGACTTTGTTTTCAGCAACAGCCCAATAGCTGCTGGTAACGTTTTGATTCCTAATGCTTATTATGCAGCCACAATCAAAAGAAGCGGCTCCGCCAATAAATGTGATATTTTAATTGCCACTGGTGGTGACCTTACCGCTAACTCCAGGATTACGACTTTCGCAGGAACGTTGTGGGTTGATATTCCAGAACAAGACTTGTGGTTCAGAGTTTGGACTGATGCTGCCAAGGTATCTGATGGTCAGGCTTATGAGTCTGGTCATGGTATGATTTTACCTAAGACCACCCTAGATTCAACTACTCAGGCTACCGTAGATTATTCTTTGCAAAATATTCAGTTCACTGGCAACGGAGTATTCAGTGCAGTAGTTTCTGCAGTTACCTCCGAGACCACACCAATTCCAGATCAGAAGACTGGCAATCCGGTTTTGACGAGACAACAGTTTGTACCACAAGTTCAATTACTCAATACTATTGATTTAACAAACTTGGAAAATACTGCTGACCCATTAATCATTGGTGCAATTGCCGATAAGAATAGAAATTTCTTTGATTCTATTTCAGCTTTAATTAAATCCAATCTATACAGCGCCACCATGGCACATGATGAGTTGCTTATTAGAATTGTAGACGATCCAACTGATCCAGTTAGATTTGATAGCACTGTTACCAGCCTACAAACAAATCTATTGAATGGTGATTTTGTCGGCGCCCAGATTTTCCCCGATGCAACGAATCCTAACGTATTCTATAGAATTGCTGACGCAAAATTATGCTCAATGATTTTGGGAGACGTAAATGGTGATGGTATTATCGATCTAAATGATTTAGATATTTTAACATCTTATATTGGTTATAATATGAATAATGGTTTACCATTACATTCTAGTATAACTGAGATTGATGGATATCACACGACTTTTACCAATGGTTATATTACATATACTCAACCATTTACTAATCTATTCGGAATTCAATTTAAATTAGTTAATCCAATAGATGGATATGTAATAGCAGATGGTTATGATGGTGTATTGGTAGCCAATCCAAATGATCCAAGACTTGCCCAGTTTACTAGTGCTACAGTTTCATTTAATACTATTCTTGGTCTTGATACCTATAAATTAGTTATTTATAATACTGGAAATAATGAATCTGATTTTGGTGGATTTGATATCACTTCTCTTGATACTACATTAGATGTAATTACGATACGAAAAGTAGTATTGACTGGTGATGTATTAGCAGAAATGTTAAGAGCAGATGTAGATGGAGATTTTGCAGTTACGCTTACTGACGGATACATTCTACAAAGCTATATTGAAAGAATGGTTCTGACCACTTCTCCAACCTCTACATATCCTGCTCCCGCCACTAATCCATATACTAAAGTTGGCACTAAGTTCAATGTTATCAGATTTAGATTGGAAAATTTTATAGACAGAACAGATGACTACTCTTCTGTTACTGTTGGAAGATCTTCTGTCGTACACCCACCACCTGATATATTCGAGAATGATGGATATTTTGCAAGCCATGATTTCTATCATAATCCGGTTCCAATAAGTATAGAAAAAGAATTAACATGGGATGAATCTCTAATTGTAACAAATAGTAGGTCTAGATTTGTTCCTAGTGTTTTCAATATGATTAATGGATTCATGACTAATTCTTGTGAATTGGAAGGAATTCAGTGTAATATTTATGGAAGCCCTCCAGCATTTGATTCTGGTAGAGTGGATTACTTCGTACCTGACAATCTTATTATTGGAGAAGGTGGCGAGATTCAAAGACCTGACGGAAATTTTTATAAGGTAGACTTTGAAGTTGGAACCATTGTTCTAGAAATTCCTGATGGATTGTTCGGTTCCGAAAGAACCATTAACATTCTAAATGATTTCATTGCCGATTATACAGGAGATGGAATTACTCGTTTGGGATTCCCTGCAATGAGATTTGCAGATTGTTCTTTCGTAGGTCAAAATGCATTAACAAATGATCAATTAAGATTTTCAGTTTCTGTTCAGTCCTTTTCTCCTAATACAAACGGATTAAGTACTGATGGATACGCTGGAGTTATAGTTGATGGAAAGATGGGCGTAGCAATTGATTATGCTACTGGCTTACTGACACTTAACTTCACTAACCTGTATCAAGATGCAGTTCTACAAACTTTGAGTACTAAAGTACAGGTCAACGTCTTCTTGAAGAAGGGCGGATTCAACAATCAGCCATTGTTCGTCGATTCTACTAAAGTTCAGAACATGTTGAAATTGATTAGTGTTTTCAGTGGTGCCAACGAAGGCGGACCTTCAGCGCTAGTAGATTTGGCAGCCGACGTAACCGATGTATTGCCATTAGTTCACGGTGGTACTGGATTGAACTCAACTGGAGTAAATGGAATGGTATTGATGAGTAATGGTAGTTCATTGAGTTATCAATTCGTATCATCACCATTCGTACAGTATACTCCAGCAAGCTCAGCCAATTGGAACAATAGCCCGCCAGCTACAGTGCAGGCAGCTCTTGATCGTATTGCCGCCGAGATAGGACCAATTCCATAATTTATTGGACGGGTTGACAAGTATTTTCGCAGATTTACATTGTCGCCATGTTATTTTTACGCAAACTGCTCAAACTTCCCTCGCCAGTTGATCTTGGGTGGTCAACTACGAATGCACTTGAAATGCGTGATTTTTCGCCTCAGGGGGAAAACCTGGGAAGATTGGCACGAGACTGTTCAAAAAATGCATCCCGTCAAATACTTTATTGCGGAAACTGCGACCGATTTTTTACAACAGAAAATTTGGTGGAGACTTAAACATCCAGTGGAAAAATTTCACTATTGGTTTGTTTCTCATTTCGTTCCTAGCCGCCGCTACCATATGTTAGACTTACGTCAACCATGCCCCAAAGGGGAGATGAACGTTGATTGCTATAAATATGGGTGGCGTGATGTAGATGCACGAATGCTATTTGCCATGTTCAATCTATTGAATGAATTTGTAACTGGTGAACTGCCTCACTATTATTGTCCTACTGAAGAAGACGTAGCAAAAGATCCGACCCTTAAAGAACAACGTAATGTTGTTCTTGAAGTTAATGCAATTCATCATTGGTGGAATGTAACTAGAAAAGAAGACCACCGTGCCTATGATAGCTTGCTACATCAATGGAGCCAGATACGTAAAATTTCTGGCAAAACAGAAGAGGCTGCCAGATTATTCAAAATCTTGGGCACTGTTGAAAAAGATAATGAAGATAAAGTTGATGAAATGATTGCTCGCCTAATGAAAATCAGACGCTCTCTGTGGACCTGATATAGAAAGATTCATGAAAATATGTTGGTTTGGTTTTCTTGGCAAGAATCATAGTTGGTCTATCGTTGCTCAAAATCTATCTAGAGAATTTATCAGAATGGGACACCATGTTGATTTATTCTCTACTAATGGTACTAAACATTTCCCCGATGATTTAAAGCCCTATCTCAAAGGGCAAATAGAAGAAGGACAAGGAATTACAGCAGAAGATTACGTATCAAAAATTGGTTCAAAATTAGAACAAACTTATGATATGCAGTTATCATATACTGCTCTAAGAAATTTTGACACTTATTTTATTCGAGGAAATAAAAATAGATTTGGTATTTGGAATTATGAAACTACAGTCTTGCCAAAAGCATTCGCTAAATATGCTAGAGGAGTAGACAAAGTATTACCGTCTTCTGAATTCTCTAAAAAGATTTTTACTGATAACGGAATGTCACCGGACTTACAAGTTGTAGTACCACATGGTATCCATTTAGACCGATTTCAAAATCTGGGAAAGTATCCACTCAAGACTAAAAAGAAATACAAGATTCTTTGTAATATTGCTCAGCCCCATTTAAGAAAGAATATACCAGGTTTATTAAGCGCTTGGGCTAAAGCATTTACTAAAAATGATGATGTATGTTTAGTATTGAAGATTTCTAGAAAGGGACCCAATCCTATGTATGATGTGCCTTTTGATGAAATCTTTAATGAGTTCAGAAAGTCACATAAAGATTTGGCTGAAATCGAAATAATCGATACGTTTATTACTGATATTGAAACTCTGTATAATGCCTGTGATGTGGTGCTTACTATGGCACACACTGAATGTTTTTGGATGCCAGGACTAGAGGCATTTGCTGCTAATAAGATAGTGATTGCACCACGTTATGGTGGGCAGCTAGATTATATGAATGATGGAAACTCAATTTTGATTGATGGTAAAATTATTCGAGCCGATATCAGAATGCAATATTGGGAACCCTCTCCATATGCAGCATGTTTTAATCCAGATGTAGATCAATGTGCTGCTAAACTAAAAGATGTCATCAATAATTATGACGATTACCTAAAAAAGTTTTCTCCTGGAATGCAAGAAATGGCTCATAAGCTAACGTGGGAAAATGCTGCCAAACAAATTATAAGTTTATGTAAATAAGGATCAATATGACCGTTTTAAGTATAGTAATTCCTGTTTTTAATAAGTGGAATTTTACCAAATCCTGTTTAAATGACTTAAGTCAACTGTCTAATGAACATGAAATCATTGTCATAGACAATGCTAGCAGTGATGAAACAAATAAAGAGATGATGGAATTAGAACGCTCTTTACAAATGAAAGATACTCTAGTTTATGTAAGGAATGAAGAGAATACCTTTCATTCAAAAGCGTGCAATCAAGGATTCAGAATAGCTCTTGGTGAAAATATTCTATTCTTAAACAATGATATCAGAGTAAGATCAAACCATGCAAATTGGACTAAATCAGTTATAGATGCATGTAACGCTACCAATGGTTTGGTAGGTCCTACTATGGGTCTATTAGATAATGATTTGAACTTCGTAAAAGAATCAAATCAACAGCTAACCGGTAACTCATATTTAGGCGGATGGTGCATTGCTGGTAAAAGAGAAGTTTGGGACCAACTAAGAATTGGTAATACCAAGCAAATTTGGAACGAAGAGTTCCCATTCTATTTCAATGATACTGATTTGAGTTTCCGCGCACGTCAGAAAAAGGTTCCTTTGACTGTTGTTTCATTGCCGGATGTCACTCATTTTGGTAAGATATCAGCAGCTCAAATTAATATTCCTAAGTTGTACAAAGAAGGAAGGCAAGTTTTCATTAAGAAATGGGGTAAGTAATCATTTAGCATACGTAATTTTTATATGGTGTCCGTATTTAGTTAAACGATCATCTAAATAGCGTGGTACATGAGTAGCTTTGTATGTTTCATATAATTCATATTTCCTATCTAAAAATACAGTAGTGTTCTGATAAATCCATTCACAAAATTTTGATACCTGCCTGCTGCCACCAAAATCCAATCGGCAAGTATTACCAGTATATCTTTCTGGAAAATACATTTGAGAATTGACATCCAACTTTTTAAGTAAATGCTGTAATTGTATATTAAATTCTTTTGTCGAAACTATACTAACATTAAGTTGATCTTGGTGAATATTAATACAACCATCACCATCAAAATATCCTCTTACAAAATGTCGTATTAACTTTTCGTCTAACCAACATGGAAAAACGATATTGAAGCTTTTTGCTCCGTGACATCCCTTTTCTTTTAAACTATTCGATAAATACCTGCCATTCAATTCTAATCTGTAAGCCCTGTATTTGCCTTTGTTTTTAAGTTGCAAAAATGGCTCTCGTGGTCTTCCAAAGAATTTTGCGCATTTATACAGATGTTCTTTGTCTTTTTCTTGTAGTTCGATAATAATTTGCCCAGTCTTTTCTTTGTTATATGCATCGGCATAGAAGAACCCAAGCCAATAAGCCTTTTCTTCTGTATCGATGCTGTCCATTAAATTCTGATTTGTAGAATATTTAGTTTTGTATGCCATGAAAGAATAACCAACTATGCCCAAGATTACCGAAATAAATTTTTATCAAAATCTGGAGGTGCGCTGTGCCAGAGGGGGTTGAAGTCAAGATTAGTGTTGATTTGATTAAACCATTTATAAAAGGTAGATTGGTAACGGGGATTGAAATATATCCAACAGGTAGATACATCAAACATCCTCTTGTTGGATTAACAGATTTTCAAAATCATATTTCGACTGGCAATATCAGTATCATCGATGTTGCTTCGAAAGGTAAATTTATGTATTGGGAATTTACTAATTTCCATTACATGATGTGTACTTTTGGTATGACTGGTCAATGGTCTCCTTTCAAAGGAAAACACCCCTGTCTAGCTATTAAGTATCTAAATGATAACAAAGAGACATCCGTTTACTTCAATGATGCTCGCCATTTTGGCACTATTAAATTCGTCAACACATTTGCTCGCCTAAATGCTAAGAGGGCAGAGTTGGGGTGGGATCCATTAAGTGATGAAATGAACGAGCCATGGATGAATTATGTCTTTAATGAATGTAAGAAAACTAACAAATGCATTGGTGAATTATTATTGAATCAAAGAGTATTTGCTGGAGTTGGTAACTACATCCGTGCCGAGGCGTTATATCTAGCAAAGATATCTCCATGGCGAATCGCCAATGTGATATCAAAAGAGCAAATGCACACTTTATGTCAGGCTTTAGTTGATGTTATGAGTGAATCATACAAACATCGTGGGGCAACGATTCGTACTTACAAAGATGCTTTTGGAGAATCAGGTGAGTATGCCGGTCATTTTAAGGTGTATGGTCGACAAACAGATCCGCTCGGTAATCCTATTTTAAGAAAATTGACACCAGATAAAAGAACTATGCATTGGTGTCCAGCTGTTCAGCTATGAGGTATTTATCATGTCATTGTCTACAAAAATTCTATTAATTCTTGGCGCTATTCTTGTTTTCTGCAGCATGGGATTCATTATCTTTAAGCAGGTAGAAAATTCAAATAGACAGTTAGCAATTGAAACTCAAATCACTCAGCAAAAACAACTTATTGATGGAATAGTTCGTAGCCAAAGTCAATGGGCAACCAAAGCTGATATGGATAAGTTTATTACCGATCAGGGCGTAAATCTTAAAGCCATTCAAGATGACTTGGATAAACTTAATGCAAATGTTACTGCCGCCAATCATGTTGTAATCGTCAGCAATGGTCAAACGGGAAATAATCTTCCAAGCACTGGGACTGGTGCAACTAATCCAAACCCAACGCAAACTACCTGTCCAGACGGCACTTCCTGCGATCCAAACGGATATCAAAAGAAGGAACAAGACCTAGCCTTGAATGAAGATTTTGGAACTTCTAAAGTACCCATTGGTACTGTTGGATTCAGTGCTTGGCAAAAGGCTCCTTGGAATGTTGATATCAAGCCAAGAGAATATGATCTTACCAATGTAATTGGAACTGATGAGAACCAAAAGGTATACGTCTATAATAAATTTAATGTAAAGGTAGATGGAAAAACTTATGATGTTCCAATCAAAACAGCTAATACTGTACAAGAATATCCGACCGCTAAATTCAGTTTTTGGAATCCAAGATTGTTTTTGGGTGTCGAAGGTGGAATCGGAGTCAATCCGGTTAGAGGTGAGTTCTCTCCAAGCTTGAGCGTTGGCATCATGTCGTACGGTCAATACAAAACCAATCCAGATTTTTCTGTTTTAGAAGTCGGTGTGGCTTATGGTACAGTTAGCCAAAGACCACAAATAGTGGTTACACCGGTTGCTTACAATGTAGGCAAACATATTCCACTAATGAGCAACATGTACATTGGACCAACTGTAAGTGCTGGAACTGATGGTAACGTAACCTTTGGAGTAGGATTAAGGGTGGGACTATGATTTATCTTTTAACTTTAACTTGGAATGCTGAAGACAAACTAACTAAGCTTAAGGAATCTCTTCTTCCAGCTTTAGATGGATTGGATTATGCTTGGTTTATCAAAGACAATGCCTCTAAAGACAATACCGTCGCTGTTGCATCTACTTGGGGAGATAAAGTCAAGGTAATAGCTTATCAGAACAATCATCAAAATTTTGCTGCTGGCATGAATCATTTGTTCAATGCGGCATCTCCTCAAGATAATGATTATGTAATGTTGCTCAATAATGATATTATCTTTAATGATAAAGACTCAATCAAAAAGATGGTTGAAGTTATTAAGAATGATGATTCTGTAGGAGTAGTTGGCGCACGATTGTTATATACAGATACAGATGTTTTACAACATGGTGGAGTCGTATTCAATAATGGTCATAGAATGCCCATTCATTTTAGAGCTGGTCAAAAGAGCGACGCAAATGCAGAGAAGAATAGATTGTTTCAAGTGGTAACTGGTGCAGTTGCTTTGACTAAGGCAGAGTATTTCAAAAATACCTGGGAGAAAAACCCCTCTGGTATTAAAGGGATGGATGAAGGTTTTCATTGGGCATTTGACGATGTGGATATGTGCTTGTCCATCGCTCACAATATGAATAAGAAGATTGTATATTGTGGTGAAACCAGCATCTTCCATGAAGAGAGTGCCTCCCTCAAAAAGAATCCAGCCAATCGTTTATTTCTTAATTCCAATGTACAAAGACTTAAGAGCAAATGGGAATCTAAATATAAATTAGATCAAAATGATTATACAGCAGATTCCAGACATAATCTTTATCGAAAGAAAGAATAATGACTGAAAAAAAGAAAGTTCTTATTACTGGCTCTTGTGGTTTCATCTTTGGTAATTTTCTTAGACGTGCCATTCATGAAAGACAGCCTTATAATTTTGTTAGTATTGATAGAGTTAGTGGTAATGCTAATGCACTTTACCAAAATAAGAATCATGAATTTCATGTAGCTGATATTAGAGATCAGCACGTTATAGATATCCTCTTTCAATTTGAAAGACCAGATATTGTTATTCATGGGGCTGCCGAGAGCTTTGTGGACTATTCTTTAACTGATCCTAATTCTTTTGTTACTTCCAATATACTGGGAACTCAGGTAATTATCAACGCCTGCCTCAAACATGGTGTTGAGCGCCTAATTTATGTGTCCACTGACGAAGTATATGGTCAGTTAACCAAAGAGACAGATGCCCCTTGGACGGAAGAATCTCCGCTTAATCCTAGGAATCCTTATTCAGCCTCCAAGGCTGCTGGGGAGTTGATGGTAAAAGCAGCCCATGCTTCGCATGGATTAATTTATAACATTACCCGAAGCTCTAATAACTACGGACCCCGCCAGACGCCCGAGAAGCTCATTCCTAAGGCGATAAAGTGCATCCTGCATGACCAAAAGATTCCCATTTACGGACAAGGGCTTCAAATTAGGGATTGGACTCATGTTTTTGATAATTGTGCTGCCATTTTGACAGTTCTAAACAATGGCAAGCCAAACGAAACTTATAACATTTCAGCCAACCAAGAGTTTCCCAACATTGAAGTAATTCAAAAAATTTGCAATGCGATGGGTACGGGACATGATTTGATTTCTTTCATTGATGACCCCCGTGGCGGACATGATTTTAGGTATTCAATTAATTCTTCCAAGATTAGAGAATTAGGATGGAAGCCTTCATACAAATTTAAAGAAGGAATTATTGATACTGTTGAATGGTACAAGACTAATAAATACGTGCTGAAGTGATATAAGTAGGCGCAGGAGATAAGAATGCCAGCAACGTCCGTAACAGAAGAAGTTAAACAAGAAGAAGTAGTTGATGATATTTCATCACAAGAAGTTAAGGCTGCCTCAGATCAAGTTGATCAAAGTAAATTAGCAGCACTAAAAGCCAAAAGTCAAGCCAAGCAACAGGAGAGTAAGATGGCAGCAAAAATAGTTTCGAAGAAAGATAGAAGCATAGTCCTTGGAGTATTAGGTTCAGGTCAAGCCGGATCTAGATTAGCTGAGGCATTTTATAAGTTAGGTTATGATGCAGTTGCCGTAAATACTGCCATGCAAGATTTGAAGTTCATTGATATTCCAGATTCTAATAAATTGCTTCTTGAGTACGGTTTGGGTGGCGCTGCCAAAGAAGTCGAGATTGGTAAAGCTGCTGCTGAGTCTCATCGTGGCGAGATTACTCAATTGATCAACGACAAATTGGCTAGCTCCCAAGTCAACGTATTGTGTCTTAGCTTAGGTGGTGGTTCTGGTGCGGGTTCCTGTGAGACCCTTGTAGATATAATGTCCAGTCTTGGTAAACCATTGGTTGTAATGACTGTTCTACCAATGGATACAGAGGACGCCCAGACTAAGGCTAATGCTTTAGAAACTCTTTCTAAGCTAGCAAAACTTACCCAATCTAAAAAGGTTAACAATCTAATTGTTGTTGACAATGCTAAGATTGAAGCAATTTATCATGATGTAAATCAAGTTGATTTTTATGGTATTGCTAATAAGGCAATTGTTGAAACCATTGATGTGTTCAATACACTTTCCTCCATGCCATCGTCGGTCAAAGGACTCGATCCGATGGAATGGGGAAAGCTATTCACCGATGGTGAAGGTCTCACGATTTATGGTGAGCTTACTGTCGATAATTTTTCTGAGGACACCGCTATTGCAGAGGCTGTCGTTAATAACTTGAACGGCAACTTGCTTGCAGGTGGTTTTGACCTCAAGCAATCTAGATATGTCGGAATTATCATTGCTGCAAACAAAGATGTTTGGGCAAAGATTCCAAGCTCTAGTATTACTTATGCTATGGCAATGGTTAATGATCAATGCGGAACTCCTAAAGGAGTTTTTAAGGGAATCTATACTGTAGAGACTCCTGACCCAGTTGTCAAGGTCTATTCTATGTTCTCTGGACTTGGTTTGCCAGACTCTCGCGTTACTCAACTAAAGAAGGATGCGCAAGAGCACATGCAAACTGTCAAGGGCAAGGATGACGCCCGTAACTTAAATCTACAACTAGAGACTGGTACGAATGAAACTATTTCGGCTGCTCAGAAAATCAAAGAAAAGATTTCTCAGAAGTCTTCTGCTTTCGGCAAGTTAGTTGGTGGAGTGGTTGATAGGAGAAAGCCATGAAAACGCATATCAACGACTACTTAAAAGAGTTAGTTGGTAAAGAAATTGAAGTAGTTCTTCAGGGAAGATCTATAATTGGTATTCTGCAACCAGTAGAAGGTTGGTTTATTCGTCTTAAACCAACTGTAAAATGGCTAGAAGATCAAATTGTTCATGTTTATGCAATTAGCGCAATAAAAGTATATACTGAACGTTCTATTAGAGATAATGATGATTTAGATCAGTGTGAAGATTCTGGAGTAAGATAATGACTACCACTAAGAAAAAAGCTAAACCAATGTTCAGCCTGAAGACCTATCTCTTAAAGAAGGCACAAAAGAAGCTTGCTAAGTTAGAGTTTCGCGCCGAAAAGCGTGAAGTTAAGAAGCCTGGTAAGAAACATGTTCACACTCATGACCATGCTCACGAGCATGATCACGAACATGAGCATGCGGAGGCTGCCACTCCTGAAAGTGTGTTTTTCGAAACTCCTGCCGAGCAAGTAGCCGAATTGTTTGATGAACAGACACTTGAAGATCCTGAAGCTAATGAAGTCTTAGGGGAGGCTCAATGACTGTAAGAGGCGTAGACGTTTCCTCTGTTCAGGGAGATGTTGATTTCAACTGGTTGGTTAAGCAAGGTATACAATTCGTTATTATAAAGTGCTATACTGGAAATGATGGAAAAGATCCTTTCTATGAGAAGAATTTAGCAGGCGCTGCGGCAGCTGGATTGAAGTTTGGAATATACCATTTCATTTATCCGCTGCCATCTGATCCTGCTCATCCCGGACGCGATCCTAAGGCTCAAGCCGCTTTGCATTATAAAGCAGCAGGAGATCAAAAGATAGTCTGTTGTGATTTAGAATGGCCAGAACCACAAGATTGGTTAAAGTGGCATGTAGATGGTCAATTCATTGCTAAATGGACATTAGAGTATTTAGCAGAATATGAAAGGCTTAGTGGTGTCAGACCATTAATCTATACATATTATTTCTATGCTCAAGCATGTAATCTTCCACCACAGTTTGCACAATATAAATTGTGGGATGCTAACTTTGAACATCCACCAAAGGTTCCAAAGCCTTGGACTGATTGGGTCATGCAACAAGAAGGCGGGGGCACTACCGGTGTAACCATGAGACTTCCTAATGGAATTCCTGTTGATACCGACTTGGCTAAAGATTTATCTCTATGGGGTGATGTTCCTGCCGCCGCTGTAGCTCCAACTCCAGTCCAAACTCCAGTGGTAGTTGCACCAGAGCCAGTTGCTCCTGCTGTAGTTCCTGAACCAGCACCAACACCTGTTGCTCCAGCTCTTCCAACTCCAGCTACTGGCAGTATTGTAGCCAACATAGTACAATTCATCCTTAAACTTTTGGGTATTAAGACTCAATAAAATGTCGAGAAAAAGGTACTAGTTATATATGATCTAGTACACTTAGCTCGGCAGGGTCATGTCTAAAATCGTAATCAAGGGTAACACCTCTCAAATCATAGAAGAGTCAGATGTAGCGCATGTTTTAGCGCTCGATAAGCACCTATCCTTTTACATTCAAGGAGCAGAACATACTGCTGCCTTCAAGGGATTCATCAATCGAGATGGTGACTTTGTTAAATGGGACGGCTTTAAAAAGTTATTAACTCCTACTCTACGGTTCCCAACTGGATTGGTTGAGAGGGTTAAAGACTTTTATAAAGAAGCTGGAAAAGAAATTGAGATTATCGATAAGCGCCCTACCAAATCAACTGGCACGGAAAGAAACATATTAGATAATCTTAAAAAATTATACAAGGATCCGTACCCATATCAATTAGAAATTCTTGATGTCATTGACAAAAACGACAGAGGGATTATTAAAGTAGCTACAGGTGGAGGCAAGAGTTTAATTGCAGCACTTATTGCTGCAAAATTAGGAAAGAAAACTATTATTTATGTTATTGGTAAAGATTTACTATACCAATTTCATGATTTTCTTTCTGTAGCATTTGACGAAAAGATTGGTATTATAGGTGACGGTAAATGTGATATTCACGATATCAACGTTGCCAGTATTTGGACAGTAGGTCAAGCCATCGGCATGCAGAAGAAGGAAATTCTGCTAGAGAACGATGATGACGAAGAGTCTGTTGGCAAAGATAAGTATGCCAGCATTGTCAAAATGATGAAGGAAACTAAGGTTCACATCATTGATGAATGCCACATGTCAGCATGTGAAACCATTCAACAGATTTTCAAGCACTCAGCCCCAGAACACCTTTACGGATTAAGTGGTAGTCCTTGGCGCGATGATGGTGCCGATTTAATGATCGAATCCATTCTTGGCAAATATATTGTTAATATTTCAGCTTCCTATTTGATTGAGCGTGACTATCTAGCACAGCCTCTTATTAGATTTAGAGTAGTTCCAACTTATCCAGATGTATTAGAAAGAGTTTATCCTTCTGTATACAAAAAATATGTAGTTGAAAATGACGTCCGTAATGGTCTCATTTTAGACGCAGCTAAGACTATGGTAGACAAGGGATACCAAACACTTGTTCTATTCAGTAGTTTAAAGCACGGTAAGATTCTGTATGATCTATTCAAGCAGCACATGAGATGTGCCATATTGGATGGAAGTAATACAAAAGAAGAACGAGAACAAGTTAAAAAAGATTTAATGGAGCACAAAATTGATTGTGTTCTAGCTTCCAAGATTTTTGATATAGGGGTAGACATCCCCAGTTTGTCGGGTCTTGTCATCGCATGCGGCGGCAAGTCTACTGTCAAAGCACTCCAACGCGTAGGACGAGTTATTAGAAAGTATCCGGGCAAAAAGTTTGCGGTGATTGTAGATTTTATTGATCAAGCTCCTTTCCTAGATAATCATTCTAAGACTAGATACAGAATATATAAATCAGAAGAAGGGTTTGATGTGAGTTATCCATTAGCCAAAAAGAAGAAGAAATAAGGGCTGTTTGTTTTATTTGTATATTTATAAAAATCTAATCAATGGTATGATTTACATTGGGCAGACTAAAAATATTGAAATAAGGGATCAAAGACATTGCAATGATAAAGTAATGAGAATTGATAGAGCTATAAGAAAATACGGACGACAAAATTTTCTATTAAGTATAATATTAACATCAAAAAACTGAAGAACAGATAGTTTTCGCTGAAATTGATTGGATTGCACGTGCCCGTTTGATATTAGGCTCTGATATGGTTTACAATATAGCTAATGGCGGATCTAATGGCTGGAATGGATTGAAGCACTCTGAAAAATCTCGTAAAAAAATGAGTGAGACTCATAAAGGAATGCATGTTGGTAATAAAAATATTATGTTTGGCAAACAGCACAAATCTACAAGTAAAGATTTAATATCTCAAAATAGAAAAGGAAAATCTGTTGGAGAAGATCGCCCAACAGCAATTCTTACGAAAGAGTTAGTAGAATTAATTAGGACTGATAAAAGATCTGAAAGAACTCTTGCTAAATTATATGGCGTTTCTAGATCAACTATTAATAGTATAAAACGTGGTATAAATTGGAAATCATCATGACTAATAAAAATAAAGAAAGCACAGGCGGAGAGCTAACTGATTACCCTAATGAGAAGTACCGCCAGTTCTTCGAGAAATTTGCCGAGATAGAAACAATGGATGTGAAAGATTGGAAACCAGTTCACATCCTTGCTTATTTCTGCAAAAAGTATCAAGCTCAATATACAACTAAATACCAATTCAAATTCAATAGTCCTTCCCCTGCCAAGTGTTTCGAAGTATTTCAAGTCAAAAGACTAGCTATGCTTCTAAGTAGTAACCCCAATATCCTAAAAGAATATATTGATTGGATTTATGAGACCAAGGTGGTGCAAGCTAAGAGGCGTTTGACTTCTATTTCTTTCATGACACATGAAGGTGTAGTGCAAGACTATAAGATGAACATTTTGTTGAAGGGTAAAAAGAATCTTAATGTAGATCGCTCTACACCGCTACCAGATGTCTATAAGAAAGCCTTTGCCGAAGCTGGCACAGTAATCAATACATATGGCGAGTTAGCATTCGTATCTCAAATGGATCCAATGCCTGTCGCATTATCTGTGGCTTTCCAGAAGATAGTTGCTGAGGGATTTGATGTAGAGGTATTAGGGAGGATCGTATGATTCCAGAGACTGGACAGCACGTTAAATGTTTGCTTAGAAATGGTGCAATAGCAGAAGGTATTGTTGAAGAATGGTTCGGCAATTATGTTAAACTAATATCTTTAGATCATGGAAGTGTTTTAATTATACATCATCCAGACCAAGATATAATGCTTACTAAGATTGTTTTGGATGATGATATTGCGGAGGATTACAAGGAGCCTGCCGAGTCTATTACTGGGGTTCCTGCGCCATCTGACGAAGATCCTCCAAGTGGTGCTTTTATATCCTATAAAGATGGTGGAATAACTTGGACCAATCCTGAAGAACTTCAGGCTGAATTTGAAGAAGTATTAGAACAACCAAGTAGTGATCCTAATCGCATTAAAAGGCTAGCTGATCTTAGAATTATGATGGCTGAAGCTGATAGAAAGATCATTGAAGACAAACTAAAAGACCATAATATAAATGAAGTGAAGAAGGTAGAATATGGATATCCCGGATTTTTCAAGAAGTCAAGCGCTCAACAACATCCCGCCCCGCAAACTCAAGGAGGCACTGGACGCCGTAAGCAACGACCAGTCGATGAATGATGACGAGAAGCACGTCAGACTAATTGCCATCAATCGATATGCGGAAAGTAATATTCCTCTTGAATATTGGACTCTCAAGATGGATCGAGACTTTGTAGGCGACTCTCGTTTGCTCGCCAAATACAACGAATATATTGCTGATCTAAAAAACTCTTATATTACTGGATCTTCTATTTGTTTTGCTGGTGGTCATGGTCTAGGTAAAACCATGACAATAACTGCCGTCTTGAAAAAAGCAAGTCAGAAAGGTTTTACCTGCCTGTATACCACACTGAGTGATATAGTATCTGTCCTTACGCAAGCTTCTGGTGAAGACCGCTACATAGCTCGCCGTGAACTCGCTTTGGTGGACTTCTTGGCAATCGATGAATTCGATCCTCGCTTCATGTCTTCAGAGAATGCAGCCAATCTATATGCTCGTAGTTTGGAAAGTGTCTTTAGGACTCGTAGCCAAAACAAAATTCCTACATTGATGTGTACTAATAGTCCCAATGTAGTATCCAGTTTTCATGGTCCTCTCAAAGAGAGCATTGATAGTTTGATGAAGGGCTATTTGAAAATATTCCCAGTAATGGGTGAAGATTTTAGAAAGAGGAAATAATGTATAGTCCTAAAAAAGAAATATTAGTGAAATCTCTGTGTAGATTATCTGCCGCCTTGTGCTCTTATACTAAGCAGCCTTGTGACTGTAAGTTCATGAGGGAAGGTGATGATGTTGCTAGGGGCTCTGAAAATGGTTCGGGTTGCCCGGAAGCCATGGTAGCTGCCGAATTAATTTCACACATGACTCAGCAAGAATTTGATGCTATTGCTAAAAGAGCGGGCATCATTCCTGATTCTGATGTTGTTATTGATGCAGTTGCACTGAAGAAGCATTTTCAGGAAGAGCTTTGGAAAAAAGAACAAGAAGATGCTAAACTATTGATTCCTATTAAAAGAAATAGAAAGTCAGCATATGTGCCAGGCAAATTGCCAAAGGGAACTCTATGAGTAATGAGTTAGATCTAGTTATCCTAAAGACACTAGTCACAAATAAGAAGCATGCATTGGATTTCGTAAATGAATGCGATCCAAAGTTGTTTGTGCCCGAGGTATGGAATTTTGCCAACCTAGCAGTTAGCTATGTCCGTACTTATAAGGAAGTTCCAACTCAAAGAGTCATGGTTGAGAAGTTGTCTAAAGGCAACAATGAAAAACTAATTGATCATGTTAAAAAGATGTGGGAACAACTTGATCGAATCAGTTATGATGATAGAGAATATAAGCATGATTTAGAGAAGATTAAGAAAAGGTATGCTGAGAAACAAATTCTAACTATGAAGGACAGCTTCTCTAAGTTAGAGGCTGGTAGCATGGATGTTTCTAGAGCTATTACAGATATGCAAAAGACGGTTCAGTCTATTAAGTCATTGAGCCAAGTAAAAGCATATGAACGTAAGACTCTAAAAGAAGCTGTTCCTATTTTTAGAGAAGAGTATAATGCTAAGTTAGAAGATCCCAAGTTTGACCAAGGTATTACTACAGGTTATTCCTACCTAGATCGTGTAACGGATGGTTTGCGTCCAGGAGAGTTGTTGCTCATTGGTGGCGAATCTGGTGGTGGTAAGTCCATGTTATTGATGAACATGGCAATTCAGATTTGGATGCAGAATAATAATATTGATATGACCAGTAATTTTGGTCCTGGCAATAGCGTGTTGTATTTCTCTTTAGAAATGCCATTCAAGCCTTGCTTGAATCGTGTGTTAGCTAGAATGTCAGCTAGCCCATCTAAGCAGATTAGAAATGCGACGCTTGGTCCAGACGATGCCGGTAAGCTAAAGAAGTCTTTAAAGTTCATCAATAATTATCCATACGAATTTGAAATTATCGATATTCCTAGAGGCGCTACCATGGAAAGCCTGGAGCTAATCTACGAAGAAGCTAAAGCTAAATTCGATCCTAAGATAATTGTTATCGACTATCTAGGATTGATGGATTACGATGGCACGGATATGGAAGACTGGCTGAAGCTAGGTAAGATTGCAGAGAAGATTCATGAATTTGCAAGAGTTCATAACTGCATCGTTCTAAGCGCAGTTCAGTTGAATCGTACCAAGGGTGCCAAGGAAGAGGATAAGATTGGATTGCATCGTATTGGTCGTTCCGCTTTGATTATGCAGAATGCCAACATTGCAGTTCAAATCGAAACCCGCCCTAATGAAAAAAGCTATCCAGATATGAAGTACCATTTGATCAAGAATCGTGATGGTGAATTGGGTGAAGGCAGAATTATTAAAAATCTAGCTTGCGGCACTCTACTGGACGATAAGGTAGAGGAAGATCCAACGACCTTTGAGATGCGTGATATAGATGACATATCTACGAAAATCGAATTGTTGGACATATGAAAAAAAACTTGTATAAAATGCGGGCAGGACAAGAACACTAATGATGGCTATTTTAGTTTTATAAAAAAGACGCAGAAGTATGATAATACATGTAAGGAATGCAATAAAGCATATCAAGAAAATTATCGTTCTGAACATAAGAAAGAACTGCTCGATAAAAAGAAAGAATACTACAAGGATAATAGGAGCACGATCCGCCAAAAACAAAAGGTACACCGAAAAAAGAATATAGACTCATATAAAGAAAAAGATCATAAGTATTATTCTTTAAATAGGAAAAAGATAATTGCGCAAAAATTAGTATACAAAAGAAAGAAGGCACAAGTAGATGCCGTGTTTGCCCTGCGAAACACAGTCTCCAGGGCTATTGCTCTAATGCTCTCCTCACGAAATGGTACGAAACATCGAAAATCTTGTTTGCAGTATTTAGATTATTCTATAGAGCAATTGAAAAATCACATTGAAGCCCAATTTGAGTCATGGATGAATTGGAATAATCGTGGGACTTATATAGCCGATCACTGGGACGATAACGACCCTACGACATGGACTTGGCAGCTAGATCATATTATTCCGCAATCAGAATTACCGTACTCATCTATGGAGGATGAGAACTTTAGAATTTGTTAACAATAAAGATAAAATCATAATACAATGCAAAAAACATGGTGCATTTGAGCAAACTATAGCATCGCATTTATTTGGCTGTGGCTGTCCACAATGCGGAAGTGAAACTAGAGCAATTAAAAATACTTTAAGCACACAAGAATTTATTATAATGGCTGAGCAAAAACACAATGGTAAATATAATTACTCAACTACTATTTACCACAATGCAAAAGAGCCAATAGAAATAGTATGCAAAAAACATGGAAGATTTTATCAAAAACCAAACGATCATTTAGATGGTCATGGATGTCCGAAGTGTAATAGGGTCATCTCTTCTATTGAATCTAAATGGCTAGATTTTATTGGCATACCGGATGATAAACAGCATAGATCGGTAACAATTAAGATAGGTAAAATAACATTTAGAGTAGATGGATTTAATCAAAATACTAAAACAGTTTATGAGTTTTATGGAGATTTTTGGCACGGCAACCCGGTATTTTATCCTCCAAATGGCTATTGCAAAGTAACTAAAAAAAACTTTTGGAGAAATGTATTCTAATACTTTGAATAAAGAAAAAATATTAAAAGAGAATGGGTATGTTGTTATTAGTATTTGGGAAAATGATTTTAGGAAAATGTTATGAGTAGTACTGAAAAAATTGTTGCTGAGGCTGTGCGTATTGAATATGAGGAAAAGACCGGAAAGCTCTATATTGTCTTTGAAGTAAAAGATGAAAAGCACAAGCAAGATATCAAAAAGAACTGGACTAAAGATATAGAATATAGACTGATAGATAAGTCGTTAGTAGAAGAAAGTGAATAATATGCCAACCTATGAATTTCAATGTAGAGCAGTAATAGAAGGTGAAACCCAATGCAACCATGAATGGGAAGAGTGGCTTTCCATTAAAGCACCAACTCCTGACGAATGTCCTAAGTGCAAAGCCAAGGGTCAGGTTGTGCGATTGATTAGCGGTGGCTCTGGTAGAGGCACTGTAGAGCTGACCGGACAAGATTTAGTTGATAAGGTTAAGGGAGATATTCGCACTCTTAAGAGCGATGCTGCTGCAAAAGAAAAAGTATATGCTAACTTACTAGGTGAAGATAAGTATCAGCAGTTGCAAACCAGAATGGATCAGCAAAAGAGAGATAGACGTAGATGAGCAATACGAAGCGTTCTTATTTTCGCGCACAATTAATCGCTGCCAGCTGGGCAGTCCAAGATTTATTGGAGCAAATTGAGGGCGTGGAAAATGATCTTAAATCGTCACTTGAGGACAGACTAGCCAAAACTAAAAAGATTCGAGAAGAATTAAGTAAAGTTGGCATGGAAATTGACAATATTAAAAGAGAAATTAGATTACGATATTAAAAGAGAAATTAGAGGAAAAATGCCAACCTACCTTTATGAGTGCCCAATTCACGGAGAATTTGAACATCAACATTCTATCAATGAAGAGTTGGAATATTGTCCTCAATGTGAGACAGAAGCCGAAGGCGATTTAACACTTGGTGGTCGCAAAACTTTTCAAAAAGTTAAGAAACTCATTGCAGGTGGTGGAAGCTTCATTCTGAATGGCGGTGGTTGGGCGAAGGACAATTACAGTTAATACCATGCCAAAGAAGTCTAAAAATTCAGATGATACAAAGCAGAAGCTGCAACAAATGGCAGACCTGTTGAAATTGGCTCTAACTTTAGATGATGAAGAGATCATTAAGAACACAATCGAGTCAGTCATTGAATTATTAGAGGAACAAATCGCCAAGTGAATTCGTGGCGTTACAGATTTTTTATCTATATTATTAGTGCGTATCAATAATCCAGTATACATTTACTTTCGACATTAAGCGAGAAAAAAGAATGCTAACAGAACAAGAAGCTCAAGACCTTATGACCAAATTAATTGATCTCAGAGTGCAGGTAAAAGAGACTGCCGATCCAAAGATCACTAATGAATTGAAGAGGCATGAAAAGGTTTGCATGGAGAAGTTTAGATACCTTGTAACCATGAAGACTGGTCGTTACAAGGCATTCAGCAATTATGATGATTTGAATCAAGAAGGGTTCGAGGCTCTTATCAAAGCCATGAACAACTACAACCCTAAGAAGGGTTCTTTCTTTTGGTGGGCACATAAATACATCGACACTAGAATTTCTAGAAGCGCCAATTTGCACACCACAATTAGATATCCATTAAAGGTCGCAAAGAACACCACACCTCACAAAGAGTCTGTGATGCCTTTGATGATCGAGGAGAGATACTGTCCAGATAAAGAGCTGGAAGAGTCTCAAGCTACACAGGCTATTCACGGCGCAATCTCTGTATTGAATCAACGGCAGAAAGAAGTCATTAATCTAGCATTTGGATTCGATGGTGATAAACCAATGTCGATTAACAAGATATGCAAAAAGTTAGGTATATCTCGATTATCTTGCATAAAGATGATTAACGGCGCTCTTTCCTCTATGAAAGACACCATCAAAATATAAACAACTAGCGGAACTAGTTTTAACGGATTAAATAACTTAATTCTCGTAAGGGTGAATTATGGGTGTATACACTTATTCTCAGGTTTTGGAAGCATCAACAGAGTATTTTCAAGGTGACGAATTTGCGGCAAAAGTTTTTGTTGACAAATATGCTTTGCAGAACTTAAAAGGTGAGTATTTGGAGCTAACTCCATCTGACATGCACAAGCGCTTGTCAAAGGAGTTTGCCAGGATTGAACAAAAATATCCCAATCCTATTTCTGAAGAAAACATTTTTTCATTGTTAGATCATTTTAAATTTATCGTACCACAAGGAAGTCCAATGTCTGCCATTGGAAATCCATATCAAATGCAAAGTCTCTCTAATTGCTTTGTCATTCAGGGGGTGCATTCTGATAAACTAGATTCTTACGGCGGCATTATGTTAGCCGATCAGGAGCTAGCACAAATCATGAAGCGTCGCGGTGGGTGCGGATTAGATATTTCCGGCATTCGTCCCAAAGATGTAGTAACTAACAACGCCGCCAAGACCACTGATGGTCTAGCGGTTTTTATGATGAGGTATTCTAATACCTGTCGTGAAGTTGCTCAGAATGGTCGTCGTGGAGCAGAAATGCAAACACTAGATGGCAACCATCCAGAGATTGAAACCTTTATCAATATTAAAAGAGATTTGACTAAAGTAACTGGCGCTAATATTTCTCTTAGACTCAGTGATGAGTTTATGAATGCTGTCAAGAATGAATCAGAATATAGTTTACGTTGGCCAGTAGATAAAAAGCCCGAAGAAGCTAAGGTAGTTAAGAAAGTCCATATGAAATCCATATGGGATCAGATCATAGACTCTGCTTGGTCGTCAGCCGAACCGGGTCTTTTGTTTTGGGATACAGTTCAGAGAAATACTCCATCTGACATTTATGCTGCATTTGGTCACAAATCGATCTGTACCAATCCGTGTGGAGAAATTGTGCTACCAGCCTATGATGCTTGCAGATTGCTGGTTCTCAACCTTTCATCTTACGTCAAAAATCCTTTCACGAAAGATGCCGTCTTCGATTTTAAAAAGTTTCATCAACATACCATTATTGCTCAGCGCTTGATGGATGACATTATTGATTTAGAATTAGAAGCTATTGATCGTATTATTGCCAAAGTAAAGGCTGATCCTGAACCCGAAGAAGTAAAGCGGGTAGAATTGAATTTGTGGAAAAAGATTCGTGCTATGAACATTAGCGGACGTCGTACTGGTTTAGGCATTACTGCATTAGGCGACGCTTTAGCCATGTTAGGAATCAAATATGGGGAAAAGTCTGCCGTTGACATGACCTATAAAATCTATCGTGCATTAGCAGTCGGATCTCATTCTTCATCCTGTATTCTAGCAAAGGAAAGAGGCGCTTTCCCAATTTTTGATTATGAATTAGAAAAGGATCACCCCTACCTCAATAGTATTTTTGATGACTGTGTTCCAGAAATTAAAAAGATGTGGAAGAAGTATGGTCGCCGCAACATAGCTAATACTACTACAGCTCCTGCCGGATCGGTTTCCGCATTAACCCAAACTACTTCTGGCATTGAGCCCGTGTACATGCTTGCTTATGTTCGTCGCAAGAAGCATAACCCATCTGATAAGAATGCTCGTGTTGACTTCGTAGATGCTATGGGTGATCAGTGGCAAGAATTTACAGTTTATCATCACGGCGTCAAAAAGTGGATGGATGCTACTGGAGAGACGAATGTTGAGAAGTCTCCATATTGGGGAGCTACCTCTAACGAAATTGATTGGATGGCATCTGTTGATATGCAAGCCGCTGCTCAAAAATCAGTTGATCATAGCATCAGCAAGACTTGTAATCTTCCTGAAAATGCCACCAAAGAATTAGTATCCAAGGTCTATATGAGAGCTTGGGAAGCTGGCTGCAAAGGATTTACTGTCTATCGTGATAAATCTAGAGATGGTGTTTTGATCAACAAAGATGATGCCAAGAAGAAAGTCGATGGAAGACCAACAGATATTGAAATCTGTGATGCTCCTAAGCGCCCTGTAACGCTTACATGTGATATTAAGAAGGTTAGAATTAGTGGAGAGGCGTGGACCATCTTCGTTGGTGTACTCAATGGCAAACCATACGAAGTATTCGGAGGACTTTCTAAGTATGTCGATATTCCTAATAAATACAAAACTGGAAGAATTGCTAAGAATGGTAAAGTGGATGGATTAACCACTTATAATTTGATTCTTGGTGAAGGTGAAGATGAAATGACAATCAAAGATATTGCGAACGTCTTTGAGAATACTACCTTCGGCGCCTTTACTCGTACTATCTCCCTGGCACTACGTCATGGTACTCCATTACAATACGTAGTAGAACAGCTGCTAAAAGATAAACATTCTGAAATTACATCATTTTCTAAAGTAGTTGCTAGAGTGCTCAAGAACTACATTGTGGATGGAACTAAATCTACTATGGAAAGAAAATGCCCTTCTTGTAATAAAGATAATTCATTTGCTTATCAGGAAAAGTGCTTAACCTGTACAAATTGTGGCTGGAGTAAATGTTGATACTAATTGTACGGCATTAAAATGAGATGAAAGGTACAATACTTCTCAACCACAGCGAGAATACTAAGCAAGTAGAGGAAGAAGAAAAGACTCGTTTTCTACGAAGCATACTCGAACAAATGGGCGTCCCGATCCAAGAATTTTGGACGACAGATAGCGCCTTGTCGGTTGAGCAAAGAATAAAACTACGAGGTATCCTTGCTACTTACGGCATCCAGGTTATAGATGACTTGGATGGAACCATGCAAGTATACGTTGAAGGCGAGCGAGTAGCCGAATGGTATAAGTGTACCTACAAGCTGAAAAGAGACCTTCGTGAACTTGATCCAAGGAAACAATTATACTTGGAAATGGAAGTAAATTGTTGGTCACTATTTGAAGAAGCAGATTCCCAAGAGAAAACAGAAAAATGAGAAAAATTTACATTCTTGATACTTCGGCTCTAATCTATGATCCTTGCGCTTGGAAGCAGTTCCCAAATTGTGATGTCATCATTCCAATTGCAGTATTGAATGAGCTAGACAAATTGAAAAAGCAATCCGGTGAAGCTGGTAGAAATGCCCGTGTTTGCATTCGCTTACTAGATGAGACCAGCGAAAAGCTCGACATTAGCACCGGTATTACATTAGACAATGATGTATTGCTTAAAATTGATGCAACATATCGCGATCTAAGCGGCTCAAGTGGGTTGGGAGATCCAACATATGTAGATACTCAAATTCTAGCTTGCGCCATTGATACTTGGTCTGCTCATCCAGAACATGATGTAACTCTGGTCAGCAATGATATTAATTTAAGAGTTAAAGCTAAGTCTAGAAATATTGATGCCATTTCTCATGAAGGCGATCGTTATTCATTGAGTGATTTGTATTCTGGTACGCGTGTTATTGTTCACGAAGAAGCTGGTATTGAATTGATCAAGAATGGCGTTATCGATCCCCAAACATACGGATTTAATTTACACGCACATGAATGTGTATTGTTTGAAGGTCCAGATGGCGATGGGATTGCTATGGGTCGCAAGACAGATGATGATAAGATCAAACTAATTAGAAAATCTTATCCTTGGAACATTTCTTCCAGAAACAAAGAACAGGCTTTTGCCATTGATTTGATCATGGATAAGAAAGTTGATTTGGTTACTTTGATTGGTCGCGCTGGTACTGGTAAAAGCTTGGTTGTATTGGCATCCGCTTTAGAGCTAGTCATCAGCAGAAAAGAATATGATAAGTTTATTATTTACCGCCCAATTCAGCCGGTCGGAAATGATATCGGTTATCTGCCAGGCACTATGGAAGAAAAGCTCGCTCCTTGGTTCCAGGCAATCATGGATAACTTTGAACTTCTATTTGGAAACAAGGTTGGATTTGATTGGAAAAGAGATTTAGAAATGTTCCAAAAGAAGGGTAAAATTGAAATGGAAGCTATTACCTATATTAGAGGTAGAAGTATTCCAAATGCAATTATCCTAATTGATGAATGCCAAAACCTTAGCAAGGAAGAGGTTAAAACCATTCTAACCAGAGCTGGTGACGGTACCAAAATTATTTTGACTGGTGATATAGAACAGATCGATAATTCTCTACTAGATGCAACTAGTAACGGATTAACCCATGTAATTGAAAGATTTAAGGACTCTGACCTAGCTGGTCACGTCACCTTTACACAGGGAGAGAGAAGCAAGTTAGCTTCTACAGCAGCCGAAATATTGTAAGGAGTTTTATGAGCACCGAGACAGAACAAGTACCAGCAGTTATCCCAGTTCCAGAAACACCAAAGGCAGCTGAAAAGATGTCTGAATTAGATAGAATGGCACTAGAGCTTGCTAAGTCTAGAAAGCTCGTTGCAACTGCCGAGGCTAAAACAGCTTTAGCCAACAATGATAATGCTGAACTCAATTACAAATATGTAGTTTTACAGCTGTACATGAAGTATGGTTTGACTGAAGCTGATGCTATTAGTGAGAATGGCGATATTCATCGCGGTGCTGCTGCAGCCGCCGCTAAACAACAAGCAGGCATCTAATGGATTTAAGAGAGCTAGTTAATCTTATCACTGTTAGGCAGTATGTTGTTAATTCAACTGCCAATCCAGCTTTGGATAAAGCAGCCGTTAATTATATGAACGGTGCGCTATTAATGATTGATAAGAAGATTGTTGAACTTCTACAAGGTAAAGAATTTAGACAATATATTAATTATGGTGATGTCAGATCTGCTATTAAAGAGGTTGTTAAAAATACCAACATCAAGTCTGGTCTTAGGCGCAATCCACAAACGGGTCAGCTGGAAAAGATTAAGTAATTCTTTATTAAGGTAAGTTAAAATGAGATTGGAATCAAAGAACTCATTCAGCACTAATGGGCTGTTTAAGTTAAAGGGACAGGATTGGCTTGACAAACAGCGTGAAGCTGGTAGAATCGCAGCCAAAGTTTTACGCCATTTGGAATTATTAGTTCAAGGCATGACACGTTACTCTTTAGTCGAACTCAATATCATAGCTGAGGACATGATAGAAAAAGCTGGAGGAATTCCTACCTTCAAAGATTATAAGGGATTTCCAGCTGGCGTATGTATTTCTGTCAACAAACAACTAGTTCATGGTATACCGACTGACTACAAGCTACAAGAAGGTGATATCGTAAGTTTTGATTTGGGCGTTACTATTGGTGGCGCTATTGCTGATACAGCGATAACATGTATTTATGGAGCGCCAAAATCTGAGATGCATGTCAAGCTAGTTAAAGCTACTGAAGAGGCTTTGATGAAGGGCATTCAGTCTATTGCGGTTGGCAAGAAGTTAGGCTGTATTGGTTATGCCATTTCTAGATGCGCTAAAGGACATGGTTTTGGATTAGTTAACAATTATGGTGGACATGGTTTGGATTGGGATACGCCGCACGCTGCCCCATTCGTAGCCAACAAAGCAGACCCTGAAGAAGGATTTCGCATTCAACCAGGACTTGCCATCGCCATCGAGCCAATGCTTGTTATAGGATCCCCAACCACTAAGACGGCTGCTGATGGTTGGACCGTGGAAACCAATGACATAGGCGCACACTTTGAACATAGCATCTTCGTTCATGAAGATCATGTTGAAATTATTACGGAGAGATCATGAAGATCACTTTTACCGACAAAAGCTATATTGAGTGTCGAAAAGAAAATGGTAAGATTACTATAATGATTTCCGCAAAAGATCATCAAAATCCTCTCAAAAAGATTACTAATACAGTAGAACTTACTGAAGAAGAATTTAAGCAACTTATTTCCAATTTGGGCTAATTATGTTTAGGTACAGTCAAGATGAATACATTGCATCTGAGCAAATACAAAGTGCTTATAAAATGTTGGCTGGCATTCAAGAAAAATGTAAGATTAAAGAGTCTCCAGAAATAGACAAACTATTTACTGGCTTGAACATAGATTCGTATATAGTATTGAAAGACATTAATAAAATGTCGAAGGAATGTAAGGATGAGATTGTATTCGCTGGAATTTCCCGAGACAATTACAACGCATCTAGTGCTCTTTGGGAATTGAAGAAAGGGTATGATTTCTTCAAAGAACAAAATAAAACATGGGGTGATACGATTCCCTATATTGAAGTGTCTTTTACTGACAGTTTCAAAACCTTAGATGGCGCTACTGATTGGCGGCTGCAACACATATTTTTATTCTTCTTCACTAAATACCATGACTATGAAGGTGCTAGAGATTGTGTACTCTATTACCTCAAGAAATTTCAAAACCTAAAGGCGTTCTTATGAAAGTTTACTTTGTCGGCATAACCTGCTAATATTTACCTATCATTACAGGAGAAATAAATGGCTAGCAAATATAGTTGGCTTACTAAAGAGCTTCTTGAGAAAGATTATATGAAACTTGGAAGTGCCGTTGCGATAGCAAACAAGTATGGTATGACTGATAAAACTGCTAGAAGACTTCTTAAAATAAATGGCATTCAAACTAAAACAAGATATGATCATAAATATATTGTCGATCATGATTTCTTTTCGAGAGACAATGAACAAAGTTTTTATATTGCAGGATTTATTGCTGCTGATGGAAGCTTGACTTCTGCCAAATATTCAAAAATTCTTAAAATAAGTTTAGCAGTTAAAGATGCATCGCATCTTGAATTAATTAAAATGGTATTGGGCAGTGATCATAAAACAGAAAAATATATTAAGAAATATAAAACTAAAAAAGGTATTAAATGGTCTAAATGTGTTGCTGTGCAAATAACTAGCTCTAAATTATTTCAAGATTTAAAAAGATTTAATATTATTCCCAATAAAACTGCAACATACTACATGCCTGATTGGTTATTAAATCATCCACTACTAAATCATTTTATGAGAGGATATTTTGACGGTGATGGGTCATTCTATCTAGATAAAAGAAATAATAGCTTACATTTTAAGATGGTAGGGACGAAAATTTTTCTGGAACAGTATAAAAAATCATTAAACTCACTATTAAAACTCAATTCTAATTCTAAAATTGGCAAAACAAAATCAATATATAGATTAGAGTATAGTGGCAAAGAAGATGTCAAAAATATTACAAATTTACTATACAATAAAGCTACGCTATATCTTACACGTAAATACATACTTGCTGGAAGTTTAACATGAGAATATATTTTATAGGATCTCATTCGGTTGGTAAAAGCACTCTTGCTCGATATGCATCAGAAAAATATAATGTCCCACTTATACCAGAAGTAGCTAGAGCTATTTTATCAGAAAAAGAGTTACAATTAGATACCCTTCGATATGATATGAAACTGGTAGATGAATATCAGTCGGCTATCTTTTATAGGCAGTTGGAAGAGGAGGCAAAACATGACGAATTTGTGTCTGACAGAAGCTTTGACTGCCTAGCCTATGCAGCCCAGCATACTCGCATCCTACCTAATTTACTAAATTCTTCTGAGCTATCTGACTACATCGCTAAGCTTTCAGACCCAGACTCGTTTATATTCTTTGTACGCCCGTCTAAAGCCACTTTGAAAGCTGACGGGGTTAGAGAAAATCTGACGTGGGACGGAGTGGTAGCAATTGATGCTATGGTTAAGTTTTTATTGGAAATGTGGCAATTAAGGTATTTTCAAATTAATATAGACAATATGCAAGAACGTACTCGATTTATCGATTCTATTTTAAGCCTCTATAAGGGAACGTTGCCCGCCTAAGAATATACTAAAGATTTGGCATCCTTTTGAGCAATAGCGCCAAAAGGATATTGAATGCCAATCTTGAGACCAGGATACGTTAGATGGGATGGAACTAAATACGTTACCGATCCCGACGTACAAATCATAGGACCAATCGGACCAGACGGTCCTCCAGGTCCAACAGGTCCCGCAGGTCCCGCAGGTCCAACAGGTCCTAACGGAGGTCCTATCGGTCCAACGGGTCCAACAGGTCCTACCGGACCTCAGGGTCCAACAGGTCCCGCAGGTCCACAAGGTCCGACCGGAACTATTGGTTCAACAGGCATTCAAGGAGTTACTGGTCCAACGGGTCCAGCAGGCGCTACAGGTCCACAAGGTCCAACAGGAACAATAGGTCCAGCAGGCTCTCAGGGAGGCACTGGAGCAACTGGTCCGGGTGGTGCTCCTGCATATACGACTACTACATCTAGCTTTACCCAGCCAGCTGCTAATGCTAGCGTTACCGTTTCAGTCGTAACTACTACTTGGGCAGCTGATGGAGAAACTGTCTTTATTAGCACTGGCGGTTATTACAAAATAACTTCTCATACTGGTAATCAAATTACTGTCACCAATTTAGCAGTTGCGGGCAATGCTTCACCAGGAGCCACAATTAGCGGTAACGTATTAGTTACTCCTGCTGGCACACCAGGTGTTACTGGTGTAGCAGGTCCAACTGGAACTCCAGGCACTAATGGAACCAATGGTGCTAACGGAATTAACGGATTACCAGCTGTTACACAACTTGTTGCCGGATATACTCAACCTGCTGTTGGTACTCAAATATCTGTGTCAATTGCAACTGCTACTTGGGTTGTTGCAGGCGAGAATATATTTGTTGCAAGTGGTGGTTACTATCAAGTAGCGAGTGTTGTCTCTGATATACAACTTCTTGTTACTAATCTTGGTTATAATACTAACTCTTCGCCTGGTGTTTTCATTGGTGGTGGTGGCTTAGTTTCTCCAGCAGGCGTTCAAGGTCCAACAGGAGCAGGAGTACAGGGTCCAACAGGTCCAACTGGTCCTGCTGGCATAACTGGTGCAACAGGTCCTGCAGGCGCAACTGGAAGCATTGGTCCACAAGGTCCAACTGGTCCAACAGGTCCAGCAGGAGCTACAGGTCCTACCGGACCTCAGGGTCCAAGTGGAACTATAGGAACTACAGGTCCGACAGGTCCTGCTGGCGCAACTGGACCAACAGGACCTGCTGGTGCAGCTGGTCCTCAAGGTGTTACGGGAGCTACTGGTCCAACAGGTCCAGCAGGAGCAACCGGACCAACCGGTCCTCAAGGCGCAACCGGTCCAACAGGTCCAGCTGGAGCTGCTACACCAACTGGTGTATTGTTTGCTCAAACCTTTAATGCTTCTGGTACTTTCACAGTTCCAGCTAACGTAACTGTTGTTCAAGTTCGTGGCGCTGGTGGCGGTGGAGGCGGCGGAGGTGGCGGACAAGGCGCAGCAGGTGCAGGCAGCCCATTCGGCGGCGGCGGCGGAGGAGGCGGCGGTGGTGCAGCAGCAGTATCACACGTATTAGTTACTGGACTTGTTCCAGGCAGTGTACTCAATATCAATATTGGCAGCCCTGGTGCTGGTGGCACGAACTCTCCAGTTGGTGCAGGTGGAAACGGAGGCGACTCTAGCTTTGGTGGAACCGGCATCTTCTTCTTAGGAGCACAGGGCGGTTCTGCTGGTGCAAACGGTGGAGCAGGTTCTGGTGGCGCTGGTGGAGTAGGCGGAAGTTCATCAGCTTATGGAGCAAGTGGTGTTCCAGGTATCAACCCTGGAGGCAATGCTGGAATTGGTGGAAACGGTAACAACAATGGCGCCAACGGTTCTGTTGTAGCTGTTCTTGTAGCAGCCTCTTCCCCGCCTTCTGGTAACGTAGGTGGAGTTGGTGGACCTAATGACGGTAACAACCATGGTGGCGGCGGCGGTGGTGGTGTTGGTGGTATTAACACTCACGGTACAGCTATTCCTGCTAATGGTGGAAATGGTGGTAGCGCTGCTGGCGGATCTGGTCTAATTGGTGCCGCACCTACAGCTAATAGCGGTGCAGGTGGTGGTGGAGGCGGCGGCGGCGCGGCAGGCGGTGTTGCTGGCGTAGGCGGTCCTGGAGCTACAGGTGCACTTGGATTTATTACCGTAATTTGGTAATTATATACCTTTACAACCCACTCGAAAAATTCTTTCTGTGTTCTGTCTAGTTTAGCTTTATTACAGTACATACAGCATGGCACAACAACAATATGCTTAGAAAACATATAAAGTATCCATAAAGTTTATCTATAGGGATTAGAGCGGCAACTAAAACAGATTAGCGTGCCATCGTCTTGGTTGGCGCTAGCCATTGGATAAAACTCTCTACATCTGGCGCAGCACATTCCATCCATTATATGGTTAATTTGAAATACTAAATTGCCTTGAATGTAGATAATCCGTTCATCTACAAATCGTTTGTCAATTCCTAATTGCTTACACTGATACTGATCTGCCTTAACTGATCCTTTGATGGTCAAGTGTATAGGAACATACAGGTAATAACCATATTGATCGGTAGCGACTATCTCAAAGGTTTTAAGTATATCGTAATCTCTATACGGACCAACGATAGCATTAGCCTTCACACGGCAGTCTACACGATCACCGGGTTTTAAATTGACCATAAGAGAATGCTAGATTATGGCATTCTCAATCGTCTTCGCCGTGCTCCGTATCCCAAAAACACTCAGCAAGCTCAATCAGCTCTCCGTCTGAAAGACTCTTTATATCGCGATTAGCTAGTGAGCGCGCAAAGTAAACAAGGTCAGCAATGCGAGGACTTACATTCACTGTTGTTGTAACAGTTTTCTTTAATGGTTGCATTATGGCTCTTCGTAGAACGAAACAGATACACCCTGCTCTACTAGGCAGGTATTGAGCAAATCAGTCAACTCAGGAACGGCGCCAGTTAGCACGGTGCTAACGTGAACACTTGCGCGTTCATACTTAGCACTAGCGCAAACCTTCTTCAAACATTCCTCAAGAGCCTTCGTATCAGTATTAAACTTTCCATCTTGGCAAAGCATATGAATAACCCAAGTGTCGCTTTGGACAGCGGTGGTATTGATAGCACCTAACTTATAGGCACCAGTCTTAGTTGCATACCAACCACGACTTTCTTCCTTAACCTTCTTCCATTTCTTATCAAAAATTGGCAAAAGAGGGTTGCCATCTGGCTTGCCTTCCATATTGTTAATGCTCAAGACAAAGCGTAGTCCAGCATTTTCTGGAGTGAGAATGCTTCCCTTGATAACTTTGACTCTGCCAGGTTGTTGAAACTTGTTAACTTTCTTTTCTTCAGCTTTAACCATTGTATATTCCTTTTAATTTGGCTCTACAACTAAATATATCATCATTTATCCAACTATTTCAGCCTCTAGTTCGTCTATTTTAGCATTCACATCATGCTCATCTAAAGCTAATCTGAAAGTTTGGAATCCAAATGGTTTAGATGCAATTAGATTTTCCTTTAAATCATCGACATATAAACAATTTTTAAATTCAGGATATTGTAATAGAAAGCTTTGATAAAAGATAAAGGATGGCTTACGAGCCCCGACAAAACAGCTGAAATGTTTGATAGCATTGTCAAAGAATCCGCCATGTGCCAATTTACTTTCAACCATAGTAGCATGTTCTACTCCTATGTTGGACAGCAAAGCAACTTGAAGCCCATGATTCTCTCTTAGATTGTTCAGCCTATTAATAACATGAAGATTAGTATTAACTGAATCATTCCAACCATCAACCAGCTTTTTGATTACTATAGGAGACTTGACATTAAATTTGTCTTTTAACTCATCTTCCATGTTAGTATAACCAAGATCATGTAGTTGTTGGAATCTTTTGAGAAAGCGATGTGCTTCTGGAATAGTTATGTTGAAAGTCTCAGATAGACTCTCTAAAAACGGCATAGGCTTCATATCACATAATACGTTACCGATATCTAATGCTATGTACTTCATAATTCGTCCAGTCTTTCGTGTAAGAATTGCACACGATCATTGTAATTACTAATAATCGGTCGATTGAGGTATTCCTCTATGTTCTCAGAAAATTCATAAATATTGGAACTTAGTTTTCGATGCTCCGAGAAAATACTATTGGTGATGCACTCTACGTCTTTGAAGTTGGGCATTACCACAGAGTATTTGTTATTGTAAAAGGCATCCGCTAAAAAACTAGTCTGCCCCTCACAAATGAAAAGGTTTGAATTTTTCAGATTACAAAAATATTCTTCCTGGTTCTCTATATCCTTCAGCGACAGATTTGTGTGCTGTTCTTCGTTGAATTCAGTGAAAGCCACCGAATCTGGATATCTGCGAAGAAGAGTGAAAATGTTTTTATTATTACGTAACATGCCTGCCACAAGATTATGGCGACATGGAACAGATTCTTTTGCTATCGAATGATATGGTCTAATCCACTCAAATCCCTCTTTTAAGGCAGGAGGCGTCACACAATCTCCTAGATGAGAATACACGAATTTGTAATTAGAATTATCTATGATATTAACTGTTCGCTGAGTGCGTAGAGGATTATTTTTCTCCAAGAGAAATGAATATCTTTTAAAGAGTCCAAGATTGTATTTCTCTTGATCAGTCACTGCAAAGTTAATGAGAGATGAACTACACTGCCATAGTGTAGTTTCTAGGACTCCAGCAATATAGGAAGTAAAATACTCCATATCACTAATGATTAGATCGGGAGCGTAGTACTTTACTTGTTCAAAATAGGTCTCAAAATTATCATTATCTAATGATACTAGATCTGGCTTGAACATATTCTGCAAGCAATCTAAAGTCCAGTCTATATTGACTTGGGGACTTGATTTCTTATATGCGGCTACCTTGACAGTATAAGGCTTGTCCTTAATGGCTGCTAAAAAACGAGACAGTTGAATTTTTGCATTCTCGTTATTACTTGCCGCATAAAGTATTTTCAACATATGCCCTACAAATTTTCATTTAATACCCAACTTCTTTTTTAAATCATTCATCTGGGCTTCAAATAATTCTTTTGTGGCAAGAACATCGCTTTCTGCTGAGTGAGCCTGTTTATTTTTGATTCCATATCTCTTAATTAAATTATTTAGGCTATAGCCCTCAGCCATAGTCCCTTGAACATAATCTAACATAAAAGCCAACATCATTGTGTCCATCATTCTTCTTCCAAAAGGATAAGAATCTTTCGAGTTACACTTATTCCAAAGCTGTTCAAATCTTTCGCGGTCGAAGGCGACGTTTTGTCCAACCAACACTCGTTGTTCGGCAGGCACGCCGTCTTCCATAATCCAATTTTCGATATCCACTATAACCACATTGGGGTCTAGATATCTTCCACGTCCATCCTTCGTTTCATGACGCAAATCTTCCATCTTGTGTCCATTGATTCTGAGAGATGCAACATCAATGGCATCTGGACTAAATGGCTTCAGGCACCAAGTCTTTTGGGCACCATCGCTCAACCTGAGTAAGGAAAGTTCGATCACGTCATGAATACGAGAGTCTAGACCAGTGGTTTCACAGTCTGCAACATAAAGTACAAAATCCATAGAATACTCCTGGCTATATTACCAGTTTAGTTTAATCATTGTAATGGAGCCGTCAAGCTCAATTTATTTCAATCTTTTTTTGATCTCGGTCTTAAGCGAATTAAATGATTTAATACCAGATTTATGCTGAGCAATTAAGAAATTTACCCCATCAATTCCCCTCAAAAAATCTTTTTCTTTATTGTTCAGCTTAGCGCCTTCAACCACAAAAACTACTTTATTATCTTCGAAGATTTTCCAGCGCTCACCTTTGTTAGGCATGCTGACATGCTTCACTCTGACTACGGGCAAAGAAACATCATCTTCTTCGTGGTAAAGATCATATTCGAATTTACCAAAACTATATTTGGAGTTCCGATCTTTTGGTTCTTCCGAAGTTGTAGAGGTGCTTGTTCCATCTGAATGTGTTTTATTAGCCATTAGTTTCTCATTTGCATACGTGGTCAGCGGCGATAATGCCCATGGTTCCAGCAGCTAATATACCATGGATTCCGGCACTTTCGCCAACTACAAACATACCATCAATTTCGGTTTCTAAATTGGTTCCAATATTGATTTGTGGAGCCATTGCTGTAATGGTTGGTACGTGGAAATAAGCCTTTGTAGATATTTCTGGCACTACAGCTGACAGCTCTGTGATTGCCGCCTTTAGCCACTCATACTCTGGTATCAGAATAGAGATTTTACTTTTGCCATTTAAGATATGAGACACTCTTTCTCTAATGATTCTATCATTGGCTAACACAAAAGTTAGTTTGCCAATTCTATCTGTTTGTTCAAAACCTTTTCCAGGATATGGGCGACTGCCAATTAGAGAAAAAGAAACTTTATCAGATTTCCAACGATTTTCATTAGAACGAAAGGCAGATATAGCTAAATCTATATGATCTTCCGGAATAACTGTACCAAACCAAGAGAATGGTCCAATTTCAATATCTCCTTTGGTAAGAGTGCAGTTTGATTTATTAAAATCTTTCATTATACTAGAGCTAACTTCTATACGAATTCCAAATTTAGCCACATCATTATTGTCAATGATGCCAAAATCGGAATACAACTCTTTAGCCCAGCGCCAGCCACTACGACCTACAGCTATGATTAATTTCTTGCATTTATATTCTTGATTTTCAGAAACAATGGTAAAATGACTTTTATTCTTGTAAATTTTCTTCACTTCATTGTCGAAACAATATGTAATATTTTTAGACTGTTCTATAGTCTCTGCCATATACTTAGACAAAGCATGAAT